GTACCCAACCTCGAAACAATGCAGACCTACCAAGTCAAGTTCAAGAGGTCGTAACCCCTTACCTATAAGATCATATAAACAGCCCCTCCCGAAAGGAGAACCGAGTTTGAAGAAGATCAAGAACAAAGTATCTAAAGAGGCACAGCTTCGAGCTATCAATAACAAGGTGCGAACCACCTTCTACAAGGTCATGGCTGAGGGCAAAGACTCTACAGCTTTCAACAACCTCGTGAACAAGTGGAGATGAACATGAAAGCCAAGTCAGAGATGAGAGTGGAGTGGCATAACCTCATGCAAGAGGGGAAGACGCCAGAAGAGATCGGTCAGCAGTACAACGAACATCCAGTCGTGGTTGTAAAGACTTTACGACAAGGAACACCTAAGATCAAAGGAACAAGCTATCAGCACCTCTTGCTCCCGATCCCTATTGAAGAGATCAAAGAAGCAGACGCTAATGGTCTGATCGAAGATCTTGCTCGAAAGTACGGTGTGTCGGGTCAAACCTTGAAGGTACGCTTAGAGAACCCTACTACACGCAAAACCTATAAGCGTAAGGTCGATAAGATCTCAGACGAGGACAAGATAGAGGCAGTCAACGCTTACTATCAATCGGGTCGTAAGCTCAACTGCACAACCCATACTCCTAACATACTCAAGCAAATCCTTGATGAGAAAGATATAAGAGAGAAGGTAGCTAACCCTATCAGTTCAAAGTATGTAGTTCGATTGATGGATGCCCTTCTTTCAATCAACCCCGAACATGAAAACTCAAGGGGGAAAATCCAAACGGCTTTGAGATATATCGTAAACTTAACAAGCAACAACCCTCTAGTATGGAAAGGTCAAGTCCTCGATCTTCTGTTAACAGGTGAGTTCAACGAGTCTACAGCGAGGGTCTTTAGCTGTGCTATTGATCGGGTTGCCATCTATATGAAAGATGAACCCGATGCTGACAGTTAAACAAAACGGAGTGAGGATTGCTAATCCAGACCTCACAACTTCGCAGACAGAAGAACTTAATAGGGAATCCATCTTCAAAATACTCGTAGTAGAATGTGGCTTCCAAGCCACTGATCGAAAAGAGGTGTGGACACATACAAAAGATGATAAGTTCAGCACCCAACTCTTTTCAGAGGATAATGTCATCTTTTTTGAGTACAAATATAAGTCAGATAGTTCAAGGTACAAAAGAAACATCACCAACCTTGAGTTTATCTCGTACTTCTTAGAGGAGTCCCGAAAGTTCTTCCAAAAGATGAAGCTCTCAGAGTAGATGTCTTAGCAGTTATAACCTCTGTAGGGCTGATCTGATTTCTTAAGATCAAAGACGGTCTTGATGTCTATACTCCCATCTTTCTGAGGAACAAACCCTACGAAGACACCCATATATTTATGGTTGATCTCCATCTCTCGATTAAGCCTTCTCATATCGTTCTTCATCTTTTCGATCTCATCGGGTTGCAGTGTGTTCTTCAACCAGTTCAAGTTATCTCTGATTAAATCATGCTCATCTTTATTTTTCATGGAGATTTCTTTTAGTCGGTCATAATCTCGCATACCTTCTACTACTCTTTTCTGCTGTGTATGCCAGTGCTTCACAACAGCTTCTACTTGTTCCACAGTCACTCCTCTCAGATCCATTCTAAACTGAGCGTGTTGAGAATAAGTGAGATGTGGAATGTTGACAGGTAGCTTTTTTTTCCCACCTTTTCCGTATGTAATCTCCTCGCCCTCTACTCTCTCCTTCAATCTGCGAGGGTAAGTCAGACCATACCAATCATCCCTATCTCTACTAGGAATGTCTTCTAACCCACTACGACCAGAAGCTCCGTATGTGACGAGGTCAAGATCCTCCAACACATCTTTGACATACCTAGTTTTGGGGATGTCAGCCCTATTGTTAACTGCTCTCTGAATAATGTAGCAGGGGTCTTTTGTACCAAGACCTGGTCTTAAGTCAGCAAGTCGCTCAAGGCGAGCAATTCTTAATCTTAGATAAGCGATCTTGTCATACATTGTTTATGCCTTTCATATAAATGATCTGTATTAAGAGAGACATAAAGAAAGTATTAAAAATGGATGTTCAAATATGTAGTGAATGCAACTGGCCTATGGAAGATAGCCACTATGCCCTCTGTTGGACTTGCTGGAGAGAATCCCAAGGATATAAGAGGATCAAGTCTGACGACCGATATGACGGGCTACAAAAAGTCATCCATCAGCTCTTACAAGAAACACCAGACACCCAACACTTAGATAATCAGATCAAGACCCTCCACGCTCAAGTTCATCAGCTTAAGATGGAGATTTCTAGCTTACGCTATCAAGCTCAAAACAAGCCCAGGTTAGATCAAGTTCTTGTTAAACGATTACTCATGTTCTGCCATCCAGATAGAAATCAAGGGAGAGAAGATGAGGCTGGTGAACTCACAAAAACATTGCTCGCATTAAGGGAGAAGAAAAAATGAAGCTACCTGTAGATGAAATCATCACCGAATACAACACTGGTATGTCTACCAAAGATCTAGCCTCAAGATATGGAGTTAGCACAACTACGATTCTTGACAGATTAAAGAAAGCTGGAGTTCAGTTAAGAGGCAAAAGAATTCTCCTGCCAATACAAGATGTGATTGCAGATTATCATTCTGGTTTAACTACTTATCAAGTAGCTAATAAATACAAGGTGTCAGCTACTACAGTTACTCGTCTACTCAGAGGTGCAGGAGTGGGAATAAGACCTTGTGGGAAAAGATTAAATCTACCCCTTGATCAAATAATTAAAGAATATGAGTCGGGACTGAATTTATATGACTTATCTGAAAAGTATGGTGTGTACCCATCCGCTTTACATAGGAGATTTAAGAAAGCAGGGTATTCTTTGAGGGATGCAGGTAGGGAGAAGTTAAACTTACCCCTTGATCAAATGATCAAAGAATATGAGTCGGGTTTATCCACCGTACAGTTAGCTGAAAAATATAAGGTCAGCTTCACCACGATTAACAGGAAACTTAAAAAAGCAGGGGTTCGACTAAGAGAATCTGGTAGGGAGAAGTTTAAATTACCTCTTGATCAAATGATTAAAGAATATGAGTCGGGTTTATCCACCGTACAGTTGGCTGAAAAATATAAGGTCAGTTATGCCACGATTGCTCGGAGACTTAAAAAAGCAGGGGTTCAACTAAGATCAACTCAATACGCAAGGTGTGAAAAATGAAGCTCTCGATTGAACTCGTACCACAATCATCATGGGGCAATAACCTACGCTCTGAAGCTAACCTCTCTAAACCCCAATGGGATAAGTTACGCAAAGCCTCTTACAAGCAAGCAGGGTACAAATGCGAAGTCTGTGGAGGCAAAGGGTCTAAGTGGCCTGTTGAGTGCCACGAGATATGGGATTATGACGATCAGACCAAGACCCAAACTCTCAAAGGTCTGATTTCTCTCTGCCCTACCTGCCACAAGGTCAAACACATCGGGCGAACCCTCTCAGTAGAGTCGCCCCAAGTTCAATCGCAGGTACTACACAAACTTGCCTCCGTCAATAGCCTCACACCTCAAGAGACTGAGGACTACATCGTTCAAGTCTTTGAGCAATGGAATGAGAGATCCAAACATAATTGGACGCTGGATCTCTCTTGGCTCGATGATAAACTTTAAAAAATCTTAACCTAGTATTTCTTCGATCTCTTTTGAAGAAAAAATAGGAGGTGAAGCTAAAGGGTTTTTACGCTCATGTGACCATACCGACCTTATGGTATCGAACAAACTTTGGCGGATGAAAAACATCTCGGAGTAGTTGTTTATTTCTACTATCCAGCCATGTCTTTCTTCCCCTTGCCAAATAACCTTTAAGAACCCCTCGTCTGTCTTTAATGCGTAGATTCCAGAATCAATAGGAACAAACCCCATCTCCAAACAAGCACCTCTAATCAAATCTCCAGCATCTTCATCGGGTAAGAGTTTGTGATACTCCCACTCAATCTTCCCATTCACTTTTCGTGTGTATCTTTTCATAATCAAGCACTCGCTCCAAAGATCATGACATTAAGAGATTGAAGTCTCCGTTCGATCCAAAGGAAAGCCCTCAATACAAAGCTCGGTTCGTCTAGGACGGTCATGGTGTTCATCATTGCGTTATAAGCCTTTCGATCAAACTCTAGGCTGTCATTGTTTGGGATTTTGATGTGGTGTGTACCATCTCGCTCGATTACGATGATGATTGAGTCTTGCAGTTCTCTTTTAGTTAGGCTCATGGGTAAGACCTTTCTCCTGTAGGGAGTTTGTTAGTTGCCCCCAAGTCATGGTTGATGTTAGGGGGAGAATGATTGTCATTTGGCTAAACTTTAAGTTGAGTATGTTTTGATCTAGTCTCAAGCTCTTAAGTGTCGGGGCTATTTCCCTTAATCCTCGCTCTAGTCGGCTTTCACTTAACAGCTTGAGAGGGGTTTCATTATGCGTCTTGGGGATCGACATAGATCGCCACCTCTCCCCAAATGCTCTTTAGTGGACAGTCGTGAGGCTTAGGGCAAGACTCGGCTAGACCACCAAAGTCATCCGTATGGTCGCAGTTCTTTGTACAGGATACGAGAGCTGTCACCATACGCTTACATCCGTCCTTGTGGTGCTGTGCTGAGTCAAAGTCTGCCACTGACTTGATAGCGTATGGAGCATAACGAGCATCTAACTCATTAAGAGCGTCAAGTCGGTCTTGATCCACATCGACAGGGATCATCACATAGTCCTCACGACCTTTTTGAGTCAAAACCACCATTCGTGCTTCCATGTCTCGATACACCTCATAGCTACCTGTAGCCCCATTCTTTAAGGTGATCTTCAAAGGATCGAAGGAAGCACTCTTGCGAAGATCTCTAAGATCATAGCTCGGTTGTTGATCTTCATCTTGAGTCTCATCATCGTCCTCTACAGGATCTTCTACATCGTCCTCTACATCGTCCTCTACCACAGGGGTAGGCTCTACCACCTCTTGAACCTCCACAGGCTCTACAGGGGCAACCTCGACCTCTACAGGGGCAACCTCAGCAACAGGCTCTGCAACAGGCTCTGCAACAGGCTCAAGTGTTGTTGTGCTGACCTGTACGCTTGAAGTGATGTACCCATCTTCAACCTCATCAAGAGGCTTTCGCCAATCTCGGCTACCACCAACATTCTCGACAAGCTCTTGAGTCTCGGTGTCGATATGGGCTTCGATTACAGCAGGGTTGCTCACACTCACCTCGACCATAGGAGCAACCTCAACGGTTTCCTCAACCTCAACGGTTTCCTCAACCTCGACCACAGGCTCTACAGGAGCGACCTCAACGGTTTCCTCAACCTCGACTACAGGCTCGGCTTCGACCACAGGAGCGACCTCAACAGGCTTGACCACAGGCTGACTATTTAGGAAAGGCACAAAGGCTGAGGGGATAGCTGTACCCTGTACAACATCGAACTTACCCTTACTCGGTTGAAAGAGTACACCTTGTTTCACGAGCTTAGGACACGCTCCATGTATAGCAGATCGGAGCTTGCTCCAAGTGTCCTTATTTGTTCCAAAGTCGTGTTCTGACGAACACCCCTCAAGAGCGACATACGCATCTCGAATTTCTTTCTTGTTCATCTCCCCATTCCCACCGAGGATGAAAGGGATGTTTTCTCTTACAGTCTTACTTAGATTTGGTTTTGCCATGATTGCTTTCCTTAGTGGTATGGTTGGCTGATGTAAACTTATAAATAAAGGGTTACAGCGAAGCACCCGATGAGGATTAGAGGGTAGGGTTGTCAACCCCATTTACGGTCGCAGAAGCAGGGAGCTTGTACTGTCTCCACTTGCGAGTGGTAAGATCCAACTCTTTGCTGATAGCGTTCTTGAGTTGGACATGAAGACCACTCTTGGTCTTTCTCGCATCACCGTTTGGGTCAGCCGAGATGATCTTCTCTCCGATGATGATACCACGCACATGGACATCACCTGTCCCATCATGGATGCTCACCCCACGCACCCCACAAGGGTGATCAGAGTAAGCCTCCAAGTGCTTGTTATCATCGTTAGTGCCTGTAGCTGACTGTCGAAGTGCTGTGAGCAGACCCTTCTTGCGAGGCTGATCCCCATCGAGAGCGAGGGTGAAGTCGAGGTCAGTAAAGACCAAGCCACGAGTCTCAAGAGCTGTCTTGAGCTTTGCTCGGTCAGCAGTTAAGACTTTAGTGAGGTCAAGACCTGCGATGGTCTTGTGGTCAGTACCCACAAGCATATCCACTTGTACTGTATGACGACCACGAACTGTACCACCGTCTTTCTTGAGGTCTGCCTTTCCACTCTTGGTTGTGGTGAAAGTGATGCTTGTGTTGTTGGTTGCTGTGATGTTCTGCATGATGGTTCTCCTTTCAAGAGATGTGATTTGCAGTTGATGTAAATGTTATATGATTGCTGGTTGATTGTTCCCCTAGCCTCTCACACTAGGTCTATAGATAAGGGGTTACGACCCCGACTCCCTTAGCCCTCGACTCGCTCAAGAAGCTCGGCAACAGCGTTCTCGATCAGATCTGCCTTGTTCTCTGCGTCATACGCATGGAGACAGTCGAGTTTGTTCTCTTTAGCAAGAGAGCTGTAGTACGCTCCTACTTGCTGTCGTACAGCCTTGACAGTAGGCTTACGCTCTGCCTCACCCATAAAGAGTGGGAAACCGAGCTTGCTTACTATCTGACTTACACCATGTGAGGCTTCTGCGTATGTTAGGGGGGAAAGTGCGTTCATGTTGTTCTCCATTGGGGAGTGGTTGGTGGGGTGAGTCATTCAGCCCCGATACTGTTCTATAGATAAGGGGTTACGAGTAGCTAAACCCCCGAAATCCCTCAACTCTTAAGAGGTTTGCTGTTTAGGCCACAGGCGAGTCGTAACCCCTTATCTATGTACTAGTATCGAGGGTGGTAGAGACCACCCACTAACTTTCTTTGACAACTAGATAAGGAGATGTATGAGACAAGACATACAATCTATCATCGAGTGGGCTATCGGGGGAAACCCAGATGGCTTCCGAGTAACATCAACCACTACAGGTCAAGTCTTTCAAGGCGATGATCTAGTACCAGCAGGTCGGTACTTCTACGAGTACAAATATGATCACTGGCAAGATGGAGACATGGACTTTCCCGAATGGCTAGAGGGAGACTTTCAGTTCAGCATTTCACCTCTTGGTGAGATCGTCAATCATGCTGATGAGATCATAGGCAAGATCGAAGAAGCTATGCTGATACAACTGAATCGGGAGCTTGAAGAACGCAATGAGAACACGAAGGGAGTAATCAACTTCGCTGACATCGTTAACAACATGAAGAACATGGAGAAAGGATAATAATGATCCGACCTACCCGAACTGACTACCTCGCATTTGCTAACGCAGATAGCGAGACACACCACATGAGACTAACTGATGTGATGTCTCAAGAGATGCTTACTGAGAGAGAGCTAGATAAGGTGCAACCTAACACGCTCTATCACATGAATGTAAACCGAAATGACCACATGAGATCATGGGGATACCTCATCCAAGTGAATGATGCAGGAGAGATCGAGAGTGCTTTAGACTCGTTCCTCGATAATGCTCTAAAGGAAGAAGCGTAACCCCTTATCTATGTACCCTATGTAATCGACAACCAACCAACTCTTAAAGGAGAAACAATGACAGTTCAAGATAAACTACTACAGCTCTCTCGTCAGATAGAATCACAGATGCAAGCGTATCGCAATCAACTCCAAGACCTCATGGATGAGGCTCATGAGAATGATGAGGAGATCAACATCTCAGAGCGTGGGATGTACATCAACATGGTGAGCGTAATGGAGGAGGTCGCACCCGAAGCTCCATGCTTCTATGATCTCATCAATACGACAGCCACAGTCGCTGAGAGTAATCGAAGCTCACTCGACTTTTTCTTCGATGAAACTAACTCTCAACTAACTGATGAGTTAGAAGCGTAAAGCGTAACCCCTTATCTATAACCTTACATGAGGGCAACCAAGCCCACCAACCAACCACTCTCAATGGAGAAAAAGAATGACTAACCACCCAAGAGTAAAACTAGGACGCATCAATGGAGACAACGCTTACAATGTCGTACTCGACATGACCATCCCTTATAAGGATGTGTTGCAAGAGCGTCTGACTCGCCTCCAAGCGTTCACCTCAAACAACAGTCTTGAGCAAGCAACTGCCCTCATCAATGAGGCAGGTGTTCAATGCACCTCAAGCGATGTCGATAAGGTAATCTTTGGTTCTAAGGGTCTTATCCCTAGCACCATCGCAAGCCTCGCAGGAAATAACACCAACCGACCTAAGAGCTACAGTGGGCGATTGACCCGCAGAGATGGAAGCCCTTTCTTCTTCTCTGAAGATGGTCGTCAGTATGTTCGAGGTGTCATCGTTGATGGACACTACCCACTCAAAGAGGCCAAGCATCTCTTTACGGAGATCCGAAACTGCATCGAGCAGAACCTTAATCTCCCTCGCTACATCCGACACGAGATCACAGAGTTCGATGAGACTGTTGATCGTGATGCGTTCAACAACCCTCGCTAAGAGAGAAACTTATGACTACCCTCGCCATGACTCGAACCGTCCACGCTAAAGAGTTTCAGCTCCACTCAATAACTGTCTCCTGTGGTGTCTCCCTAAAGACACGAGAAGGCACTCCCTACGAGCCTTATGTGAAAGTTGATGTGGAGGGTTCACCCAAGAGCCAAAGTGCGTTCCTAGAGGCATTAGAGACTCGCTTTGGACACTCGCAAGTATGGAAGGTCTAACATGACACTTAAACTCATCGCACTAATGATTATTATCACTATCTATCAGAACAACCAAAAGGGTTCAGCCTAAAGGAGAATAACAATGCTCTCAACAATACTAGACATCGCAGGTGTAGTAAGCATCTGCCTCATCGGACTCTTCATCGTCAGCTACTATCGTATGAAGAACCTGTAACCCCTTATTTATACACTCTTGTAAAGGAGAACAAAGATGAGAACAAACTTAAATCTCAAACTTGATAAACTCACAGGCACTCCCCTTAAGGCGATGCTGTGGCACTTGAATGAGGCTGTTAACGGCCCATACATCACAGCAAAGAATATGCGTGGGTGTACTGACCTCGCTATCAATGAAGCTCTCTCGCTACTCAAGAAAGAGAGTGAAGTGGTGTTCAACCAAACAGTAGACATGATGGGAGTATAAAATGAGTATCAAAAGACATCTCTCAGCGTTGTTCCACCGAGAGCGTTGCGACAGGAACACACTGATCCCTATGCTCGAAAAGTTGAATGAGCAAGAGGCACAAGCTCTATGGAGATTGCTCCAAGAGAAAGAAAGTGAAGCTAACCGAGCGAAAAATAAACTCAAACGAGGTTGGTAAAAATAATTTAAAAGTTTTGTCCGTTTTCGGGTGTTGAGATCGTTAAGTAAGTATCAACACCCACAAACACCACACCATGAAAGGTGAACACAATGGTTAATATCTTAAATCCTCAGTTCCTCAAGTGGAACACAGACAACTCCGAAGAACACTTCGACCACAAAGCAGACCCCACTAGTTGGGAGACAGGTGCAGAGACTTACCTTAACATCTTTAACCAAGAGATGTTCTCTATGTCCACTTACAGTCTCGTCAAGAAAGAGTATCAGTTAGATACCGAAGGTGTCCGTATCATCAAGAATGAGCAAAAGTCTCAAGAGATGCCTACCTACGATGGTGACGATAATGAGGTCATGGGTGAGCAACACGAAATCGAAATCGACTGGCTAATCACAAAGCCTAAAGGCCATGTGTTCATCACAGTTGAAGGTGACCGAGTAGGCATCGAATGGGCTGACAGAAAAATCACAGACCTGCATGGGAATGTGGCAAGGCTTTTAGGCTCTGATAACTCGTACCGAGTTGAAGAGATCCTAAGCCCCCAAGAAGAAGAAACACTCATCGAAATCAAAAGACTCGCTCGTCTACGAGATATGTCCAAAGGCGAGATGAGAGAGATGCTCAACCAAAGAATGTTAGGACTTTCAAGATGATGAGAGCTGACTTTAGACTCTTCACCCATGATAGTTGTGAGTGGGGTGACTGGGAAGATAACTATTACTTCGATGACCCCAATGAGCGAAATGGTGCGTGTGCTTACTTTGACGCTTGGGCTAACTGTGGTGCGATGAAGTTCCGAGTGTGGCACATCAAGAAAGACCTCAAGATCGAAATCAAAGGCGAAGGGTTCAACCTCATCGAAACAAAGTCTAAGTTCCATCAAGATCAGTTTGAGGACGGAAAGGACTGTAGCTCTTACTGCTCAACCTTTGCCTTTCAACTCACTAAGCCTCAAGGCAAGGTCGAGGTCGTCATACCCTCTGAGACAATCCACGAAGATGAGTGTGCTATCAAATGGGATAAACATCACATCTATGATCTCAGTGGTCGAAAAGCACACCTCGAAATAAAGGCCGAAGATCACTATGAGATCAAAGAGATCATCTCAACCAAACAAAAACAAAAGTATGCCCTTGATGATCGCTACCACAAACTCAAAGTTATCGCCCGCAAAATGAAAAGGTACGACCTCATCCATCAGTTAGACATGGCTTGGATCGGTGGCGACTTTAGAGTTGAGTAATCTAGTGTCCTTAATCCACACAACCGTCCACTAAAAGCGTGTCGGCACTAGCTGATACGCTTTTTCTTTACTAACTACCTTAGAAATCTGTTTCAACTTTTCGATCTCATTTTCAGTCTGGGTTTAATCTTAATAGTTGTTTTATCGTTTAGCTTGTAGAATGTACTAAGATACACAGACCCACACACATCTTGCGTGTGTTGTAGGTCTGACAACATTGTGATTGCGAAGCAAAAAACGATAGGATGATACAGATGCCTGTACCTGGAGTAGTGAGTGGAGCTATAATGGCTTCCTCTAGTAGTAAGACCCCACAAATGGCTCAGATAGCACAAGGTGTAGAGCTTGGTTTATATCAGTGGTTATTAGCGAGTACAGTACAAGGTTTAGCTCAAGGGTCAGTGGGTAGTGGTGTATGTACAGGTACGATGGTGGTATTGCCGAATGCACCTTTAATGGAGAGTGCATTTAAGAGTAATCTGTTAGTAGGTGTTTTTGCACCTGTCATGTGGTTCCCGATTATGCTGGGTATCAGTCAGCCATATAATTTTACAGGGGCAGTAGCAGGAGTGGGTGTTGGTTCGTTTATAGGAGGGATAGTGGGCGACCCTATTTTATTAACACAGTTATTGATGAGTAGTTTCACGAGTGTTGGTATTGTAGGAGTAGAAGTACCTCGTATATGTAGTGCTTTAGGGCAAGGTATCAGTTCACACTTTTTAACGACAGTAGCGAATGGTGTAGTAGCAGGAGTTCCTGTTCTCCCACTCTCACCTGCTGTACCTCCACCTCCATTTGTAGGAAAGTTTATATGAGTTCACGAAGTATTATATTAGATGTTCGTAGTGGAGAGCGTAATGCTTCATCTACTGGTTTATGTTTACGAGTAGTGGATGGGAGTGTTGTTCAAGTAGATGGTCGTTGGGAGCGTGTAGGTCGTGATCTATATGAGATAGGTAATACAGGTGTAGACTCTTATGCTTTGATTTCTAGTGGAGATGGAGAGATAGGTGTTGAGAGTGTGGATGTTAGTTTTGAGAAGTTATTTGAGACAGCGATTGATGGAGTCTATTATTACTTAACGAACAGTCGTGTATGGTTAAGTTCGGTGCTTGATGAGAATGGTGTTGCGTTAGATCATTTCTTTGGTGGTACGGTGGTTCATTCAGCTCGTGATAATTTGGATAGTGTGGAGGGTTCGGGAGTATGTGGTGGATTATTTTGGTGGACTCGTAATGATGCGAGTAGGGTTAGATTTGATTATGAGAACAGGGGTTGGTCATTATTAAGGGGAGGATCTGGTATTGTAGTTGGGGTGGTAGGTGGTGAGGATGACATCATAGCAGGATTGGAGGGAGAGTTAAGGATAGGAGGTGGTAATGTAGCTGATGCGTCAGTCACAGTATTTGAGATAAATGGAGATGATTTCCCTGTAGTAGCGGAGGGAGAAGAAGATGGTGCGTTTAGTAATGGAGCAGAGGGTGTGGTCTTAAATCCATCGGGCAAGGTTTTATTTAAGGATGGCAGTGATCATGTGGGTAAGGAGGTGTTGTATATATCTGGATCTCTTGGAGGATTTGAGTCGAATGTTGTAGGGGTGTCGGACTATTTATCGCCACAGCCGAGATTAAATGAGTACCCTTTATTGAGAGTCGCAGGATATGGCTACAGTGATGTGGTGTATGTAGCGACAGAGGGTGATTTAGTAGACGCAGAATATGGTGTGGTGAAGGTAGCGTTAGACAGTGGAAAGATTTTATCTAGCTCACCTGTGATTTATGATGGTTTGGTTTTATGTGATGCCCCTATTGGTGTGGGAGCAGGAGTAAATGGTTTAACATTAGTAGAGAAGATGGATATACCAGATGGTTCGGGATTAGAGCCTAGTGGAGTGGCGAGTTCATTTAGACCTAGTGGAGTGGGTTTGAAGTGGGATTACAGATATGAGCGAATGTATGTTCGTTTAGTGGAGTTAGGTCGCACATTACCTGTGGAGTTAGTAGAGAAGCTCCCTAAGAGGCTATCAGTCCATCGTGGTTATTTAGTACAAGGCACAACGAGTGTTGTATTGAGTCGTGCTTGGTCTAATCAGACGAAGAAGATTTTCGGTGGTCATGTAGCTTTAAGCAGAGGGGGATTAAGGCACATGAGCATTTTGGGTTTATCGGGCAAGAGTGGTTCATTTAAGGTGGACGGTGGAGTGGTATCGTTTACAGGGGAGAATGTGGTAGGTTCGGGAGTCTCAGTAGTAGACGGTTATTTGGTAGTGGACTCTGGATCTGTTGTAGATCATCCATCAACGACAGGAGAGTTTGAGTCATTAAGGTCTATTGGTCTTGTGCCGAGTTCGAGTTTGGAGACAGGGCTTGAGTTTGTTTTAACTCGTTCATCAGTCAAGGGTTATTATTCTTTTGATGAGGAGAAGGTAGCCGACATAAGTGGTAGCACAGCGTTTCAGTTTTTACAGTTTGAGCCACGCTTTGATTTCACAGGTTATGAAGCCGGCAAGTTTTTCAAGATAGGAGATAAGGTACTTGGGGAAACGGACATAGAGACATCATTTGGTGGCAACCCGAATGGGTTTCATTGGATTGTAGGTCGCACAGTAAGTTCTAAGGTGAACCAAGAGACATCACGCTTGGCATTGGGATCTGGATTAAGGGTAGGTACGACATCTATCACGATCACCCAAGAGCAGTTGAACGGTACTATCTCGACTCAGCCTTTAACAGAAGGGGTTGACTATGACTTGCCGAGTGATGGGTTAGAGGGTCAAGCTCGTTTAATCAATCGTTTAGGTTCAGAGGTCTTATCGGGGCAAAAGGTTGGGTCATTAACAGGGGTCGATTTAGACTTGGGGTTGGATCTCAGTTTGGTGAGACAGGGTGATTTCTTTTATGACGGATTAAACTATTTTAAGATTGAGTTGATCACAGGGAGTGTGCTTACGCTTAGTTCAGCGTTGGGTATTCAGCTTGGGAGATGGAAGATTTACAGAGGGTATAGAGAGGGGTTAGAGGAAACGGAGACACCAGATCCTACAAAGGTAGTGGGAGAGATTTTAGATGATCTACCTGTGTTGGAGCGTAAGGCAGTAGAGATATACAAGGTGTATGGAACGCTTGCTTTTGACAAGGTGTTGCCTAGCTCAACTTTGTTTATCCGTAAGGGAGATGACGCATATCCTTTAACTGTGTTAAGGGACGAGGTGTTATTATCTCCTTACGAGTTGAGTGGAGATCATTACACGAGTGGATCATATCGCATTAAGGTAGGAGAAATAGAATACGAAGTAGGTGTCGGTCATACCAAAGAAGGTGAGAATGTAGAGAAGGGTTTTACAGTCACAGATAACAGGGTTGTTTTTGAAAGCCCTATGGGAGTAGCGAACAGCAGTTGGGTAGATGGTGAGGTGGTCTTTGTAAGGAAGCCTCGTAGTGGCTTGGTAGATACAGCCGAGATGGATTTGAGTTTAACGCTCACGACCCCATTTGATCCCGATCCCTTTGATGATTTCTTAGAGCTGTTAGCGAACCCAAGATTTGAAGCAACTAGTGGTGCAATCAGCTTTGAAGATCCTTTAGAGGAGGGTGTTGGTGTAGAGGTATCTTACACACCGACAGATGATCCTAATGGTGTTCGTGTCATTGAAGCGATGGGCTTTGTAGTCATTCAAGAAGAAGCGACAAGGGTGGATGGTTTTCAGTTCACCTACAACCCTACAGGTAAAGAAGTAGAGTTATTAGCCACACCGACAGTGTTTGTAGGACCTGAACAAATTAACGCAAGTCTTTATAGTATCAGCCAAGACACAATACGCTTCTCTTTTGAGGTGGCGAGTACCACATCTGTGAAAGTGTCTTATACGACCTTAAAGTCTAACGGAGGAGATGGCACAGTTCGGACATCAAGTGGGATGGTGATTCCTAAGTACAAGATTGACAAAGGGGCAACATCTTTGTCAGTCCAAAGAGACTTTACGAGTATCTTAGGTGCAGGGGATTTGATTTATGTCGGGACACAGATTTTCAATGTTGTATCTGTGAGTGCGAGCAGTATTGATGTAAGTCCTCCTGCAAGGGTGAACATAGAGACAGAGATGATTGCTTATCTCAATGTGCCTTCATTCACCTATGGGGGAACGACTAGCTCGTATGCCTTTAGGACGGTAAATAATGCGAATGTAACATCCAAGCCTAAGAGTCCAGACATCTTGATACAGGGTGATTACAGAGACTTCATTAAGGCTAAGTCGATTGTGGTTTTACAAGGCACACCTTATCGGGTCGTAGTGGTAGGTCTTGATGATGTAACTGGTATGACCAAAGTCACAGTCGAGGGTTTCACATCGGGGCATGACTTCATCTCAACCAATGATTTCCATGTCTCGTTTAGACCTGTCTTGATTGAGGGAGACACAAGCCTTACCCTTACGACAGGTATTGTCGATACCGAGAGTTTTCAGATCATCAAATACAACCACACGCTTGGTCGAGGTAGGCTTTTAACTCTTAATGAGGACTACAATTTTAACTCCGAAGCAGGTTTAATCGACCTCAAGAATGGTCATGATGTAAGACCTCAAGTTAGTTATTATTTGCTACACACAGCGTTGAGTGCAGTAAAACCATTTACTCTCTTAGGAGGTCGAGTAAGTAAACCCACATACAAAGCGATCTTTAATCAATCAAAGACTCCCGAAGAATACGATGGATTAGGGTTGAATGTCAGTTGTGTTGTTTCCTCACCAGATACCTTCCAAGTAAGGGTTGCAGATGAGGATGCGTACTCATCAGAAATCGCCAATGAGCTTCAACAAAGTCTCAATCAAGATACAGGTTCGGGAGGGAAGTTAGTTGTCTCCTCACCTACATCACAAGGTAAGGCGATTGGGGTTTATGGCTTACTAGCGAATGATGTGGTCGCTCGCTCTAGGATCAATCTTTACAATGGGTATGTTCAACCTATTGATGACATCCTCTCTACAACCACAGGGAAAGTGGTTGGAGATGCCGATGGATCATTTAAGTTTAACTTATTAACAGCAGGTGATTGGATCTCACCAGGTATGGAAGATCATATCACGAGGGAGATTTACCCTCGTTATGTGAGCATGGAGTTTTTAACTCCCCTTAATCCTTCCAATCATTATCCGACACCAGAAGATACGATTAAGATCAATGGAGAGCCACCCGAAGCAAAGGTGTTGGCTTCAATCCTTGAACAACAGCGTCCACTCATTGAGAACGAGATGGATGATTATGTCCTCATTCGTCAAAAGGAAAAGACGGTCTTTGACTTTGATGCAGGCTTTCCTTATGTGCGTGTAGAGTACGATCCTGTTTATTCTCCTATGTGGAATAAACATAGATTCAGTAGACTCTTCCCTACTAGTACGAGAATGTACTCATATCGCAATCCTGGAGCGTTAGATAGCTCGACCAATGGTATCACAATAGCCAACGCTCAAAACAACGCTCTAGGGCAAATAGAGAACATTTCATCGCTACCTGTGGTGAGTCGTAGATCTGCTCGCTTTAGGGTGTACGATTTCTCACTGAATGGTTATCCCTCTGTTGCTGAGACAGCAGGTAAACCCACATTCATCTTATCTGCTGTTCCTCTCGATGAGTTTCCGATTGATCCCTCAACAGGATTACCAGATACGACTCAGTTTGTGAGTGAAGGGGGTGAGGTTGCTGATGCCCTTGTAGGGAATGTAGACCGAACCTTTAATGGTCTGCAAACCAACTCGAAGGTTAGGATCAGTCGTAATGGTGGAGAGTTCCATAATGTGTTGAACACAGCCGAGCAAGCGACCCTCCTTGAGTTAGGTTTATTCCCTCCCTTATCTCTACAATCCGAGCCAAGAAACGCTAAGGTAGAAGCTATCGTTAGTGGGTGCTATGTTGTCTTGAAGGGGAGTGTATTCACTCTCAAGATCAATGGCGAGTCGTTGGTTGAAAACCCACCGAAGCGTGGTGATACTCTTATTGAGTCTTTTGCTCGTGATCTTGATGATGATAGTTCACCGTCTACAGTCTTTAGGGTTGGATCTGACATCGGGCTAAAGTCATCTACAGGTGAGATTGTTGATATAAGCCTCCCTAGTATCAGTGAACCCAACTGGCCTGTCAAAGAAATCGTAGGTCAGAATGTTCCTGCGAGTGGGTTAGCTTTAGAGGGATCTGTTGAGTTCCTTTACACAGAGACAGTACCTTTTAGATACCCTGCCCTTGATGGCGAAGCTGTTGACGACACAGGTGATGAGTCCATCCCTTATAAGAGTCGGTTTAGTGAAAGGGATCTATTACCTCAGATCCCACCTGCTTTAGATGCACTACAGGTACAGACATCCAATGCCATATCGGGTGTTGATGAATATGCTTATCCCGATGAGGCTAGAGGTACAGCTAGTATTGGTTCTGATGTCATCACCACGAATGAAGATTTCTCTTTATTGAATGGCATTTGTGAGCAAGCACCTAGACAGGGCGACCTTTTGATCTTGAAGCCCGACTCAAGTGCTTCCACAGGTGTTCTTGAGATTGCCGAGATCAATGGGACAGAAATCTTACCTCCTGCACACACATCACCTGGTGAAGTGTCATGTACGATACAAAACTTACAGGCAGATTTTAGGCAGTTCCCTAATGGTATCTTCATTGAAGAAGATTGGCCCTTAAACGCACAAAATGGTCTGTATGACAGATCCGAGTTAAAGATTTACTTTTATCATGCCACGATACAGGAACTGTTTAACAATCCATCAACAGGTTTAGAGATCACTCTCCATGTCCATAACTTCGGTGGAAATTCCACAGCTCCTTATGAAAACGCTCATTCATTTATCTTTGAATATGATGGTGCGAGTTGGACGGTAAAACTAAAAAATGAGCTTACTAACGCAGTGACAACCGTACCCAATCTTTCAGTTTCTGCCACAATGCCTAGTGAACTAACCGTAGTTCAAGATCCAGTACCTAACCCATTCGACCCTGCTACAGAGACTTGGGCTGACCCTACTGATATGCAGTCATGGCTCTTTGATAGTTATTGGGATAGTGTAAATCACTTTTATAACCCTGTCTATATTCCAGGTAGTACGAGCTATATATTTACGCAAGAACAGAATGGGGTCATGCGACCTAGTAGCTATCGACTCTCTGTTAAGAGCAATGCTGTCATTTCTAATAATCGTATAGATGTTGTTTTCCCTACAAATAGAGTCCCCCATGCAGTCATAGAGATAGATCCAGACCCAACCATCGACTTGACTGGTGGTGCAGATACAGATCAAAAACTAATCATTGAGGGAACAACGCTTGCTATTAAAGAGGAAGGTGGAGTTAATACAGGCACAATCACTTCCGATGTGAATGACGGAACTTTTGATTTCTCGTCTGTTAACAGCACTACATTAAGACCAAAGCATCTTGAAGGGATCTCTCGAATCAATGACCCTATGTCCATCTTCATTGGCTCAGAAGTTGATGAAGACGACACGATCTTAAAAGGATCTGCTCGGTCTGGATTGATTGAGGTTGACAGCACAGACCCTGCTAATCCTGTAATCGTAGGGGATAGTGTCAAAGGCATACTTCGTAATGTGACCCCATTACATGGATCAACAGCCCAAGTCCTCGCAGGTGATCTTCTTTACATCGAGAACGGACATAATGCAGGTACGCATCGGGTCTTAGATGCTATCGACCCCGATATAAACACAGAAATCACAGAGACATTGGGGACAAGCCAAGTCCTTACAGTACAGTTCCCTAAAGTTGTAAGCCTAGACACAGCCACAGGTGTTTTAACTACGGATGTTGCTGACCTCACACAATACTTTAGCGACACAACCACTGGCTCTATCTACATCATATTAAATGATAACTACACTAATACTCCCACTCCAACATTAGACTCAACTTCAGCTCTCGTTAAAGACCCTGTGTTTGGAGTCTCTATCATTAAAGTCGATTACAACCTCATATCTGACTCTGATATGACTTTGGTTTTTCCATGTGAATATGCTGATGGAACAGCTATCGCTGACGCTACTGCTTTGAATACAATTTTAGGTGAGTATAGCCAAGTCATTGGAGGGGTGACTAAGATACCTTTCAACTTAGGGAATACAGGTTTGGCGAAAGATGGCTTATATTCTTCCTTTGGGGTAGACCTAACCTTACAGATGACCGTAGGTGGTGGTCGTACTGGTACGACAAATGCCTTTTCTGAAAGTGGGGTAGTAAGAGAGAATGGCCTAGTCACACACATAACACTAGATGTCAGCGATGCTAATCTCTACCCCGACATCGTAGATAGTGGGGGTCAAAACTACGGTAAACCTTTCTTATCCCCTAACGACACCATCACCTTAACAGTTAAGTTGGATGCAGGTATCTATCTTGATCCTACATTCCCTCGACTCTTGAGAGACTACACAGGGAATACTCCAGTTGAGTTTGCCGATGGGTCAAGCCAAGTCCGATCCCCGATTGAGTCCACCCTAACAAACCTACCTCAACCAGCTTGGGATTTCTACGAGGAGGTGAACTTCACTGTCCGTAGGCTTAGGCGATTTACAGATGTGTTCTCTAAACTCATCTATGCGTTCGAGGGTTTCCGATACCTTTATGAGCAACGAGTAGGTCGAGTAGATAGCGTAGTCTATGCTAACAGTGTAGCCACGCTTACACCTCGCACAGTTGATGGTGAAGGTGTCTTTGATGCTAGTGGTGGAACAGATACACAGGTGGGAGACTTTGCGAATGTGGTATCAGTAGGTGATCAAGTACAGTGCGTTAATGATTCTAACCAAGAGACACTTTATTTACGAGTGCTTGAGGTCGGGGCAACGCTTAAATGCTCAGTGATCAGAGGTGCTGTCTCGGCTGTTTCAAATAACGATGTCTTTAAGGTCATCACTCGTGTTCCTCTTATCCCCGAACTCCAAGCGTTCGATCAATTTATCGAACATGGTTTTACAGAGATTTATTCCACCGACCCTGTTGCTGGCATCTCTGTCATTGAAGAAGATAAACTCACCGACACCAACGCTAACTTCATTGCTCTAGGTGTTGCAGAGGGAGATTTCTTAGTGATCGACCCTCAAGGTGCTTTGGCAGGTTCTAATCCGACAGAGTACGGAGCATCACCACAAGGTGATAATGGAGATGGTACGCAGGGTCTACCTAATTCACTTGATGACAATCGAGGTGCTTATAAGGTCGTATCTGTTGATGACGCTAACACGCTTGAAGTAGAGTTTTATGCAGGAGATAGTGGCACATCTCGTTCGACTTATAAGCTCTTGCCTTCTGTTAATGGGGATGACGCTCAACCTTTGCGTGTCACATCTGACATTGTAGGTAGCTCTTATGCGACAACCAATGACTCAATCCATCCTTTCTCTTATCGTATCCTTAGACGCAGAACCACACTTGGGGAATCGTTAGCTGGATCGTTCTTATTCTTTAGGGAAAGGACGCTCTCATGGGTTGAGGTCATTCGTTCATTTAATCAGCTCCCTACTCAGCCTTACACTTGGTCGCAATATGAAGCAGAGGAATTGATTGATAATGTAGGCATTACAGACAATAGCCACCCCTCGAATGATCTTTTATTACAAAGTATCTTAGGGAATAAAGCGAGTAAGCCTTTTGAGAACAACGAGACTTGCCTATCTGTATATGATCGTAGGATGTTGATTGAAGATCCAAAGATGGCAGATGAGGGTTATGGTTTACCCGAAGATGGCATCCCGACTGTGCTTGAAAATGATATATCTTCTATGAACGCTAGGGATAGTAGGTACGCATGGATTTCTGTTCGTACTGATCAAGTAAATGGCACTCTGTCTAAACTTAGCAGAGTGGATCTTAGCAACCCCGATGATACAGCATTGGAGGACATCAAATGAGTAAGTGGAAAAAGACACCCGAAGAGCCAAACCTTAATGGCACTGAGGTAGGGAAGCTCCTAGAAAACTTAAGGACGCTTCAAGCACACTATGAGGGTAAACTACAAGAGGACTTAGGTAACTTAGCTGTCCTCGAACAAGCACTCGCTAAGTGGGAACTACAAAAGAAAAAGAGAAAGGTAGACCCCAATGGCTGAGAACGATCCAAACGGATGGGCTAAAGCACCAGGCTTTAATACATGGGGTCATGTGGGTGTTGCCAAAGATAACGCTTTTTATCAGCTCTTAGACGAAACCAAAGAGAAAACCGATGCTATTTTCGAGGTGGTAAACCTCACCTTTGATCTGGTCAACTCTGCATTGGACTTCATAGCTTCTTTACTGATCGACTTTACAAATCCCCTAAAGCCCATCATCGAAGAAATCATCGCTCTGTTGGAGTCCTTTATCTCTGATCTTCGCAATCTCGGTTGGTATGTTACATGGGATAAAAAAGAGTTCAAGAAGCCTGCTGAAAAGCTACTCGGTGGATACCCTGCATTTGAAAGCAGAATGATTAAGAAGCTGTTAGACCTCAAAGACCCTACTCGCCCTAACTTTTCCCCCGAAAGTAAAGTGTTTGCAATGACCTTCTTTGCAGGTGCTGATGCTTCTAAGTTAGGAGCGATCATCGCTTACATTAAGAAGCTACTTAAGCTCTTTCTGTCTTTTAAAGGAGACAGCGATAAAGCAGAAGCACCAATAAATGTGCAGGTCGGGTATTATAACGACCTTGTAGGAGACATTGAGATACCAAATTTGTATAAACCAGATGGGGTAAGGATTAAGTGGAACTTACCTGCCCCACCATCAACGAATAAGGTTTTTCCTAAAACCTTTATATTGCCCGACTACTTCTTGTTCTCTGTAGCGACTCGCATTACTAATGATAAAATAGCTACCAAACGCAGAGTTCCAAGATCACCTACTGAAACATTACAGATCTCTCTTTTTGGACCAGATAAATCAGAGGTTCAAGATTTAGTTGGTGGGATAACAGACCCTCGTCTATGGCCTCTCATTCAGACGGATGCAGAGTTCACTAAGCTCGATGAGGACACCTTTTTCTTACCTCTTAAGTTAGAAGATGGAATTGGTCATACAGGGTGTTTCATCCTAAAGGGGGAGGACACCCTGTATCTCAATAGGATTGAACATCCTATTGAGGGGAAGAAAATCTCTGATGTTTATCGGTGCTTCATCTATGGTGGGGGAGGAGGTGGATTAGTTGGAGACAACGATTTCTCCTTCGACATCCCCTTAGATAGTTTGAAGATAGACGGGAACTTAGAGTCGGAGTATTACATTACGATGTACTCACTCACAATCGACTCGGACGACTACGACTCCATAAGTAAGACAACAATAGAGCTACCTGGCTTACTACGGACAGGTAGCACACAGGATCAGTTAGTTGGAGGAGATTTTCTTGTACCCCAAAGGGTAGGTGCAGGCTCATACACACTTACAATGCCTAAAGGTAGTCTCTCTAAACCATCTGCCATCGTGACGGTCAAAAGTCCTTCCGACATACGAGAAAAGTACCTCAAAGCAGTCAAGTTCTATTGGCTCGCTCACTTGTTAGCTCAACCGTATATTGATTATAATAGGAAAAGGCTTGGATTTGATGATCCTGTGGGTAAAGAGCTAACCCTAATCTCCCTATTAGGTGATACCGCAAACAGCGATCTATATGACGAGCTACAAACTATTCAAGAGTTTGCGAAGGGGGCAATCGACTGGTTAAGAAAAATCATGCTCAAGTTTAAGTCTGAGATGCCTTCTGATGCGACCCTTAACTCCTTGAAAAGTACCCTAGATAAGATTAACGAGTTTCCTCTCGACCTAGATAAAATGGTGAAGGACACAGCTTACGGAGGAGAAGTAAGCATTTTCCCAACTGCCTCTCAATTTGAGGTGGCTGGCATAACTCGACAGATGCTAACCCCCATAGCATCTAATTATGACACTGACACTCTTACTGCGTTTAAAGATCAGATTACCCATGATGGTTGGCCAGAGTCTAAATCCCCTGTGATTGCAGACTTGGATGTGTTTATCGGACATCTGTTTTTGCACAAGGACTTTAAAGAAACATTTAGACTCGCACAAAGAGTGGTCACCTTAAGCCCTCCTGTCGCTAAAGAGACAGGAAACTGGCTAACCCAACGACCCTTTAGAGATGCTGATCTAAGTGCTTTGACCGAATTTATAGATACGGTTAAGAAATACATGGAAGGATTTCTAAAGGGTCTTGAAGGTATCGTATCTCAGATACTTAAGTTCATCCATATGTTGAAAACAAGGATCGCTCAAGTACAGGCGATTATAGCAAAGATAAAAGCCCTCATAGATTTAATACTGAGCTTCCGTTTCCCTGCTGGTCTATACGGTACATTTCATTTAGCTGATGGTACAGCAGGTCTTATCTCAGCTTTGCAACAGTCAGTAGATAAGCCAGACATAGGTTCGGGAGGTTATGGTACAGGAGCAATGGTCGTAGCAGGAGGTATACCCACTATCCTCATTGATTTCTTTATTGCCCTCATGGGTGGAGAGGGAGAAGACTAATGAGCTTTGGTTGGAACTGTATGTTTCGTAGAGGACAGTGGCTAGAGTTTAGACGCTTTGTCCTACTGCAAAGACAGAATGTTGGTTATCGTATCAACTACATCAATAAAGAGATCAATCGTATAGGAGAGATACGCATCACATATGAAAAAACAGGTGAGGGGGAAGAGCAAGTTTGCACTGAAAAAAGAATTGGACTTCAAGTCAATGTTAACTCGGCTATAGGCAAACTCCTAAAAGCATATATAGCTCAAGGGGGAAACCCCTTTGACATCTCCATGTTCTTGAGACCAGACTCTTATGATTGGGTTGAGCGTGAAGTTGAAGCAGGTGAAGGGCGATCTGTAGTAACAGACACACAAGGCAATGTTCAGAATGTTTACAAGAGTTATGATCAGCCATACGGTGGTGTCTTATACCCTATAACTTCCACAACAGAAGCGTCAGAACAGATAGACACATCGGGTTGGTTGCCTGTACTAAAGTATCCTAGTTGGAGGCTCGGTGGGGGCAATAAAAGTATCTATCCGAGAGCAGACGAAATAGGTGGTGTAATCTCCCATGCTCGTAAATGGGCAACACAAGAAATCGCACACTTGAGGAACAACCTTGAAGCGAGGATCATTAAGCTCTGTGATTTAAGAGAACAGTTGTTAATCGAGAGGGATGACATCTTATTTAATGCTCTCTCTGGAACAACAGCTAAACTCGCCCCTTATGATCCGAATAAGCAACTCGATGAGGTACACCTCTCACACATTGTAACCAACATTGACCTCAACTTCTTTGAAGCGATGGATCAAGAACAGCTCGCAGGTTCTAGCGAAACCGTATCAGGCCCTCCTGCTCCAAACACCGTAGATAGAGTGGCATCAAGTGTTCCCGACTTTAGTAAGCCTAGAGATCGTGGGCCAGAGCCTTATTATAAGTCGTTGCTTGATGATGTTGATACAGGTGAGGAGGATAACACAGCTCTATGATCTCTCTCGCCACAAATAAAATCGACTTCAAAAGAGGATGGTCTGATAAATCCCTACAAGCGTTTAAAGGAGGTAAAGATAACCTTTGCCTCATGTATTTCTCTGTGGGTTTAATCGAAAGTAGCTTCAGAAAATATGGTGAATACGCAGGGGTGGAGCGTTGGTATTTGGCAGATACCGAGATTTTCATCCTAGTTAATATGAACAATGCCACTTGGGGCTTCGACAACCAATGCTCTTACCCTATTAGAGAGTCCAAAGATTTCTTTGAGATCATTCGGAGAGTTTGGGCTGAGAGAACCAAACCTGTCTGATAGAGGCTAGTACAAGATCACCGTTTTGACGATACTTAGTCCGATGATCCCATTCTAGCTCTAGCGACTCATGACTTTCACTCTTACTAACGAATACAACTTTGCATTGGGTGTTATTAGTAAACTTTACATAGATTAAAATCCGACCTTTACACCCTTTCATAATGTATTCTTTAGATGAAGCACTTTGCTTTAAAGCAAACCCACAATCTGATAATATGCCTTTAAGGTAGTCCCACGAGTGTATATGAGGATCGGGTAGCTCACATTTACGCTGACCATTTATTATCTGTGTGAACATCGCTATGCCTAAAAGTCGGAGACAAGATATAAGAGAGTTCTTGATTGAACACTTTAATAATACAGACACACCACAAACTGTTGAATGTTGTTTGAACTCTTATATCACACACCGAGAATTAGGTGCAGATTATAAGCTCAAGACTAAGGAGGTCAAAACTTCAAAGAACACGAGTAAGAAATCTCGTGTTCGACTGCGAGATCAGATCTCCCAAGAGCTAGGTGTGGTGAAGCAGATGGGGTTGATTGGTCGAGCTAGGTATGGAGTCTATGTTAAAAAATCCAAGTTAAGGTAATCTCAGTGTATTATTCGCTTGCTGATCTCTTCATGGGTCATTCTCCATTCAAGGGTTAAATCATATAAGCATAGTATCCAATAAACTACAAAGGAGAGCTATCATGGCTAGAGGTCGAAATAAAACACCAGCAGAGAGAGCTTTAGAGGTCATCTGCACTATGGCAGGTGTCTCATTTAAAGAGTTTCAAGAGCAACTTGAGAAATCGCAAGGAGATAAAGCGAGTTCGAGAGCCTTTCCCGAATCATCATATAACATGGTCAAGACGAACTACTTCAAGAACTCGTCTATTGGACAACAGGAATGGAAAGACCTGTATCAACACATCACCAATCCTAAGAGCAACTTTGGAAACTAATGCGTAAGGACAAAAACAAGAAGAAGAATGGAGTGATGGGTCGGACTACTCAAACAGTTTTTTTCTTCATGGATCAAATCTTCCAAAAACATCGGGGGCAACAAGCCTATGGATGAGGAGTTTTTTGAAGAATATAAAGAGTGGTGCGAGGTCGGTTCACTACTCAAAGACATTGTTTTCTAATGTTGGAGATGATGCGAGAAGATATGCGAAAAGCTCTAAGAGAGTCGCTCGCCCGACTGGACAACGAAAGTACCAAATCTCTACAAGGGGGGTTGCATCAGCCCTTATGGAGCAGAGGTACTCAGATCTTTTGAAAGAAGAGAATACATAATTTTTCATCATTTACAGAGCGTTTTCATATAACCTAATTATCAACAACCACTCCTACAGGAGATGACAATATGAATAACTTTAAGCCTAAGCGTGGCTCATCCTTTTTCCTCAAGTCTATGCCTCGCAATCAGTATGCGTTCGGTATCTGTCTGTCCTCAAGGTCAGATGAAGATGATGAGTATAAGATCATCCGTACCGACTTTGCAGAGAACCCATCTGATGCTCTCAAACTCGCTCTTGTCCACACCGATATGTTCGACTTCCAAGACACTGATCTGTACAGCGTGGTCGAATGGGATAAGGACATCGTTAAGTCGCTTTCACGCAAGCAACTGTTCGGCAAGTCCATTGAGGTGAGACTGCTCGCACATCAAGGCAATCAGAACGCTCAAGACGATGATCCCTCACCCTTTGTTGAAGAGAGCTTAGACAATCTATTTCCAGATGATGTGTAAGGTGTAACCCCTTATCTATATCATGGTGTAGCGAGGCTAAGTCAGCCTCCATCCTTTCTCACTCTCAAAGGAGATACCATGAATATAAAACTAGTAGGATACAAGCGTGGCGATAAGAGCCACTACAATAAGACAGATGTGATCGTCCGAGATGGACAGGTCATCGGTGAGGTCGAGTTCGCCTATGGACGCTCCGACTCTTCAGACAGATGGAATGTGTGGGAGTATGTTATACGACTCCCTCTCGCAAACCTCTTTGTCCGAGTGAACACGAGTGGTCGTGCATCGTATACGGTTGAGAAGGGTCGAGCAATCGAGAACATCAAGCGTCTACTCAATGGAGTAGAACCGACTTGGAAAACACTAGCAAGTGCCTTTTCAGAGACTCAGCCTGTAGCCCCCGACTATGAAGCAAATGGGTCTTGTGTCGGGCTAACAGCTCGTGTCCGACAAGGCTTTGATAAACTAGAGGATCAAGGCGAGGATAAGGTCAAAACGCTCAAGTTCCCCCTCCATCAATCACTATCAACTCCAAGCACCCTACTTTAAGGGAGAAGGAGTACCATGTCAGATACTAGAGAAATGAACATCGACTTGGGGCTTGTCCGATTTAAGACTAAGTGAAACAGACAATTCATTTTCTGAGATCAAAGTGATTGTTGTCGGAGAGGTGCTTAAACGCACCCTTAAAGAGCTTTCTACTCCACCTTTAGGGAAACTACCCAACGGAGCAGAAAACAGACTCTTAACGATAACTATGGCTTCTTCTAGTGTTCTCATCGGCACACCTCCTTCATATAAGGTGCGACAATAGATAATCTAGGAAGCGTAACCCTTAGATTATATACTCTTGTAGGAGAACCATCATGCAAACATTCGTACCTAGTGATGACCTTGAGATTATCTCTTGGTCTTTAGACCGACAACGACTTGGTAAGCAAAGAGTCGAGTCCTATCAGATACTCAACACGCTTGGTCATATAGAGCGTAATGACCTTTACATGGTAGATAAGCGTGGAGTGAAGCGTAAGCGAGGTTGGACTAACCACCCTGCTATCCTTATGTGGAAAGGACATGAATGGTTCTTGTGTCTTTACTCGGAAGCAATCTGTAAAGAATGGATTGAGCGTGGATATAAAGACACCCTGCTTGAACGCTTTGAGCTGTGGAGAGATCAACACCCTAATGCGTCCAAGAAAGCACCTGTATGGTGGGGGAACGAGTTAGTCCATATGTCTCATCGGTCTAAGCTATTAGAGAAAGACTACGACCATTATAAAGACTATTTCCCATTTGATGAAGCAGGTATGGATTATTACTGGCCTCAAGGAGTAATCGCTAAGTTCTGACCTCTAGGTGGACAGAAACTCAAGAAAGGTATACCTAAGATCGGGTGTATGTCCGAACCACACACGATAGGACCTACAGACGCACCAGGTGAGCCAATCACAACAGAAGCACCACTGATAGACACATTAGCATTGCCTCTTAATGCAACCACATTCGCAGTCATCGCAATGACTGTACCTGCTGTGGCTATAACAGCTCCAGCAGGAGCAAGAAACTTAGTACCTGTGGGATCGGTCATATTAACAGTCGTACCCACAATTGTTTGATCAGAACCTGCTACAATAGTTTTAGTCTCTGTGCCAACAGCGAGTGTCCTAGTGTTCGTAGCTGGTCCAATAAAGATTTCTGACTTACCACCAAACGCATTGGTGTATGAGTCAGAGGGTAAACCTGCACCTCCTGTCACTGGAGACTCGGTTACTGTGACTTTACGAGCTGGTCCTGCAAGGGGATTAAACCCTGCTGGTCCTCCACATACTTGCTCAAACTGACCCATTGAGGATTGCTTAATGGTATCGGCTGTCTGTGATAACCCTGCCCCTGTATTGAACTCCATTTGGTCGGAAGAGGCTAACCTCAACTGACCTACTTGAGAGAAGTCAACGACAGGAGCTTTGAACGCTATTGCTGTGTCCGACTGTATGCTAATACGCTTAGTGCCTTTGATGATGACGGACACCGAGTTATCTGAACCCTCTAATGGCTCTCCCTCTACACTACCCGAACCATTGATCTCAACAGACCCTAAAGAGTTAATGTTCGTCTTTGTTAGACTAGAGAAAGTTGACTTATCACTCTGTACAGACAGCTCGTTATTTACATTTAAGAACGCTCCTCCTTCGACTGTAGCTTCAAGAGCATCTTCTGATGGACTAGAAATCTTAGCCTTGAGCTTCCCACCCTTCGTGAATGACACAAAAGATTCGTCTATGTTAGGAACAACAGGTGTAATCCTCAAAAGAGTAGCGGCATGGTCGGCAAAAGGGGTTGCTTCGTTCGCCACCCCAAGAGTTGTTAAACTAGGGACGACAGGTAGTCCATATTCTTCTTTGCCTTTAGATGAAAACGCATCATTACCTACAGGTGTCCCTAACACCCATTCGATGAATGGAGGTGTCCTGTTCTCGTTAGGTTTATTGCTCGCCCTGTCCGAGTCAAACCCATCTGTTTGTTCGGTCACAGGAAGGATGCCATCAGTTAGATGGTTCATCTCAATGCGATACTCGGTAAAGGCTTGACCATTATCAAACGCATTTTTACCAAACTCTTTACCCACTCTTAGTATCGACTTACCTCCATAAATGATGTCGCTCTCTTCGTTCAGTTCTTCATAATCATCATCCACAAACCCTGCGTTATATAAGAAAACATAAGGGTCTAAATGAGTAGGGAAGCTCCCCTTGTAGTTGGTACGCTCTCCCTCAATGTTTACACCGACTCCCTCAAAGTCATCTCTTTGAAAAACTGGATGAGGCTGTAGCTCCCCTTGCTCTAAAGGATTTTGAAAACCCTCTCCCCCACTGAATGGGTTATAAGGATTACCCTCAGAGTCTATCTGTATGTTGGCATCCCACTTAATCCCATCAGAGAACATCTCTCTAGGTAGAGTTCTAGCATCTCTTTGAACCATACCTGCATAGACTCTAGCTCCCGACATCGCATGGAACTGCTGTAAAGACCTCATTACAATCGCTTGGTCTTGATCTCTTATGATGATCTCATTCGCTCTCCGATTGCTCAATAAGACGCTCTCATCAAGAACCATATCAGATCCTTGAGATGAACTAGCACCTATATTACCAGGAGAGAAGTGCCTCATCTTATGTCGGACACGCTGATGGAAGTTTTGGACAATCTGTCTCTTTACATTGTCCTCCATTATATTCTCATCGGGGTCGAAACCTTGAGTCATGTGCCAATCATGTTTGATCCAAGGTGTTGAAGGCCACCACGCTAAGATCGCAGGAGTCTTACCCGATGTACCTGCTCTTGTGTCATTTGCAAACCAACCAACAACACACCTATCCCCAATCTCTGGTATACCTCCCATGAAGTGCCGATTACCCATACAGGGCATCAGTAGCTCAACCCCTGTTAATGCCCTCGTGTCTGCACCACTACCATGAAGCATTTCTAAAGTACACCTCATCTCCTCCCAATGGATCTCAACGATCTGAGCAAGACACATAGAAAGAGCTGACCAGCCTCTACTAGAGTCAGCGTTCATGCTGTCTATTGCGTTTTGTTCCCTCATTAAGTTTACATCACTCATTGTCATCTCCTCCTACTCGTTGAGCAGCCGCTTTGATGGCTTTTGCTTGATCGCTTAACTGATCAGCACCTGCTCTTGTACTTGAAACTGCCCCTGCAAATGGGTTTGAAAGCTCAAGATCGTTGTTCTCATCTATGTTGGTAAACGAGTTCAACAAGCGATTGTTGCCACGATTATTAAAGTCAAAGCTCGAACCAAAATCATTTGATGTGGCGAAGCTACCTCTCTTTTCGGGTGGTACTCGCTCTATATTTTCACCTCGCAGAGCTGTCTGACGCTCTCTCCATTCAACTGATTTCTTTTCGGTCATGTTTCTAATACCTCTAACTGCTGGATTCTCAATCTCTAAGAAGTTGTCTAAGTCTAATGACCCCTCCAATAAGATTGCGTCTGTACTGTGTATTCTACATTCACAAACCTCATTCCCATCTTCACTAGGGTAAATCTCTGAAAGAGCCGAAGGGATGTTCGAGATCACCTGCTCATCACTACGAGTCATAAGCCTATTCGCTAACAAACTCGCTTCATGCTCGATCTTATTTTCATCAGTGTCTCGTACTTCAGCGTCCAACCCTAAGCCAACTTTAAGACGATCTCGATCCTCTGCTGATAACGACATCACTCTTTCAATATACATTTGCTTCAAGCTCGCTCGAAAATCTGTTTGATTACTCGCTTCATCTAACTGATCCATCACCCTTCTAAGTTCATCTGGTGTAAAGATCTGAGAAGGGTCTTGCCTTAAAAGAGCATCAAACAATGTACCCCTAGCAGGTTTTAATCCACGACCATATTGATACGCTCCAAATACCTCATATCCCTTAGCGTCAGAGATAGGGAAGATTGGAGTGATGGTCTGAGCATTCTTTTCTATTGTCAAAGTTTGTCGAGGTATCTCTATGGTCGGGGTGAATGGTATCCCCATCAATAATCCTCCTAGTTGGTTCACATATGCCCTCACTTCATTTACAAAACCTTCTTGAGTCGCTATAGAATCAGAAGATTGATCTGCAATTAGCCTCTGCCATATCTCAACATTGTACGCTTCCTCATATGTCTCTTTAGATTTCTTCCAAAGAGTATATAAAAATACTGAAGCTATATGACTCGCTAGTGTAGTTTTGTTTGTAATGACCCTATTTGCACGACTCCCACTATCGGGGCTGTATTTAATAGGACTTTCATTAGCCTCAAAATTCGTGGTAATAGAAGCATCCACCGAATACCCAGAACTGAAATACGCTTCGGCTTCATTGCTATCCCAAGTTGAAGGAGGGTAGTCTTGTTTAACGGTAGGAATAATCAACTTTGTAACTGCATCTGTTGCCTCGTTATTAAAGTACCTAAACAACTCACCAAGTTTAGTGGTTTTTGTAATCCCCCTCCGACCTTTTAACTCAGTCCTTACTGACCTATACGCAACCTCCCAAAACTCTACTCCTGGTTTCTGATTCTGTTGATACCAAACTTGCGACACTTGAACTTTAGGACCGTCTGCACTGCCTACCAAGTAATCACCACTGACTTGAAAAGATAAAGAGGTAATGTCTTTAGTAGGTACATACTCCAAACCATTTGAATACATGGTCTTTGTCATAAGTCCACGAACGATCTGTTGCCGAGAATCTGCGTCATTACCAAAAATGACCGTATCGCCATCACCATCGGGTTTAGCTTTAACTACATTATCCCTAACTGTATCGGGTACATTGTCGTTAAAAATAAGTTCGGGTGCTTTGCCTTTAACACTTCCCACATTCCTAAGATTATATTCAGTTAAATCTGGACCTTGATGTTCGGGGCTAGGGTGTGATGATGAATAGTATCTAAAGTACCCCTGTGCTTTAGGGACAAAGCTCGATTTCTTGTCCGACAAAGCAGACATCAAGTTTTGTAATGGTGAGTTGTTAGGGTTGCGACCTAGTGGTGATTGAATAAGATAAATGAGATCAAGGATCGTAGCTGTCTGAGATGACCCTGTTGGGTTGGGGTTTTCCTCTGTACCTGTTGCACCATATACACCTGCTGTACCGACAGCTCTTTGAATGTTCCCTTGTAATGCTTCTAACCTATCAGCTTCATCCTCCCTTGCTTTCTGAACTCTAGCTGACCTCCCACCTTTACCTATCCTCTTTGCCGCTTTCTGTGCCGCCACACGAGAGTCCTCTGAAATCGTCCTTAACTGTTCTGTACCTGCAATGTCAGTCCCATCCAAAGGAAGTATCACTTCTCTTGGTGATCCACCATCTGCCGATGGAACTAAAAGTTTCCAAGGACCTCTACGGATAGCATCGGGTTCACTTCCTGCATCTACTCTAAGGACACCCAATCGTATACCCTCGTTAATAATCATGTTCCTATATCGCTCACGCTCCTTTGTACCCTTACCCCCTATGTTTTGATAGTCTGGTGTGAAGAACAACATACTCGGACTTGCGTTTTGATGATCAAATGCCATCACCACATTAGGAAATCCTGTAATCTTTTTGTACGCAACATCTGTGTCTTGTGATTGAGCGTTGATTTGCCTACTGCCTTCATCGGTACGGTCATACCTCTTGTAGATATACCTTTCGGGCAACTCAGTACGACCTAAGTCTACAGCTTTCGCAGGATCATCTCTAAACTTAACAGATGAGTCTCCTGGTGGAATAAACTTTTTACGCTGACAGGTTAAAGTAAGTGATGTCGTGCAAGATCCACCATAGGTGAACGAATGTTGAACTGACTCTATATAATAATAACAGTCGTTCTCCTCAATGTAGACAGGGTAGCCAGCTTTGATTTCGGGTCTAAGAGGGATGGTCACACTACATCCCTCTGTCGTCTTATTTTGTTTGTCTAGCTCTACAGCCGCCGCATAGTATGCTTGCCTTCCCGAAGTGTAAAAAGACGAGTCGAAATCTTGACTCTTCCATCCATACTTAGCGACCAAAGCATAATCTACATAGACACCTTTCACACCCCACTCCCCTGTAGGAGCGGCTTTAAAGTTCCTAAAGTGATCTCCCTTCATGGTGATATAAGTCGCTTCGGGTTCAGCATGGGTAAAGCTGATGTCGATACAATCTTCTCTAAAAATGTTATAGACCCGATCTGCCGAAGTATCCATGTTATACATAGGAGGTTTGAATACTAAGTCTCCATCCATGTCTTGATAGAACTCATAACCAGTCGCTTCACATACACGATCTGCGATAGACTTTTTTGTCTCCATTTGAGACTCAAAAAACTCAATCTGACCAAACGCACTTATATCTGGTACGAAAGGCTTAAGTTGAAAAACGCTCAAGGGAGTCTTATCTTCGGGTGTTACTTTACCTAAAAACCTAGCGTCCATCGTCCTTTGAACACGACCATTAGTTGCGTTGTTATGTTCAAAAGCGACCATGCCTGCTTTGACCATACGAGAAAAAGAAATCCCTTCCGATTTACTTTTAGCGTAAGGTTTATTCTGTCTTGTAATCACCTTCCTAAACTCGGCTTTCTTTTCGCCTTTAGTGATCTCTTTATTTGCTACAATCTGTGTCTCTATCGCTGAGTACATACGACCCGATGCTCCATACATCCGTAAGCCATACATACCATTCTTAAAGCGTTGCTCTAAGTACCTAATCATCAAAGAATAAAGCTGTGGGCCTGTGCTTGATCGAGCTTTAACATTGGACTGTTTTGATAAAGCAAACCCTGTTCCCTCTGCACTACCACCTGCATCTAAGAACAGATCATAGATGACTTGGTGTGGAGTCATGCCTGTATATACATGACCCCTAGTATTAACTGAACCACGAGACATCGTAGGGTCAGCGGCAAAGTACCCTTGCTGTGTATTGATCTGTTGGTTATCCCAAAAAGAGAGCATATTTCTCGTGGAGATAGACACATCATACGCACCGTCTGTTAGACTAACATCAACACTCTGTATGACACCATGAAAGACAGGATAATAAGGTCGGATCTCAGCATCTGGAGCAGATAAAGTTTCAGCACCACCGTCTAGGTCGATGTTATCTGCTTTTAAAGCAAGCTCTGCAACTTGGAAGAAACCCCTATAATAAACGAAAACCTCAATACCCGATACGAGGATAAACTTACCGTCTTTATATACAGAGTCTCCATAACCCCAGGGGATCTTTAAACTTATATCGCAACCATTTGAACCATCTAAGCCACCACTTGCACTGACGGTAGTGATGAACCTAGAGAAATCAATCTTGTTCCTGCAAGTAGGACAACCTGGTAGCGTAGTCTCGCCATTAAAAGTAACGATGGCATCGGGAGTCCAAGAGCGAGTCTTTCTGTATTTATTTACAAAGTCCTCTGACCAGTTTCCTGCGTATGGTCTATTACTAACTTTCATGTTAACCTCCTATATTGCCAATAAAAGGATCAAGTATATCACTCGCTACATCACCGAGATCACTACCTATCTGATTTATATTACCTACTTGATCGGCACTCGCTGAAGGTGGCTTCATAGGGAATAACTGAGACTTATATTCAAAGCCCTCTTGTGTGTGCTTGAACACTGTAAAACTCAAACTAAACTCTATGCCCCCATGTGGTTGATCTTCACTTAAAGAATACTCCATGCTTTTAAGACGACCTTCCCAAGTCTGACCATCATAGTGAATACATTGTGTACCCACAGCATGATAAGCTCTCGACCTACCAAGAAGATCAACGATAGTGGCACTGTTCCTATATAAAGCGAGAATGGATGTTAGATTTCGGAACGCTAAACTATCTCTGCGACTCACATATTGTAAGCCAGATATGCCTTGTATGTTTCCGTTAAAGTCGGGAGTCTCCACTTTATCCCTACCTGCTATGAACGCACCTATCGTACAGTTGATTGTGATCTCTGTTTGTTCCTCCCCCCAACGATGAAAGATAAAACCATAACGAGTCACATCAGCATAACTCTGCCTATCTGTATAGTTAAAAGCAATAGAGTTGGGATTGATAGCAAAGACAATAGGGGGCAACTCTAACATTCTTCGATGCTGTGCCATGATTGAACGGATCTGATCTCGATCTGTGACACCTGCATCTTGCCTCAGCTCGTTGTTCTCATCTCTCCTCGCCCCACCTATCGGTCTTAAAGCGTAAGTGGGCAAGTTGGGCTTGAACATCGCCACTTCTTTATTCTGCATTGAAGAAATCCTGCCCCTAGATCTCATCACTCCACTGAAAGGTGTCTGTGATCTACCCTTTATGTACTCACCGATATAAGGGGGCTTGATCCTTAACACGAAGGGAGACATTGACCTCAGATGTTCTAAGCGTCCATGATCTAAAGGGATCGTTCCTGGATTATCTTCGGGGAATAATATAAACTCTTCTGTGGTCGGTAAGTCTACAAAGGGCTTTGTATCTACTGTCGCTTTAGCCATGACTAAAACCTTTCTGATGGCATTTGAGTTCTTACTCCATGATACTCCCTCTCTATTTGCATAGCCAAGCTCACATTGAAGCTGTAAGGAGTGTTTGCGTCATCGGTTACACTGAACGACTGAAACCACCCAAACCACACCCCTCCATCAAAGATCATCTTGATCTTCCCTTGTACGATGACCCGACCTGTCTGATCATAGATAGACCCATTGTTATGAAAGAGAGCGAGAAGGTCGAGATACTTGTCATAAGTGATTGTGTCTCGTCTGGTTCCACCTATACTTGCTCCGATTGTGGTTGGTTGATCTTTCGGCCCTCGCCCAATAACTCTAACCACAGCATTACTAGATCTATTTTGTTGTGGAGGAGGTGATGATGATGGTGGTGGTTTGAAACGAGATGATTTTCTTTCATTTGGAATAGCCACAGGACCAGTTACTGCACTTAAACCTGTATATGGTCGAATGAAAGCACCACTAGATGCTTCAAGTGAGATGGTCGTAGGGTTATCTCCCCAATAGTATTCAACCCAACCACTCAGCGTAGGAGAAATCTCATGCTTCTTCTCGTATGAGAATGAGATGTTCTTTGGGTTTGCGTGTAAGGTCATCTTTACATCATCGGGTAGTAAAGAGGTTACTCCATCGGGTGCGACTATATCGAATACAAAAGGTCTGATACCGAGATTGGAGTCGGCTATATCTTTATGTGGGATTGGTGATTTAATCATCTCGATGTTCCTGTAAGTTTCTCTTGTGATCGTTTTATTTCTTGTACGACTTGACGACCTGTATCTACAGGGTTCTTAGATCCATCAACATTGACTGTGATGTTAAAGTTTCCACTAGGGCTAGTACTTTGACCTCCACCTAAACCTGTTAGACCTCGAATCGCTGTGTTTACATATTCTGCAACAGGACCTCCTGGCTTGGTCATCGCCAATCCACCTCCACCTAAAGGGGTAGGGAAATCTTGAGGGTCAATGCTCCAAAGATTACCCTTCCCATCAATCCAAAAGTCTTCCTGTTCACCTACTGGTTTAGCAGGTGTAGCACTCGCAGGTGTAGGTACTTCTGAATGACCCATTAGTCTTCTAACAGTTTCATTACCTTGTATACTCAATGCCTTTAACTTACCTTTTTGAGCCTCACTTGCATTAGCATACTGTTTAGCGATCCGATCTGGATTTGCATTGGCACTTAGACCCAATGCTTTCGCTACTGCTTTTAGCTCATCTTCTTTAGTTTCTTTTGCCGCTCTGAGAATAGCCTTTGTCTGTATCTCTATTTGTAGCTTCTCTGTGGCTTTCACAGCGTCTTGGGCTTCCTTATCTCTCTGCGACTTGGGCAGAGGTGCGTTCAGCTCTTTTATTGTTTCTGTTGTAAGTCTACCCTCCTGTGTATCGTATATTCTTGCTGTTTCCCTCCCACTCTCTCTGTTATACGCTCTTGACAATTTAGCTACAGCATTATTATTTTTTAATAGCCTTTGTTCAACTCTACCCTCACCAGAAAATCTACCCCCCGTCTCAGTCTGAGTCCGCTTAACTGAAAGGTCGTTTTTTGCCAGAAACTCAACAATCTTTGAGTCTACATGGATGTCGTTGGTTTTTGCTAGGTAATCAAGAAGAGCCTTTGTGGTTGTATCACCTATTATATCTGCAATAGGGGCATAAAAGAGTTTCTGCTTTTCTTGAAGATCTCCTAATGCTCCCGTTTCTGTGCCTGTCCTTTTCCTTGTCTCTAATGATGCCTTACCACTCTTATCTAGCATCTCTTCTGTAGTATAACTTTTACCTAAACCCTTGTCGTAAGTTGTAGTTTGTAATGTTCTTAACTGTTCTCTTGATCTACTCTCTCTTGCCTTCAACTCCACCAGATCTTTTTCTTTCTCAGCTAGTGCTTTTTTGTCCTTCTCATATTTTTCCTTCTCCTTAGCTTTCATCCCCTTTGTTTTAAAAGACAAATCGTGGAGTCTTTCTTTTTCAGCTTTTATAGAAGCGTCCTGTTCTTTTCTTTGTCCTGAAAGAGCTTTCAGCCTTTCGCCTACAATCCTCACAGCTTCTTTCTTGTTCTTTTTTTCAGTTTTATCTTCGCCCTTACTTGTGAAGAAGGTCACCATACTATATATCCCACCCGAAATGTCATTCAAGATCCCTGCAATCGTGTTATTCAAGACATTGAATACAGAGGTAGTCGCATTCACTCCCTCAGATAAATACTGCTCTTGGGTTTTAGCCGCTTCTTCTGTATCGGGGGGTTCAAACTTAGCCGAGTCTTGTGTTTGCAAGTAATCAGAGAAGTTCTCAATAGCCGTCTTAGTTTCTAAGGAAATAATTTTACCGTCTTTTGCTTCCAACCCTTGTTTCGCTAAGAAGTCTTTTTCTTCTTTATTGAGTTCTCTGTTCTCCTTTTTAGCGTCCTTTGCGATTCTTTGGGCTTCCCTCATATCACCCTTCATTGTTGTTTGGAGCTGACCGAACAATTCTATTTGCTCTTTAGTCACATCAAACTTAGTTAACATTTCTTTTGTAATCACGCCTGCGTCATTTATATTCTTGTCTCCAACCCTCGCCTCGATCAGAGCAAACTTAGTCTTTAAGTTACCCGATGCCCCCATCTCTTCTTGAGCACCTTGCACCTCTGCCCCTGTTGCTTTGTCCTTTGTTCCTCTAGCAAGCCTTATGAACTTATATAGTTGGTCGGTGAACTCATCAGTATTAATACCTGCATCAGCACCCTCCTTTTTCATCCTCGTAAATAAGTCCTGTCTTCCCTTCTCGTCCATTTTTGCTAAATTTTGGATCAACTGTTCTTGAGAAGAAGATTTAGTCGCCGCCATCAGTTTTGCATTCATCCCCCCTTCTCCGTCTTCCCCACCAAAAGACTCTTTAAAGGATTTCCCAAACTTAATCGCTTCTACCTTTAAAGCCTTTTTGACTTCCTTTGACTTAGACAGCATATTACGCTTCATTTGCTCAAGGTATCCTTCACTTCTGAACCCAGAGAACAGAGATTGAAGAGCTTTATCTAGCCCACTCTTACCAAGAACAGAAGCGAATCTAAGGAATAAAGTACCAGCTTCTTTGGAGCGATAGTTCATGTTCTCTAAGCTATCAGAAAGTTCCTCAACTTTTTTGAAGAAGTTCCCTGTAGAGTAGCTTGATTGTAAAGCCATATCTCTAATGTTGGCAAAGTCTCCTGCCATTTTGCCTATAATAGAACCGTCTTTAGCAGACACCCCTAAATCATGTGAAAACTTAGCCATATATTGTTGGGCTTCGTCCATCGAGATACCAAGACCATAAGCCATACCCTTAGCGTCCTTCATGGCTTCTTTCATTTTCACCATGCTTTCTTCCCCACCCCCAAACTGTTTAATGCCCATATTCAAACTATTGAACCCTGCTACTAGAGCCATAGTGTCTTCAAGAGGTATACCCATAGCGTTGGCAAAATCTGGATCTCTAAAGGTGTCTCTTATTTTTGCAAGATTTTTCTGAGTGTCTCCTGTCCCTAAGTTAATATCATTGATCGCTACACCACCCTCTAAGAGTGCTTTATTTGCTTCGAGGACAGTTCCCTCTACGAACTGAAATAACTTTACCATCATCATTATAGAGCCACCTACAACAGCAAGTGTACTCATTACCTTAGACAGACCACCGAGCATTCTAGCTATGCCCAAACCACCCTTACCTGCGGAACCCTTTTCCTCCAATTTACCTTTTCTCTCCTGTAAATAACTCCCTAATGTTTTAAGCCCACCTGTAAAAGTATCCCCAAAACTATTAAGATCCCCAACTCCCGATGTGAACGCATTAACTGCTCCTTCAAATCTGTTCGAGAACTTCTCCTCAATCAAAGCACCTGTTTTACCAAGCTCTTTGATACGCTCTTCTCGGTTCTCCAAGACCCTTGAGTATTGCAAGAGGCTGTACTCTGCACCCTTACCAAACTCAGCGGCGTTCTTCTGCATGAGTTTGGCTTCTCTAGCCAACTTGTTGATTTCTTGGTTGATCTTCCCAATGACCTTGAGCTGTGCATCTCTCGCTTTCGTGTTGCCTTCTTGCTCTAACTTTAATAGTTTTTCTTTTGCATCTCTAAGGTTATTAGTCGCCTCTACTTGTGCCTCTTGAGCTTGTTTGGCTGACTTGATGATACGCATCGCCGCTTTTTGATCACCTGCCCTAAGAGTCTTATCTATGAGTTTGTCTTGCTCTTTAAGGACAGCCTGTAAGTCTTTAATAGACCCTACCGAACCTTTTAATAAATCGGACTGTCCAGCCTCATTGATTTCTTTAACTAATGTCTCAAATATGCTTGTTAACTCTGTTGGATTAGCCATGATCTTAACTCTCTAACTTCGGTAAAGGTCTAGTCGCAATCTGCTCCTGTAAAGAAGGCATCTTGCCACCTGGCACTTGCTGTGATTTAAAGTATCTCTTAGAGAGGTGATCCGAGTATTCTTGACCCTCGTCAAAGTTAATCGTGCTTCGTTCTCTTCCTTGAGTCATCTTAGATACCTCTTCATCAGTGTATGCTCTAATAGGTGAACTCATAGATAAACTATTCATCTCCTGCACTTGCATCGCCATTTCACGAGCTTCTTGTGCTTGACGACTCAAAAAACCTTTTCTCTCTTCTATATGTTTCATCACTTGGGCTTTATATTCTTTAACTGCCCTATCGTGATCATCCTCTTTGCCATCAACCCAATCCCAGTACTCGCCCTGTAGCTCCTCCACAGATTTCTCTGCTTTGAGATCCTCAGCCTTCTTCTCATCCAAATCACCCTTGTTCGCCTCTTCGATTAACCTTGCTCGATACTCATTTTCTTTTTTCTTTCGCCCTTCCCAATCTCTCTGTGCTTTTTGAACACCTTTAGGGTTCATTGAAGAAGCGATGAAGAACGCCCTACCCCACTCGTCCTCTATTTCGATCTTCTTGTCCTCAGCTTCATTATAAGCAATCCAACTCTTTTGTAAGTCGGTGAGGGGAAAGTTCTGTGCAGTAAAAGCCATTCCGAACCGAGATGCTTGCTTCCACTCATCCCACAAAACACGAGACTGATTTGTGTAGCAAAACGCTTCAAAGAAGCTCGCAAAAGAGTGAGACTCTTTCACACAGCTCCAGTAATACCGTATCACCCTATTTGTGAAACGAGGGCAGGACATGAAATGTTTTAACACCTCAAAAGAAACATCTTGAGGTGCATCAAACCCACCAATAGACTGTAAAGTCCTAGCTAATACGAAAGAGCTTTTTTCGACATCGTAGTCAGCATAGTCAATACTACGCTGTACATCTTCAAGCATTGGTAGCCTAAACCGAAGAGTGTACCCCTTTTTAACAGAGACTACTAAGCCTTGACCACCAGTCTTAATGTAGTCGTGTATAGCTTCATGGTACTTCTTTTTCATTGCTTTCAAGATTTTCTAACTTTTGAGAAACTTCAAGGTTTTCAATACGAGCTTTCAACTGTTCTTTTTCTACCTCTGTGTCCTCAATGTTGATCTTTAAGCTCTCATCTAAACCCTTCTCGATCTCCTCAGATAAATGTCCGTACTGCTCGAATAACTTAGCGAGTACATATTTAGACCAGTTGTCCATCACTTGAACGACTGCTTCTTCTTTGGAGACTTTAACTGCTTTACCGTTCGGTAAGGTTTCACCTGTCTCGATTTCTTTTGTGTCTCGTAAATCGAGATCCCCTACTTGAACGATAGACCGAGCAAGTGTCTCTCTACGAAACACATCGGCAAACTCTACAGCAGTAGCCCCTTCAAGTTCGGGTAACATCTTTTGTACATCAAGCTCCTCTTTGGGTGTGAGGTGCTTGATGACAACCTTAATGCCTTGAAGGTCTACTTCTCTTTCCCTTTGACAAAGCTGAGTAAGAGGAGACATCAGCTCTTTGAGCTGTGATAAGTTGATCGTCATTTTATTTCATCCTGTCCGTTTATTTGTAGAGGGTACGGCTACCCTCATAGTACCATGCTTAGGCTAAAGATTAATCTCCAAGCTCTGAACCACCACTAGCGGCATCATCTCCTGCACTACGATCAGCACTAACAGCTCTCTCATTGTAAAGAAGTGAACTATTCTGACCGAGTGTCGGATCATTACCTGTAGCCATGAACTCACCGTAGGTAGAGTATAGGTCATGCACATCAGTAATCTGAGCTTCGATAGATTGCTGAATGATGCCACCATCGGCTGACATCTCACCATGATCCATCGAGGTGATCCAACAGCCCTCACAATAAGTGATAAGAGCTTTGTGCTTCTGAGAACCTACTGTTCCTGGTTCTCCATCAACATTAGGTACAGCACCTTCTTCTAATGCACCATTAGGTCCGATACCTTGACTAGCGTTTTGTGCTGTGAAATCGACATTTACAAGACCATCTGGACTGGTTGTAGGTGCTTCGGTGTCTGCAAGAGTTGAGAACACAAGCTGTTGCTCAATGTCAAAAGGCCATCTATGCTGTTGCAAAGTACGAACTGGTCCATCAACACCACCTGCATAACCGAATGCTTGGTGAGCGTTTGAGAGGTAAAGGAGTGTACGAGTGAATGAAGCACTGTGTGGGTCAGAAACACCAGGTACGAGTTCAGCGATCTGATCACCGAAACCGACACCACGATATGGCTCTGCCGATCTTGAAGAAGCTGAGATTGAGAATGAAGCAACTACACCGATTTGATATAGAAGACCATCGGTACTTCCATAAGCAGGTGTAAGAATACGACATTTTTGCGACACAACAGCACGAGTGTTAGGTGATGAGTTGAACTTATACAGGGCAGATGTACCTGCAATACCTGCCTGTGGGTTCATATCTTTGTTTGTAGACATAATGTCCTCCTAGATAACATGAGCTAAGGGAAAGTTTTGTTATTCATTTATAGTCGGACTATAAACAAACTATTAAAGACTATGCGAGGTACTATGTCATTTACATCAAATGAGAAATCTTATGGGGGTTATTCGTCTTTCTCTCCCATGCGTAATGCCGAGAGATCGGCAGACAAAAAAGAGAGAAACAAGAATGTACCTGCTTATGTCCATGACAAAGTAGAAGAGATCATGGAGAAGCAAAAAGAAAAAGACGAAGGCAAGGCATGGGCAGTCGCTTGGTCTATTTATTGTAAGTACAAGAAGCCAGGATCACCACACTGTAAAAAAGAGACAGATGAATACTTCCCTAGTAGGAAGAAGAAAAAAGCGACTTGGACGAAGCAAGAACAGAAAGAGATCAGAAGAAGGACAATGAGGATCAGTGGTAAGTTGGATCAGCTTGTGAGCAAAGGTCTTGACCATATCTCTAAGATTATTAAGGTCAACACAACAACAGAGCGTGAAGAACAACTCGTATGGTATATGTTCACCTATGGTAAGTTTCCTACATATATGTTTAGAATGTCTAGTGAAGCTCGCATCTTAGGTAAGATTTCTAGCCTAATGCACCACGAGAAGAAGGTAAAGGACATCACTTACCAAGAAGAAAAGGTAGCTTACAAAACCCTCTATAAGATCTGTAAATACTGCCACATTTATTGGTCGAGTAAAGTGTGGTCTAAGGTATGGGTCGCATCGGGAGATATACCGATCCGTACCATTCGGGTTGAGTTTTTAACGCTTCATAATGTCAAATACAATGTAGAATACACCAGACTGCTTAGGTACTTATTTGAAGGATAGATCATATAAGTACATTCCACACCCAAAGGAGGGGTGTACTCATATGGACAACAAGAAACTACTCGCTACGATTGAAAAGCTCAGAGAGATCAGAGTCAAAGACGATCTGACTCCACCTGCCTGTAAGATACTCAACACTCATCTCTCTAATGGGGCAGAGCTTCAGCTAAGACAGTATCAGATACAAGGTGTATTGCACTTACTCGCTATGCCTCGCTTTGTACTTGGTGATGATACAGGTCTAGGTAAGACTTTACAAACCATCGCTACGCTCTCTTACTTATGGGATAAACGACCCGATATACCTGCTCTTATCTGTACTACCAAGTCGGCTGTAGGTCAGTGGGAGTCCGAGTTCGATAAGTTCACCACAGGGGTTAAGGTCTTTAAGTGTCTAGGCACAAAGAAGAAGCGTGAGAAAATCCACAATGAGTTCAAGGCTTATGAAGGCCCTAAAGCTCTCATTATGGGTTATCGGACAGCAGTCCAAGATTTCCAACACCTCCAAGACATCACAGGTCATGTGATGATCTTTGATGAAGCGACAGCCTTCAAGAATGATCGCTCTCAAGTCCACCAAGTCTGTAAACATCTCGCAGGTTCAGCAGAGCGTGTGTGGTCTTTATCAGCGACCATCATTAAGAACCGACTTATGGAAGCATGGGCGATCTATAAGGTGACTGTTCCCCATCTGTTTTCTACAAAGACTCACTTTATGCGTGAGTATTGCATCACTAGAGATCAACCCATCCCTGGTTCTCGTAGGCGAATTCAAATCGTAGTCGGACACCGTAAGCGAGACATCGAAGCGTTTAGGGAACACATCGACCCTTATTTCTTAGGTCGCCCTAAGCATGAGGTTGCACAGGAGTTGCCCCCTCTTACAACAAAGGTTGTAAACTGCGAGCTATCTAAGCCTCAAAAGAACAAATACGCAGAAGCTCTTGAAGGTTTACTTGAGTATCTCGACCCCGAAACAGGCGAGGTCATGGAGCGTGAAGTAACGAAACTGACAGCAGTCACCGTTTGTCAACAAATCGTAAACCACCCTGCATTGATTGACTGTGATGGAGACTCTGGTAAGCTCGACACCTTGCTTGACCTTTTAGAGAATGAGCTTGAGGGTGAAAAGGTCATCATCTTCTCTCGCTTTAGGGGTATGGTAGACATCCTCGAAGCAGAAATCGAGAGCAAGAAGGTCAAGACTTGTCGTATCACAGGAGCTGAGTCGGGCGAACAGCGTCTTGAGAGTCAGAAGGCTTTCCAAGATGCTGAGAGCGACACTAAGGTTTGCCTCATCACAATGGCGGCTGCCGAAGGTGTAAACCTCCAACTTGCTAAGGCTGTTATCTTTTTCGACACTCCTTGGTCAGCAGGTGATTACTTACAGATTATTGGTCGCATGATCCGTATTGGGTCTATTCACGATAAAGTCTATAGCTACCATATCTGTGCTCCTAAGACGATTGACGAGAGGGTAATGAAAACCCTAAAGGCTAAGATGAACCTCATTGAAGCTGTCTTAGGTAAGCGTCTTAAAGAGGACGGAGAAGATGATGCTGTTCTTGAGGTGGGTCAGTCTGAAATCGCTGATCTGTTTGATGGTCTGCTCGATGACGCACGAGACATTATAAAAGTTAAGTAAGCATCAAAAAAACAAAAGAGAATAGTTCGTTGGGTAGTTAGTTATAAGCACTTCCTTAGTCTCACCTTCTGAAGAACCTTGATATGAGCTGTTTTTGTAGTCAAAGTTAAGAGGGTAGAGGTTGTACCCTCTATCCCCAACCCAATCTTTGAGGAGATTGTTTTCTTCTCCCTTATGTTCCACGACATTAGATAAAGCAAAGCGTACCTCTCTCTCATTTAAACTGTCGAGCAAGTCTAGTAGACATTCCTCTTCTGTATTCCCCCATCCTTTAAAGCCACGCTTTCCATCATTATAACTTCCAGTAGAGATCAAGTAAGGAGGATCGCAGTAAACAAGATCCTCCTTAGTCAGATCCGAGAAATCAAAGTCCTCAAAAGAGACATTTGAAAATGTGCAGTCCATCTCTTTAATTCTCGTTAAGAACGAGCGAAGGTTTCTCTTCATTGTTTTATTGAAGTGGCTTCTGTCTTTACCAAAAGGCAAGTTGAACTGATGGCTATTGTTGAACCTAATTTGATGGTTGAATGAGTATGCCACTAGAACAAACAAGTCTAACGGATTTTTGTTTGCATTGTACTCAGACCTTAAGGCGATGTATCCAGTCTCATTCGTTTTAGAAAGACCTAAAGTGTCAATCCTTCCATTTATGTGTTCAAAAACCTCTTCGGCACTTAAATCTTGTAGCTTCCGATATAGGTCTATCAAGTAAGTTAGATTATCATTGAAGATAGTTTTATTTGAGCGAACATTTAAGCCTACAGTACACCCTCCTGCGAAGAGGTCTACAAAGGTATCAACTTGAGTAGGGAATCTGGGTACGATTTGAGTTAACAGCTTTGATTTCCCTCCAATGTAATTAAGAGGCGACTTGATCATAATTTACTCCTGTGGTTTTTCTTGGTCTGTTTATACTAATCTGTATCTTGTTGACCCCTCATTCATATAATGGAATAACCAAAGGAGGTCAGCAAGACTATGAGTGAATGTAAAAAATGTGGTGGCTTAGGTTATACCCAAACCGATAACGGACACATGGGTATGCCACAAGCCGTCCAATGCGATTGCGTTATTGATAAAGCGATTGATGAGCAAGCTGAGAGAGCATGGACGCATCTAAGCGTTGCCCCGATACGCAAGCGTTCTATGCTTAACGGTAAGATTTCTAAGAACCTTGTCATCACAGCTACGACAGATCAACTAAGGCTACATCTTAGATCAGCACTAGGCAATGTGAGAAACCCAAACCTGTTCGTTAAGGTCATTGGAGATCACACGCTGATGTCAGCTTGGCTTGGGTCTATGATGATTCAAGGCAAAGACATTGCCGATCCCGATTTTCAGCGAGATTTGAAGGTATATTCTTTAGATGATCTTGCTGAAGCTCCTTATCTGATGGTCATTCGGCTTGGTACGAAAGTCGCACGAAACGCGGCTATGTCTGAGGTTGTGACCGAGACTATCGAGATCCGAGAACACCTCAAGAAACCTACTTGGTTGATCATTGATCCAGACAAGCCTCTTGAAGAAGGGCATATTGCGTGGAGTCGTCTTTTAGAGGACACTATTCATCCTTGGGATCGTATAAACCTCAATGAAAAGACTTCTTCAAGTCGTTCACCATCTCGATCAACTAAGAAAAGCGTGTCCAATATGGGTTCACACAAGCGAGTTAAACTATGAGTGATATATTACGAAGCGTACTTCCAGATGAGCCTAGAGGGGATGACCCCAAGCTCATGTTCCAAAACTATTGTGCTCTTAAAGAGTCGGTCTTACGCTTTGACCTACCTGCCGAGATCAATGTGTTTGAGTATGTTGAGGACTTCACCCTCAAACATGGACATTTACCATCACAACAATCTGTTCGTGAACACTTTGAAGAAAACCAATCATTTGATGAAGCTGATCGTATCCAACAGATCGCTAACCGTCCTGTCTCTTATCGTGGAGACTTTGTATCGCTCATTGAAAGGCGAGTAGAGGAAGGACGCATGACTCAACTAGCGTCCGTTATGGCAGACGCTAAGGTTATCGCTCGTACAGGACTAGAAGTCAAAGAGGGTAGACAAAAGAAGATCCTTAAGGGGTCAAGAGATGCAGGGAACTTCCTCTTAAATGAGATCGCTAAGATCAACACACCAACATTCGGCTCTCGTATCGGGGGAGAAATCTTAGGTGATGGGTCTGACTTTTGGGAAGAATATGAACGCACCAAAAATGCCTCCACAGATATAAGACCACAGACAGGATTACAGATCATTGATAATGCTATTGGTGGATTTAAGCGTAAAGAGCTTTACATCATGGCGGCGTTTACAGGACACCTTAAGTCTACTTCATCACTTAACTGGGTTTACAACCAAGCAGTTTATGGTGGCACAAGCACTCTATATTTCTCTCTTGAAATGCACTACCCTCAATGTAGACGCATTATCTATGTGTATCATTCCATGCACCCCAAGTTCCGAGAGAAGCGTATTGCTCTAGGTATTCAACAAGGGCAAACAGACGCAGGGATAGATCCCGATAAGATCAAAAAGGGTCTGTTAAGTGTAGACGAAGTTGCATACATGAAAGAGGTTGTCAAAGATCTTGATGACAATATGAAAAATGGGGTTTATGGGTCAATCCATATCGAGGTAGCTGATCCAGATGTGCTTGATTTTACTGTTGAGAACATCCGTACTCGTTCCGAGCTACTTTATCAAAAAACCCCATTCAAGATGATGGTTGTAGACCATGCCTTACTCGTTTCACCTCGTAAATGGGTAGCCTCAACTACAGATCGTCTTAATGAGGTCATTCGTGATCTTAAAAAGACAGCTCTTGGCTTCAATCGGGGTGAGGGCATTCCTGTTCTCTGCCTATTCCAAATCAGTCGTGAGGGTTTTAAGTCGGCTGAGAAGAATGGTGGGTCATACAACCTTACCCACTTGAGTTATGCCAATGAAGCAGAGCGTTCAGCAGATGTGGTTATCTCAAGTTGGTATGGTGACGATAAGCGTGAGAACAGCATGGTTAAATACCAATGCCTCAAGTCTCGTGATCAAGCACCTTTTGAGGAGTTTGACGCTCAAATCGTCTGGCCCTATGGTCGTGTTCTAAATATGCCTTTGCAGTTCCAAACGAACACCACCTACAAGAATAAGAACAAAAAGACCGAAGTGTTTGATGATCCTTTAGATGCTCTGATGGATCTGTAATGTTTTTGAAATCGAAAAGCCTAAACTCCCACCCCTCAAGGAGATAAAGCTATTAAATGAGAACAACGAGTTCTCAATACCGTCTGACCTGTGGGATTCTATCCTAGATCAATACACAAGGAAAGAAATCATATGAGGGAGTTATCGGATACAGGACGAAAAAGAGACCAGGAAAATCAAGGGGTTGTTGGAGGGTGCGTGTTTTGCGAACCGATCTTTGTTTGGTATAAAGGTTCTAACCCATCCGAACCTAAATGGACTCAAGATACTTACTTTGGAGTATAATCTTATAAGTGTCTTGAAAGGATTTAAGTATGTTTTTTGATTATGAAAAGAAACCCAAAGAAGACATAGAGGAATATGATGTCGTAAGAGGACAAGAGATCTTCATACCCCCTCATCAGTGGTCAGAGATGCTTGATAAGTTTACTCGTGATGAGATCATCACTTACCTATCAAGCAAGATTGAAGGACTGCCATTCCCATATACTAAATATACTCCTCAAGAAGTGCATCGTGATTGGCTAGATACTCAGTCGGACTATATGCCTCTAATCACAGGAGAGTGGGGATTGCCTCGATGTCAGTTAGATGGTGACCATACTTATAAAGGTAGGCATCTTTACTTTGCACCTAATAACAAAGGACTCAAAGTCTCTAATCAGTTCACCGAGTTCGCAAGAGTATTAGTAGATCATCGAGAGTACAAATGTGCTATGACTCAATGGACTCGTATAGGGATGAAAGGCGATAAGAGATACTTCCTTAGACCCTTTTTCACCCTATACGACAGGTCTAAAGGGGTTAATAGGAAAATGCTCTTTAACGCTATAAATATGGCTTATTACATACCTGCACAGTTCAAACCAACACTAGCTAAAGCTATGTATAACTTCTTCGGTGCAAAGAAGGTCTTAGATTTCTCAATGGGGTGGGGCGATAGGCTCGTAGGGTTTCTGGCTTCTGACGCTGAGTCCTATGTAGGACTCGACCCTAACACTAAGCTCCATGAACCTTATGGACAAATAGATTCGTACTGTAATGCAAACAAAGAAACTAAGTTCATTTGTTCTCCAGCTGAGGATGCAGACCTAACTGATGTTAAAGTAGACTTTATCTTCACAAGCCCTCCTTACTTTGATACCGAGAAGTATAGCCAAGAAGATACTCAGAGTTGGAAGAGATACCCCAAAACAGATGACTGGCTCAATGGATTTCTTTACCCGACTCTTAAAAAATGTTGGGAGGTATTAGAAGACGGAGGACGGATCTGCGTCAATATATCAGACAAGGTTTATGGTGATATACGAGTATGCCAACCCATGATTGAATACATGGAGTCATTAGGTGCTACTTACGAGGGAGTGATTGGTTATAGGATGTCGAAGAGACCAGGAAACCATCACTCATTGAACGAGGATCTGTCTAAGGTAAATGTGTTTTGCGAACCGATTTTCATTTGGAGTAAGGGTTCAGCTCCCGAACCTAAATGGACTCAAGATACTTACTTTAAGATATAATCTTATAAGTAAGTATCTTGAAAGGATTTAAGTATGTTCTTTGACTATGAAAAAACCAAAAAAGATAACCTAGAAGAGTATGAGGTTTTGAAAGGGGATGAAATCTTTATCCCACCCCATCAGTGGTTAGAAATGGTAGATAGCTTTAGCAGAGATGAGATCACTGATTATCTGTCTGCAAAGATTGAAGATTTACCTTACCCCCTCACTAAGTACACACCACAAGAGATCAAGAAAGATTGGTTGGAGGTTCAGTCCGATTACATGATCCCTCAATCGGGTGCTTGGGGATTGCCTCGATGTCAGTTAGACGAAGACCATACTTACAAAGGTAAGTATCTTTACTTCGCACCTAATAACAAAGGACTCAAAGTCTCTAATCAATATAGTGAACCTATGCGTTTAGAGGTAGACCATAAGCAGTTCCCAAGTGCAATGAGACAATGGACACGAACTAACCTCAAGTCCAAAAAGAGAGCGTTCCTTAGACCTTTATGGACATTGTATGATCCGTCAAAAGGTGTGAACAGCAAGATACTTGTAAACGCTATCGGTATGTCTGGTTATATCCCTGCACAGTTCAAACCTACTTTAGCTAAGGCTATGTATAACTTCTTCGGAGCTAAAAGAGTATTGGATTTCTCTATGGGATGGGGCGATAGATTAGTTGGATTCCTCGCTTCTGATGCCGAGTCCTATGTAGGACTCGACCCTAACACAAAGTTACATGAACCTTATCAGAAGATCGCTGATTATTGTTCTACGAGTAAGACCACTAGGTTCATCTGTTCACCTGCCGAAGATGCTGACCTGTCCGATGTTAAAGTAGACTTCGTTTTCACGAGTCCACCTTATTTCGACACCGAGAAATATAGTCAAGAAGAGACTCAATCATGGAAGCGTTATCCAGAGACTGACGATTGGCTGAATGGGTTTCTTTACCCAACCCTCAAGCAATGTTGGGATTGCTTAGAAGAGGGAGGGAGGATATGCGTAAACATCTCCGATAAAGTAAGAGGAAACATCCGAGTGTGTCAGCCCATGATCGAGTATATGAATTCATTAGGGGCAAACTATGAGGGAGTGATTGGTTATCGTATGGCAAAGAGACCAGGAAACCATCACTCATTAAATGATGAGCTATCCAAGATGGATGTATTCTGTGAGCCGATTTTCATTTGGAGTAAGGGTTCAGCCCCCGAACCTAAGTGGACTCAAGATAGCTACTTTGGAGTATAAGATATGTACCATATAACAGCAAATAACTGTGCAGAAGCATGGGTCAAAGCGACTCAAGACATTCTTGACAAAGGCATGAATATGGGTGGTCTTTATGAGATCTTGAACATGGGTATCGAGATCAAATCATCCGATGTTTGTCCTGTATTTGATCGGGAGTTCAGAGGCATCTTTGGAGATGAGCGTATCGACTACGCTAAGTCTGTTACATTTGTGAAGCCAGAACCGAATATGTTGTTCCCACAAATGTTGGAGTATAAACAGAACAAAGAGGGGAAATGGACAAATAGTTATTGGGGTCGCATGATTTCTTGGAACGGTGGATTTAATCAAATCGAGCAGGCGATCAAGAGACTAAGAGAGAACAAGCAAGCTAAAACAATCGTTATTGGTGTGTATGATCCTCAATCGGATGGTAAAAAAGTAATGGGCGGTTTGCCTTGCTTACTGACAATCGACTTGAAACCTAGAGGTGGGAAACTTAACTTAACAGCTAACTTTAGAAGCCAAGCTGTATCTAAGTCTGGATACGCAGACTATATGGCACTCGTTGATCTCTGTGATTTTCTCTGTAAAGAGAGTGGCTGTTTAGATTTCGGACTCGTAACCTCGTTTGCTCATTCTTGTCATGTAAGAACTCAAAACAATGAGTTAAAAAACTCAAGAGAGTTGATGAGAAGATATGACACACACATGGGTACAAGACTTTAAAGAAGCAATCTATGACTCTGTGAAAAACCTTCCCAATGAAATCAGTTTATCGTTTTCTGGTGGGATAGACTCTTCCATGCTTTTGTTCACAATGATAGAACTAGGAAGGCCACCAAAAGAGTTGATTACCTTTGAGATTGAAGGTGAGTATTCCAAAGACCTTGAGTATGCTCGACAAATAGCAAAGCATTATGACCTACCTTTGAAAGTTGCAGTGATACCCTCAAATCCCATTCGTGATGACCTGTTAAGGGAAGTTAAAGAAGTCATTAAGATTACACGCACAACGAGGAATATAGAGACACAGGTTTGTCATGCTTATACTTACATGAGACAGTTGATAACTACACCTTATCTAGTAACAGGCTTTTACACTACGATGTTTGCTCATACAGGAGCTAAAATCAACAGCCTTTGGGGTGCATACAAAAAAGGTGGGTCTAGGGCTTCCCTCGATAACTATTTTAAAAACTTAGTAGAGAAACAGTTAGAGGAAAAGTACCTCTCTGGTAGCCCACACAACTTGTGGGTGATAAGACAATTTTTAAAAAAAACAGGGGTTGAAGTGTTGTGTCCTTTTCGCACACCTCAAATAGAATCTTTATGTAAGACTTTACTATGGGATCAGCTACTCATTAATCCTGCAAATAATAAGATCCAACCTAAATGGTTCATTACTCAGCATACACATAAAGAATACTTTGATAAACACAATACGAACAGATCAAACTTCCATACTACAGGCACTGACGGTGGTCTAAAAGGTTTACATAGAAGAGTGCTGTTAAAAGGCACTTCATATAAAGACACAAGAGCAATATATAACCAAATACTCAAGGACATTGAGTTTGAAGAAAAGGCAATGTTTAGTGCTAAATTTTAATACACCGATTGAAACTTACAAAGTCAAACACAAAAATGTCGATGTCAAAAGAGATGATCTGCTCAACGGAACTCTCGACCTCCCCCCTTGGGCTAAACTTGAAGGCATAAGGAGACTTCTCTCCTCAGACTATTTCACAAAAGATAAGCCCATCGTACATCTCACAGTTAGAGGATCATATACAGGCTGGGCGTTAGCCTATTGGGGCAAAGAGCTAGGTTATGACATCAAAATAGCTTACCCAAACACAAAAGCGTACTCTCAAGAAATTCTTAAGAAGATCGAGCTGTACGGTGGAGAGCTGATCCCCTTAAGACACAACATGGTAGCTATCTTGTCTTCTCAGACAAAGAAGATGGCTAGAAAAAATAATTGGCAAATGAGTCCAGATGCGTTCAACCACCCTGTCTATATCAACTATTGGACAGAGCGTTCTAAAGAGTTCTTTTCTCAAAATGAGTACAACACCCTAGTCATTCAAGGCGGAAGTGGGATCACAAGTGTTGGGCTGATTAAAGGTTTCTTAGGTGTTGATTACATTGCAGGAGCGATGTTTGAGCCAGACTTTGAAGGCAAGAAGATTGTAATCGTTGCTACTTCTAGCGTTAAGACAATACAAAATGCTCTGATCTCTAATCTTGGTAGCGTTCCATCTTGCCTCAAGATTTATAAGTCAGAGTTTGATTTCTACGATGAGATGGATCACTTCACAACCCCTTTCCCTTGCAATAAACTTTGGGATAAAAAAGCGTGGGAGTGGATCACTGAAAACCCTTACAAGTTAAAAGGGAAAACCCTATTCTGGAACTTAGGTGCTTAAATGTACTTTGAATATAAGACCAATCTTAATTCGCTAGATGACATCGAGTACATTAAAGATGGGTATCTTCACATACTCCCTAACGAATGGAGTATGCTTCGTGAGACATATAGTAAGGAACAGATCAAAGACCATCTAGCACCCATTATTGAGTCTTTGCCCTATCCGTACTTCGAGTACACAAGAGAGATGGCAATCGAGGATTTTAAATCCCTCAAAGCAAGGAAAGATCCATTCTGCTTTGAAGGGTGGGTCGCTCCTCGTCAAGCTAAACCCTTAGACACAAGTTATCTAGGCAAGTCAGTCTACCTTGATAACTACTATAGAGGGAAAACTGTTTCCAATCTGTTCACCCAAGAACAGAGAATGAAATGTAGCTATCGTAAACAAGGAAACTCACCCTATGATGAGTGGGTCAATGCGAGTAGAAGCAACTCGTTCCTAAGATGCTTCTTCGGCATTTGTGAAAGAGACATCTATGAGAGAGGTGGAGTCAATAAGCAAACCCTCAGAAGAGCCTTAAAGATGCACACCTATACTGCGAGTCAGTTTAAAGCTGAGTCGGCTAAAGCTCTCTATGACCTGTTCCAACCCAAAAGCGTCTTAGATTTCTCGGCTGGTTGGGGTGATAGGCTTGTAGGCTTCCTCGCCTCGAACGCTGAGTCGTACATAGGTATAGATCCTAATACTCAGCTCCATGAGCCATACAAGCAAATCGTCAGCCTCTGTGATACAGGCAAAACGACTAGGTTTATCTGTTCCCCTGCTGAGGATGCTGATTTATCTGACATAAGTGTAGACTTCGTTTTCACGAGTCCTCCTTACTTCGACATCGAGAGATATAGTGAGGAGGAGACTCAATCGTGGAAGCGTTATCCAAACCTTAATGATTGGGTGAATGATTTCTTACTCGCTACCCTCACTAAATGTTGGTCTGTACTCAAAGAAGGTGGTCGGATAGCAATCAACATTGCAGATAAAAAAGGAGAGGACATCTGCACACCAATGCTTGACCACATGAAGAACTTAGGAGCGACCTATGAGGGTGTGGTTGGCTATCGTATGTCCGAGCGAGGTGGTCAGAAAACAGACCAACCAACTTGTGAGCCGATCTTCATTTGGAGTAAGGGTTTAACACCCGAACCTAAATGGAATGATAATGAGTATTTTTTCTGAACAGACTCCATTCTTCTAATCTCATATAATGTAAGTAAGGAGTAAAATATGACTTTAGAAGAAATGTTAAATAGAAATCGTGAGCAGAAGCAACGAAAGCAGGGCGACTATCTGTACTTCATCCAGTCAAGCAAAACAGGGATGATTAAGATAGGTCGCTCTAAGCACCCAAAGAAGAGACTCAAGCAACTTCAAACAGGAAACTCAAATACGCTTCGTCTTATAGCCTCTTTTGAAGGTTTAGGGTGGAGAGAACCACACCTACATGAAGACCTTAAAAGGTGGCGTATAAGGCAAAATGGTGAGTGGTTTCACCATGATTGTGTCGGGTCGATCCCTACTGATCTATATGAGATGATCGAATGGGGTGCGTTCGATGATTGGTGGAAATCTTAATCAAGGTTAAGTGCTTTAGACGAGACTACCACCACGATGCGTATATGACCTCATAACCATCATCTATAGCCTTTATAGCCGACTCGATGAATACCTTAGTCTGCTCAAGATCGTGGCTATTGCTCACACCCCAAAACGAGCCTGTTGCTGTTTGTAGACTTTGATACTCTGCCAAGAGTCTTAACAAGTCATCTTTGTCTAGGGAAAGCTCAACACAGTTAAACACTTCGGCATCACCTCCCTTTTCATAGTATAGGTCGCTCATCCACCCTTCAAGATTAGCGTGTTTACGCCACTGCATGATTTGGGTGTCCTTTTCGTTTTTTTTGCGAGTCAACGCATATTGATCTAGTCCCATTTATTCACCTTCCTTGTTTGAAGTATTTGGGTAAGTCTTTGATGTCGATCCCTACTAGACCATCTTGGTCTGTGGGTAGCCCTAGTATTCCTTTAGAGTCCATGACCTCGACCCAATGAAGATCACAAGGTTTACGATTGACCTCATAATAGAGGCTAAGTGGAATGCCCGAATGAGTCATGGCAAACCAGTTGAAGTTTGAACCATTTGGTTCTGGATCGAGTCCTACAAGATAACTGATAGCTTCGATCTCTCTCATGGTGATCTCCAAGATTTCACTAAGGCTACAATAATAGCCACCTCTATTAGTCCACAGATTAAAGCGTATGGCATTATTTGTCCTCTTTTTGAAACCAACTTCGGGTGTTCCAAAGGTTCGGTGTCGTAGGTGGTGTTCCCCAACTTGACTTGACAGGAGCTGGATCCTCTCTTGGGGTTATATTTACAACCACTCCAAGAGTCTTACGCTGTACCTCCCAAGAGCTACAACCTGTCTCATCACAGATGTACTTAGTCTTGATGAAGCGATGCTTCTCGCCCTTGACGACCCCGAACTTCGGGTGATCTTTACGAGCGACCACCACTTTGTTAACAAAGGTGGATACCCAATAACCGTCCTCGTAGTAATACCCATTGTCAGCGAGATGACCACGAACGAGTCCATCGTCATCAAAGTACCCATTGTCAGCCATTACTTCACGATAGTGATCCCAAGCCATGCTCATATTGTTCTCCTTGTAAGAGTAGTTGGTGAGGTTCATTCCTCATGTAAGGTTATAGATAAGGGGTTACGGTTTCCTCCCTTAGTCCTCATCTTTCTCCTCTCGCTCCTGCTCCTCTCGGTCAGCTCGACACCACTTACAGACACCATCATCGTTGTACTCGTACTCGCTGATCTCTGAGCCACAGTCCTCGCACTCGTACTCCTCCTCTGGATCAGTCTCGATCTCAAGGCGACCCTCGCTTGTGTGGAAGGTGAAAGTACCATCATAGTAGTCAGCCTTACTAAGCTGACTCTTGGTCATGCTCACTGTTCGGACATAAGGTTGTTTGAGCATCTCTTGAGCGACCTCATCTTCGATCAGATCCACAGGGATTGCCCCGATGATCCCTGCGTCAACAGAGTAAGATCGACCATCACTACCCTCATACTGACCATCACCATACGCTGTGCTATGCACAAAGATGGGATGACCCATGTAGGTGAAGTGTCCGTCAAAGTCCTCTGTTTCTTGAGCAGACCAAAGAGCCTCGCAGAAGCTCTTGACCCAAAGACCCTCAGAGTGTGGAGTACCCTCTGCCTCAACTGTGTGCAGAGAGTAGCATGGATCACCGATGATGTATGTTGGGGTTGCTGTCATTTCGTTCTCCTTAGTGGAGTGGAAGTTGGTGGGCTTCATTGCCCTCGACACTAAGTGCTAGATAAGGGGTTACAACCACACATTCTTGATTGATTCTCCATATATAGACGAGCTGACTTAGATAACTCAACGACATCAACCCTAGCTGTCTTTAAGTGAGTTGCTTGATCCACCTTCTCGGCTTCGATTTCTGCCACGATGCGTAGCGAATAGACCTTCTCTACCTTGCCTTTATGCGTGTAGTAGAGTGGTTGTCCTGTAGATTTATTCTGAACATAATACATGGGTAACCCCTTATCTATCGTCTAGTATCGAGCGATCTTGCTCTTAATAGTCTTGAAAGGACATTATACATGAAAGCCCTTACTTTTACACTCTTAGCCTTACTCGCTGTGGGCTGTGGAAGAAGCCCACAATACGAGAACCATCTCGAAACCAAACCATCGACTTCGGTCGAAGCAGGTAAGGTCTACACCATCTCGTGCGAGATGCCGAATGGGTGGGTCAACTTTCAGACCCTCCGACACCCTACAAACGCTAGTGTGTACAGGTCGGGTGTGTGGAAGTTCTTGACCACAGACGGAAGGTCGGTGTTTGCGAGCAAATGTTCGGCAGTAATCGAGTCCGAATAATATAAGTACCTTACCTTCAACGACTCTCGAAAGGAGTATTATGCAACAAAACACATTCGTTATAGGTGGCGAGTCTAAGTTCGCCTCTAAGTTTGTTGAGCGTCTTAACAAGCGTTTCGGCAAAGAGCTAAAGCTCATCATCAGCAACCACAAGACTTGGGATCAGTCGGCAGATCGAAGAGAGAACATCCCATCTAACACTGACTTAGTGTTGGTTCTCAAATCCAACTGCAACCACAGTTTAAGAAACTGGGCTAGACAAGAGGCTACTAAGTCCAATGTCAAGTTTATCGAGTGCAGTCATAAGACAGCTATCGCAGAAACAGACATACGACACTGTTATCAGCTACCAATAAACACCGACCTCGATACCACTCAAGAGGAGCTTGACCTTTATGAGACTTGGAACGAGTTTCTAGGCGAACACACCTTCATATTACCCCTTCTCGGCATGGAAGATGAGGGTGTGTTTAACGGTAAAGATGCCTATGAGCGTATGCCTTGGGTTCGAGAGGGCAAGAAAAAAATGATCTCCAAGTGGGATCGACTTTGGGTCAGCTACTCCAAAGAGAGTTCAGAGGAAACTCGGAATATGCTCAATCGTGTAGCATCGCTCGAAGGTCGAAAGGCAACCCTTCAACCTCTCCATATGGTCAATAAAGGCAAGTCTCCGTACATCAAACTCCTTGATGTCTTTAAGTCTTTCAAAGAGGATAGCTTAGGTCGAGGTCAAGTAAAGATGATCGCTGATCAATGGGTGCGAGATGCTTATCTAGGAACGAACCTACGAGACTTTACAGCTAAGAACAACCTCAACTACGCTTTGAAACTGATCTTTGGCTTGAGCCTTGATAACTTGTCGGCTGAAACCTTAGAGGTTATTGAGGAACACTTCCCAAAGCCTGGTCGTCCAAAGAAGGCTAAGAAGAACAGGCAAGAGCGAGAAGATAGCTTTGTTGCTGTCATTGAAGCCACAGCAGAGGAGAACATGGTCGTACCTATGACTCAAGAGGAATGCGATGACTTAATGGCTCAAAACCCAATCCCCAAAGTGGAAGTGGAGCAACCTCCTGTTGAGCCTCTTGTCTCAAATGAAGAACAATCATCGGCAGAGCCTTATGTCCTGCTCGGTACTCTTAAACTCACTCCCAACGACAATGTGATCTGTATTGGGGAGGTACAGATTGAAGGGGGAGTCCACATCTATGGTGGCATCAACCTCGAAGTAGATCGCATTGAAAACAACACCCTGTATGGGGTTAAGATCAAGAAAGGTTAAACATGAACCTATCCTCAGAGGCTTGCCTCCTCTTAAATGAACCAATGAAATACCTCGACCTTAATCATGGTCAAAAAGATGTTGTAGACTCCACGCACATTTGGACTCTCAAGCATCGCAAGAACTATCTAGCAACAGGTGTCCTCAGTAAAGAGGTCTTTGTGAAAGCACTTATGTCTATCCGTAAGTACGCTTCTCAGAGGGGTGCTGTGGGAGAGGAGAAAGACCTCATCCATACCTCAATCCTCAAATACTCAAAGATGGTATGCCACAAGTTTAAATCGGTCAATCAGCTCAACTACCACCTCAAAGGGTTGTACGGTTGTGAGCTTCCAAAGAAGTTTAGGGATCAGATGTATAACATCATGGAAGGTGGTGAGGCATCCTCTAGCGAAGAACCTGTACTCCTCTCACCACAAGAGCCTACTGATACAAGCACTAAAGAGGTGAACATCGGGGGTCTAATGTTCACCCTCACTAAAGGGTCAAGCCTCACGATTGGTGAGCTGTCCACAGAGTCACTGAACCTGCAAGGAATGAAGTCAATTAAGATCGACAGGGTATCAGAGGGTCGGCTCTTTGGAGTGAGCTTAGAGGTCTAACGCATATTGGGGTGTTCAACAGGAGTTTCGGTAAAGTCGGGTTCAAGCCGAACCTCTCTAAGAATACCTGCTAAGACTTTATCTAACTGACTCTTAGGTATGTTCTTATCAACACCAGTCAAAGAAATCACTACAAAGAAGTCTCCTTTGATGCCCCCATTGTCCTTCATCCCCCTAACTCGTTCTTGTGAGATGGAGAGCTTGAGATTATCCCCTTTGTAGTCAATGATCGCAGTATCTTTGCCTTTGAGCTTAAGAGTCTTTGATACCCAACCCATAGTAGCCCCATAGATACCTGCTGTCACCCAGACTTTAGCGACATCAAACACAGGCTTCTTCTCTTTCTCACGAGGACTCTCGGTAAAGAAATCTACGATCTTACTCAATAGACCTGCTTGTTTCATGTAGCGATATGCAACTCGACTTGCCATCTTGTTATGATTTCTCATCATATTTCCTTTAGTATAATAGATCACCTAAAGCAGTGTATAAAGGAACTACAAATGAGCGAATGGGTCGTATATGTTATTCAGAGTCAGCAGATGAGAAGATCAGCTAAGACAGGTAAACAACTACCAGGTTTTTTCTATGTGGGTTGCACTACAGATGTTAACCGTAGGCTGAGACAGCACCAGGGAGAAATCAAAGGTGGTGCTAAGTACACATCAAAGCACCGACCTTGGGTGTTAATGTGTACCTATGGTCCATACGCTAACAGATCAGAAGCCATGAAAGCTGAAATGGCTCTAAAGAAGAAGCGTGGTAAGGCTAGGCTCTATTGGACAGAGGAACAGTCTAAGTGGTGTCGAGGTAGAGAACCTAGATTTTAAACTATTAAAGTTTGAGGAAAGACTCTACAAGCACATCTGCTAAGTCTTTTCCCTCAACCCCATGTGAGCTTACCCATAGCTCACCATCTCGCCTTACAGACCCATTATTGATTACATACAGGTGGTGTAAGTAGCCGAGAGTCACAGGATCATCTAAAGCAGGAAGCCAAGAGTCATCCCCAACTCCTATCTTCCTAACCCTCTGTGTCGGTTTAAAGTAGGGGAAACCTAGCAGGCCCATTTGCCATACCCATTTGGGATGGTTGACAAGAGACTTAAGCAGATCAGTATCCACCAGAATTGAACCATCCACTACCTTTTAAGACAAAGTTCATACCCTTTATCAGCTTCTCAACCTGTTCACCACTACATTTAGGGCATGGGGGTGGTGGGTCGCTCATCTTGTGCATCGCTTGAAACTCATGTTTACACTCTTCGTTTTTGCATCTGTAGTTATAAGTAGGCATTATCTATTCTCTCTTTCTTTTTTAAGTCGTTCTTCTCGCAGTGTTCTTCGAGTTTGACCCTCTAAGGATTGAACATACTCTAGTAATCTACCAATCTCTCGATCTACTTGCTTGAGTTTTTTCGCTAAATCTTTATCGGAGCATACCCTATCGTCTTTTCTATAAGTACAATAAGAAATAACTGATCTGATAGCTTCCTTGCTTGTGAGGAGTTTTTGTTGGATAGACCTAGCAGATCTTAATGGAGTTGACATGAACATTTCCCCTTTTGACTTTCATAACGAAGCCTATAACATGATAAGCACAACGGTAACGGGTGCTAGAGATTACGGTCTTGATGTATCTACTTTACCTCCTCATTTGTCTATTATGACAGGTGATGATTTACTTCATAATAAAGTTATGCTCGGATTCTCTTTACCAGAAATCCTGCAAGATGTTAATCCTGAATTTTGGTCTTTTATAGCACATCAAAAAATGTACGAAGAAGAAAAAAGTATAGGTTTCGTTTTTTGGTGCTTGATTGAAGATAGCAGGAGTGGAGAACAGTCAATTTTTGGGATGTCTTACTTTAAAGGAGAAGGGTTCGAGGGATTTCTATCGGACATAGATTTTCAATCAGAACCTTCACTGTTAACAGACCCACATCAGATTGTACCCTCTTTCTTGGGGTACGATTTTGAAGTAGACTGTCTGGTGCATTAAATGAATTATATCATCCCTGTGGGTCTGTTATGCCTCGCTAATATAGTGTTTTGGTTCAAAGGAAATGCCAAAGTCATTTATGGGTTCGATTGGTCGCCATTTAAATGGTGGCTCTACACGAGCTTGTTCACCAACTATATGACCCTGTACGCTTGGTGGAAACTTATTGAAATGGGTGATGTGTGGAAAGCAGGAGTTACTTGGGGATTGTGTAGCTTAACTGTAGACCTTATTCTTAACTGCTACTTTTTCGGGTTTAACTGGAAAGGTGTTTTAGCACTTTGTCTATGCGGAGCGGCAGCCCTTGTCGTTCATCACTGAAAGGAAATGCGATGAAAGCACTCTACTTTGCTTACGGATTAAGCCTCGAAGAACACACTATGGTCGATCAATACCCATCAGCACGATTTTATAAGTTTGCAATGATTAGAGGGTTCAAACTGATCTTCTCGAACAAAAGCGAAGGGGAGCAAGGCTTCTGCTCTATGATAGCAGGGAAGATGAACGACTACTTAGAGGGTGTCCTCTATACCGTAGATCATTGGGAGCTACCCGAACCATTTGAAGGGTGTTCTTGTTCAATCATGGATGTCATGTGTGATAATGGTGAATATGTAACAGCCCATGTCTATTACACCGAGAACAAAAATCTCATATCTCCAGAAGAAGAGTATCTTTGGAGAGTCCTTAAAAAGTATCACGACTATGGCTTCAATGCGAAAGCCTTAGAGGACGCTCTCGATAAATCAAACTACAAGTAGCTCTTCAATAATCTCGCATATACACATCAAAAGTATCGGGTCATAATAACACATAATGTACCTCCTATTATGAAACGCATTTATAAACAAGCTATGAGAATGGCATTGTCTAATGGTGAAAAGTACCATGTCGCTTGTATTGTATTCAGAAAAAAGAAGCCTGTTTACATCGGTGTAAACTCAAGCAAGACAGACTTAAGGTTTGCTCGGAGGGTTAAAGACGGAACTCTCGTTTCCAACCTACACGCTGAAATGGATGCTCTTAGGCATACTCAAAAAGGAGATCGCCTTGAGGTCATTAGATTTCTCAAAGACGGTACGATGACAATGGCTCGACCTTGTAAGTATTGCCGAAGGCACATCGAGAAATCTAATGTGGTCAAAGTCACCTATACTGATTGGTGGGGTCAGTTCTGCGACCTCTAAAGAAAAACCCCCGACCACCACTGGGGCAATCGAGGGTTTCTCCGACACAAATGAATATGCTTTAGTTATATGACTTGTCACCCATTGGAGACAAAGTTATTTAACTTTTTCGCAATACTCAAAACTTCGTCAACCCCCATTGGGGGCATTTTCAAACCCTCAATGTTTTCTTTCGCTGAGGCAATCAACTCAGCGGCAGCTACACCAATCGTATCTTCATGACGATCATAAAAGCTACCTGCAATGTCGCCTTGTGAGTGCATATACTGAATTTGTTTTTCAACATTGTCTTCAACGATGTGTTGAGCGAGATGTAAAATCTCAAGCCGAAGCTCATAAGGTGTCTTATTTGGCTTAGGGGCTAGATCGCCTTTTAAGTTAGACATAGGTCATGTCCTTTCTGTGTGTGTGTGTGTGTTGTATAGAGGTTCGATTAGCTGTCGCTATTACGAGCCTCGATGACAGCCTTACGGATCTCTTTAGACTCGTTGACCACTTCTTGAAGTGTCTTACGAACACGAGTACCTGCGGCCTTATTACCACTGTCTGTCTTGGTTGCGTCTGACTCAAGGTCAGTGAGAAGTTGCTTTAGATTTGCAATACGATCAGCGATACCACTCATAGTGATTTCTCCTGTTGTGTATGGTTTGAGTTTATGAGTGGATCGCCCACTCAACACGCTCATTATACTATCTTGTTCTCTTCTTCAGACCTTTTTTTAAGCACTTCAAACATTTTTTTGCGAGTCCAACCCTCTCTAATCGCTTGTTGTAAAAGCTCTGTACTTACTCTTAAGATCTGTTTCTTTAACCAGTCAATGCGAGGGATCTTTTCAGTTCCTATATAGACACGACTATCTTCACCTAAATAAACACTCTCATTTCCGTAGGCTTCCCCAAGCGTAAATAATATGGTCAACCCATTCTTAGAGAGCCAAGCCTCGATCTCTTTAATACTCTTAAGGTCTTGTTCATAATAGCCTCTTATAAGGTCGGGAGGAAGGACTTTAGATGGCTTAACAAGACGCTCATATTTCAAAGATAATCTCGCCATAATGAACGATCATCATTTGAAGCTGACACCCACCCTACAAACTTAATCTTATCATTAGGCTTCAACTCGGATGGGCTAGATACAATCCCTTTAGTGTATTTAGGTAAGACCTTTACATTCATGCTTTTAGGTAAAACGACTTTGTACCCATTACGGATGTGTTTACATATTACTAGCTCTATCATACTTACTTCCCCATCTTAAACTTGCCACCTACAGGTAGCGTTTCAGAAACTGCCCAGGGGTCTTCTTGAAACCTCTTAGGGCGAGACTGTGTTTGAGCAGGCTTAGGTGCTTCACCTATCGTGATTTCTTGTGGAGGTGTATTCAAAGGGTTATGATACACCTGTGGTTGAGGTATCGGCTGAGGCTGTAAGTCGATCTTAGGTGCTGAGGTTACCACAGCATCTTCTTCCTCTTCAATCTCTGGAGGTTCTACAGGAGGAGCAGGGATTGTATCTTCCTCATCATCTACAATCAAAGGTGCTTGTGGTTCTTGAGGGACACCCCACACCTCTATCTCTTGTGGCTCTTGAAAACCCTCAAAGTCTGAAACACCTTCCCATCGACTCGCTTCTGCTTGAAGTACGATGTTAGGGTTTGTTAATAAGCGATCTACTTGAGTAAGGATACGCTTATCCCAAGTGCTAAAAGCCCAATCAGCTCGAACACATTGTCGGTTCTTACATTGATTACAAAAAGTGCGTTCAAACTCTGGTGGACTCATTAACCCACCCTCATTACACTCTAAAAAGAAATCTTTATTGGGCTTCATATGCTTACTCTCATTCTAATAATGCAATAATACTCCGTCCTTCATATACCACATCATACTCACCATCTTGCGATTTAATCCAATCGGACAGGTTTTTTGCGATTTCTTCCGTCAGTCCCTCAACACAAAAGGTGGGCTTATCGGACGATTTCTCAACAGGGTCTTCTACAACCACCTCTTTGACAACTTCATCGGGATTTACCCCATAGTCGGCATAAAGTTGTTCCGTCTGCTTCTTGATCTTGGCAATGAAGTCATCTTTGTAATCAATTTTAATGTTAGTCGAACCACAGTGCATACACGCAGTCGGTTTAGGGTCACGAGGAGTCTTTTCACCACAATCCTTGCACTTGTACTTAGCGTTAATGACCTTATCCCCTGCTTCTCCTGCAATCACATCTTTCACATCAAAAGGAACAGTCCAATCCTTACCAAGCTCAACATCGACAAGTAAAGGCACTCGCCAACCTAGACGCTTAATCACTTTGTTGCGAGTCATCATCTCGGAGATCATATCAATCGCCTCTTTCAAGATCGACTTATGGATCTCGAACACGATTTCGTCATGGACGGTCAAGATCATCATCAGTTTATCTTGCCAACCACGCTTCTTAGTCTCTTGGTAGATGAAGCTCATCGCCAACTTGGTGACATCAGCACTCGTACCCTGTACTGGACCATTAACAGCCTTACGCTCATCTTTGGATTTAAACCTAAAGTCATCAGACTTGATGTCGGGTAATGGTTGAACACGACCCATACCTGTCTTTACATATCCATGCTTACGACCAAAGTTGTGTTGCTTAGACCACCATTTAGTCAGTTCACTATAAGTTGATGTAAACTTCTTGAACTTCTCATCTGCTTCTTCGGCTGAACAACCAATAGTACGCTGAACAGCCTTACCTGTACCACCATAAGACAAAGCAAAGTTGCAACCCTTACCATTACCTCTTAACGCTTTCCAATCATCACGCTTCTTAGCTCCCTCGCCATAAAACGCAACTGCTGTGATCGTATGTAAGTCTCCAATCTTATCAGACCCACAGTTCACGCAGTTAGATGGAGGTGCTTTGGCGAATCCGTCTTCTTGAATTTCTTGTGGGTAAGCTGTGCCACATTCTGAACATTCAAAGAAAGCCTTGATCCACTTAGGCTCAAGACTCAAGTTCGTAACTAGCCGAAGCTCTACACCTGCGTAATCAATGGCCGCTAACCACCAATCGTCATCACGCACAGCCACACAAGAACGCATCTTAGCAACAGCTTCGGGTTTATTTGGGTCATAGGTAGCAGGTATGCCTTGAAAGGGAACACGACACCCTCCATCTTTAACTTTCCAAGGCTTACTATTCGTCTTACATGAAAAACGACCTGTGTCAGCGGCAAACTGATCAAACTTAGGCTTGAGAGTCCCATCTGGTCCAACATCTTCTACAAATGGAATGAGATACTGACCCATTGCCTTCCCAAGCTCACGAAAGGTCTTAACCTTAGCCATAAATGGAAAGTCATCAGAAGCCTTCTCAATGACCTCTTCAAGAATGTCTTTGGAAGTAACGACCTGACCCGATTTTTCACTCGCCTTAAGACCTGGAACACTCAACTCTCTAAATAACAAGCCGAGCTTTTGAGGGGATAGGATGTCATAAGTAAGTGGAAACTCAATCTCCTCTGTACCTACACTCTTACCGATAATCTTCACAGCCTTAGTGACTACTCCCTTTTCATCGGGGTAAAGTCGAGAGGCTTCTTTACGAGCTTCGTCTACACGAGTCTTATAGCTCATCCCCTCCACTTCCATGTGGTTAAACTTGTTTTCTCCCTTCAGATCTCCTTTAAGGACTCGAACATAGTTAGGGGTAATGTCTCGACCTAAGATTTCTTTTGCTCCATCATAGACATCAATCAGAGAGTCGAACCATAGCTTCTGCCCCTGTTGGCTATACTTTAAGGCTGTGTCTCGATCAATGTAGACACGATTTCTGTGCATCCAACGAGTTGAAAGTAGACACATACGCTCTAACTTATACATCGAGTTAGTGTGTTCTTTAGCTTCGGTGTACTTCTTATAAAGTACTTCCCATAGTCCAAGCGTACACATTGCATCACTAGCGGCATACCAAACACATGGTTCCCAACTCACATCAAGTTTGGAGTAGTTCTTGTCGGGAGCATCGGGCATAAGATCTGATAGCTCAATCATCTCTCGCTCAAGGTGGGCATTAGTTAAATGCTTTAGTCCTCGACCACCTTTTTCACGAGGGTTCAAGAGATACTGAATGATATAGGTGTCGTGCCATTCAAATGAGTCCCAACGCTCCTCACCAAGACCCGACTTGTACTCGTTGAACTCCAAAAACTCTTGGTCAAAAGCGGCGTTGTGGAATATAGGCTCTGCTTTCACAGAGAGGTCAAGCAGACGCTCAAGTGCAGGATACATCAATCTCCAAGGAATGTTATGTTCCACACCCTCTTGATGACCAACAGGGAAATAGTACCCCTTATCCTTATGGGCTGACAAGCAGACCCCTACAATCGTATCTCTTGTGCGTCCGTTGAACACACGATTATCAAGACCTGTTGTCTCAAGGTCAAGCCCATACGCAACGCTGTTGATACACTCATCAATACATTGGTCTAGGTTTTCCTTTGTGCCTAAGATTAACTCGCAATCTTTCATCCACAACTTGGGTTGTATATTTGGTCGTCTTAATGACTCAAGCATATCGGCAAACATATGTCGCACCTCCTTATAAGTACAGCTTGCATCCTCTTATTATATGAGAAAAGGCAAAGCGTAACCCCTTATTTATACCTTTATGTCATCAACACAATCTCTCTCTTGAAAGGAGAACCACATGACAATCGCAAACATCTTCAAAGCACCTACATCACGAATCATCCTCAGCTCGGCTTTCAGCAATCGGATGCTAATTGATGAAGCTCTATGCCACAAAGTCAACATTGATGTTGACCAAGCTAAGGCTATCGTCAGTCTCGCTGAAATGGGGTCGAACATAACCTTCTCCAACGCTATCAACCCTCGCCATGAGTCTACTGTGGCTCTCGCTCAAGGTCTGACCAAGAGCGAGTGTGTCGGTGGTAATGTCAGCCTCTCTGACGGTGATGTGGTGGTCATCATACAGCCCTCAGCAAGTTCACGAAACGACACAGAGTTCGTAGTCGAACACTTTAAAGAGTGTATCTTCCAAGTGATCCAGCAGATCCCCCTCTCAATGCTTCAGCATTGACAGGTGGCGAGTATGCAGATCTACACAGATGTCGATCAGTGTGGATTATTCGGAGCTAAATACTTTGGGCTTAACGAGATGCTTGTCTGTTCAGCAGACGCTCTCTTACGCTCCAAAGGTGGCGATGGATATGACAAAACACATCGTGAATACCTTGAACCTCTTGGCTCACAAACCTTAGTCCTACAGCGTACCGAACAATGTGGTCCAGGCTGGTGGGAAGTTATCAAAACAATCTAAAAAGGAGAATGAATATGCCTTACAAACGAATGGAAAATGGAGAGACTGTATGGGTCGAAGTTGGTGGTCGGTGGCGAAATGAAGTTCGCTACTACAGCCGACCACCACAGCCTGCCCCCGAACCTGTCTTTCGGGTTCGAGAGAACATCGACTACAACACAGGTAAGACGACACGAGAGATCATTGTCGTAGAAGATAAAGAATAGGGTGTCTATGATAAATCGCTTTGAGAGTAGATCGAGAAAAGTAAACACGATGCAGGACGCTTCTTTTGAAGAAAAACTCAACGAGCTTGGACTCCATGCTCAAGACTACATTGAAGATCACACATACCCTCATCTCATCTCTGTGGAAAAGACCACTATGTCTGCATACGATGGTATTCACGATGGTGGTTTTATTGTACTAAAAGTAGACCCAAAAGAGATGAATACCTTCAAAGATATGGTTCACAGCCTTCAGCGTACTACACAAAATCTACGACTAGGTGGACTCTATCTTATTGAGGGGACAACAGTTCTACGAGTGTTTGCTCATTAAGACATGGTATAGTATCTCCATCTAAACGAAGGAGATTTACTATGGTTGAGTTGGCGAACCTAAAATATGGTATTTACGCTCTATTGAGCCTGTTCTTGGTTTCTGTAGGGGGCAACGCTTGGTCTGTCTACAAAATGCAACAGATGGACGCTACGATCCAAGATCAGCTAAATGGAGTTCTTAATGATAACGCTACGAAAATTGCGGCGATAAATACCAAACTAGGAACTGTGCAGTCTCAGATGGTTGATCGAGCTACGCTTGAACAAAGAGCGTCAGAAATCATTAGTGGTCTTGATCAAAGAACACAACAGGCTATAGACAGATACACCTCTGAGACAGGAGCGAAAATCAATGCGATTAGTCGAAGATTTGTTCGTATGGAGTCAAGGGTAGAAGCAGGTGTAACACGCATCGGAGACTTCACAGACAGAGAAAAACCCACAACCCCACCACCTCAAGATTGGAGAGGTGTAAGTACACAAGATCAACAGTGGTGTGAGAACCGAACAGACGAAAGGTGTCAACCTTTCAAGTTTACATGGGAATCACCTTTCCGTTTACATGGTAAACCTGTTTACTCGTTTACAAGTAGAAATCTTTGGACTGGTGAAGGTTCGGGTGTAGACTTCAACTTAGCGTTTAAAGTAGTAGCGATTAGTTATGGCGAAGACCAATCTCGTTTAGGTAGTGGTGCTGTACAGAACCAAGGCATACACATTTATGGTGGGTACTTTGATGATCAAGGAAAGTTTATTAATATAGAGGGTCTTGAGTCCGAAATGTATTCTGGTGATCCCAATCTTGATCCTCAACTCATCTATATACCCCAAGTACCCGCAGGTGGTTTAGGGTTAACGCTAAAGATGTTCGAGCCGAGCTTACTTGTAGGGTCAACTTATCAAGGGGGGGAGTTTGGGCTATCTATAGGGGGGAGTTTCGTCAACTTTGTTAAAGGTCAGTATCGTTTAGGTGCTAACTTTTCTCTAACCGAGTCCAATCAGTATCTAGGATTGATGGGTACATGGCATCCTTACATCATGGGTAAAAACCTCAACATCGCTCCTGGTATTGGTTGGGTTTACGGAACTGATGGGTCGAACACTTGGTCTTTAGGTGTTCACTTTCAAGTCTGGTGATTTCTAAAGCCGATAATACTTCTTAAACCCTCGCCAATCTTTGGGGTGCATCTCACGAGTCATACTAGGTATCTTAGAGATGACTATCCACTCCCACTCCGTATGCTCGTGATCTAAAACAGGTACGATCTCTTCCTTACACACCCCGACATACATCGTGTAAATCTTGTCCTCTACATGATCTACAACTTTATATTGATCGGGTGTGATGCCTGTCTCTTCTTCAGTCTCTCTTAGAGCTGTCTGATAGGTCGTTTCATTTGGCTCTCCTTGACCTCCTGGAAAGTTCCAATAACCCGACCATTTATCGTGTTTGTAGTGGTCCCTCTTCATTATGAGGGTTTTGTTTCCACATAATAGCATTACACCTGCTCCCATGACCGACTCCTTTCAATAACTTATTTATGAGCATCCTATTGTACTTATTAAAGGAGTATAAATATGAAGCCATATCAGAGAGTCGCTACTCGACATTACCATAGAAATGTTTCATTAAGAGCGTCAATGTGGGCGATCCAAAACAGCCCCAACACTAGAGTCTCAAGCACAATCACTCGTGAGATAGATGTCCGAGTATTGAGCGTGTTTGGCGAGGGTATGCTCCGACAAGCTCACAACAAAACAGCGATCATCAAAGGTCTAGGTAAGAAGCTAAGAGAGCTGTACCAAGCGTTTCAAAAAGCTCCTAAACTTTGGGAAAAGTTCAAAGAGGTTTTAGGGATCACATCAACGAACCCTGCAAAGCTCTACTTTGAACTATCGAAGAAGTTTCAAAACCTCTTAGACGAGGGTGCGAGATGGTGGGGTAATCTAAAGAAGAAGATGAAGAAAGACAGTAAGATCATTCACTTTCTGTTCCTATACGCATCTAACGCTCCTACCTTCACTTCCATTATTGAAAGCGTACTTGAAAAGCATGGAGGAAAGACAGGTGAACTAGGTAAATGGTTGTCAAAGACGATCACACCTGTGGTCGGCAGAGCAAAAAATATGTCGGAATGGATAGATAACTTTTTAGAGAAGCACCCTTTGCTGAAGCTCATTACGATGCCTGCTAAAGCATATCTCTATTGGGTCATATGGATCAATGTTACAGAGATCAGTTGGAAGATCTCAGACTTGATAAAAGGATTTCTAGGCATGATCTCGTGGACGGACTTACTTGAAAGTCTACCCGAAAGTGGGATTGGATTTATCGTAAGTCTTTTATTCCCAGGCATACCTGGTGGTTGGCTCGCTAAGTCTCTATCAATCGGTTGGAACGCTATCTTAGTTCCTGCTGTTGGCATACAGTTATATGCCCTCTACACTAAAGGTTTAGTAAACGAACAGGGACAACCAGTATGAAGCCTTATCAAAGAGTCGCTAGTCGCTACATGAAAGCTAAATACCAAAAGGGCAACATCACTATCGAAGTTGTGTCTAGCGATGGTGGTAAAGTTAGTGTTGAGTTAAGAGTCGATGGTGAATACAGAGGACACTGTGAAGCCCATGTAGGCACTTACACTCTTGAGGAGATGGGTAGAGGACACTTTGCTTGTGCAGATGACATTGAAAAGTTATCCGAAGAGTATTGGTTTGAGGACGAGATGTTTCGATATGATAGCAGTAAAGATGAACCTGTGGTTCTTGTTGTAGAGGTTGTCAATTCTTATCTCCACCCAGACCTACAAGGCCAGAGGTGTGGAGTTCAAATGTATGTTGAGGTGGTCAAAGAAGTGTTCCTTAAACATGGTAGGTTGCCTTTGCTGTTCATGCCTAACTACTGCCACAAAAAGTCTACCTCTGATAAGGCTCTAAGGGTATGGAAGTCATTCGCTAAAAAGTATCACTCAGAGGGTGATGTCATCGTAATAGACAGAACCCCTCATTTGTAAGAGAGCTTAATAGTTTCTTTATCGCCTCGCTTTATTGAAAAATCGAAGCGAGGTAAAAACATGGAAAAGTATATCCCAATAAGTGAGCCACTAGTTAATCTACCAGATAACTGTCAGTTCGTTGATCTTCATACAATCCTCTGTAGTAAAGGGGAAGAAGGAGCTGACCTCTGCGAAATCATCGAGGGGAATGAACTTCTGTGTGGATCAGAAAACCAAGAATGTGAGATCACTGAAAGTGGTGTTTCCTGTAAACACATAGCAGAGTCGATTGATTTGAAATCAGAAACTAGACCAACGATGCAAGATGTCTTTGTAGGTCATGCTTATCTTGTAGTGGTAGCGGCTATCTTGAGTCTCGCTCTGACTCAGATCATTAAGCCTTTCATCTTCAAAACCTGCAATGAGAAATCAGACGCTGTAATAAGACTCTTTGCAGTCCTAACAGGAGCAGGGATCGCCTATACCTTATCAAAGCCATTTATGATGATTGATGTGTATATGGGTGCTTGTGCTGGTGCAATCAATGCGTTCGTAATCAAGATGTTCAAAGCAAAGGTCAAGAAATCACTAGGTGTAGAAGATACACCCGAACCTAAGAAAGAGGCAGATGATGAGTAATCAAAATTCTAGTAAAAGAGTCGCTTCTAGGTACATGGAAGCAAAGCTCTTTGGACTACTAAGTAACCACATTGGGTGGCAAGATCTCAGCCGATTTGAGAAACAGCTACAGTGGATGTTCAAGAAAGGGCAACACAAAGTAACTAGTGTCCTCGACCGAAAGGGAGAGAAGGTTATCAAAGTTGAAGCCTCAAAGACTAAGATTTCTATCAGTGGTTTCACTAGCAGTGGATCTGGATATGACTACAAAAACTTAATCGTAGAGGTCAATGGTCGGGTCATTAAAAAGACTGATGACCTTAAAGAAGTCAATAAAGTCGTTTACAAGACCCTGTTAGATTTAGGCTTAAGACCGTAGGAGGAATATATGTCGCTTAATTTATATCACTACAAAGCAGAAGTTTTATCAGTATATGACGGAGATACCGTCACCCTCATGATAGATCAAGGCATGAAACACTTTGCGAGAGTCAAGGTTCGTATGGTGGGGATCAACACACCAGAGATCAGAACCAAAGACCTAGATGAAAAGGCTAGAGGATATGAAGCCAAAGAGTACCTTAAATCTCGCATCGAGGGTAAAACGGTTGTCGTTCATACCGTTAAAAAAGGTAAGTTTGGTCGATGGCTCGGTGTCCTATGGGCTTATGAAGAGGACATGAATGAGCTAGGTGAGTCTCTTAATGATGAGATGATCCGTATGGGTCATGCTGTCGCTTACGATGGTGGTAAGCGATAGCCTATACGCTCTCAGAGCGTCAATGACCGAAGGCTTCTAGGTTATCCTTAAAGACCTCTCGGACTTGAGTGATTTGAGCATTCAAGACTTTATATGACACCTTACGAGCCGAAGCCCACATCCTCTTGCTCTCGTATTCATCATAGCGAAGCTCAAGCCACAGCGAGTAGTACATATTCAGTTTGTCTTTACCAAAGCGATCAAGCAACAGCTCTTTCATGTACGCATTTTCCGAACGCTCCTCAACGCTACTGTGAGTATCACCATCTACATAGTAGTCGGGTTCTCCCACTTGCACACCTGTTTCAGAGTCGGTCTTGGAAACCACTTGAGCAACCTGCCAACCTTCTGACTCAAGGTTTTGGATATGATGGACAGGAGCATAAGGGGTCGTAGTCTGCTTTGTCTCGTAAGCCTTGATTTTATTCACCTCTGATTGAGTCCTCGCACCACGAGTCCGTTGGAGAGCATCTTGACCTTCTTGGTACTTTTCACGCACCACATACTGCAAGAACCACTCATAGACCACCGATGGCTTCACCGTCTTGCCTTTATCAAGCTCTTTTTTGAGCTGATTTTTCTCGATGAAGTGTTCGGTAAGGAAGCTATGGAAGTAGCTTACGATCTGATCCTCTGGTAGCGTGAAACGCTTGTTGTAAGGGGTTCTTCTCTGAACCATCTCAAGCACACGCTCATAGTTCTCACATCGTGCGTCATAGAGCCAATTTTCAGTCTCATTACGCACTACCTCAACAGGCTTTGCCTTTTTGGGTTGTAAATATGAGAAGATCAAGTCGAAGTGGTCGTCTGCTGACACTCCAAACATCATGTCGAAGTGGGTACTCGCACCACTCCTAATAGGGTACTGTAAACCCTTAGTTATTCTATTCATTTGTGTCTCCGAGTTATCGGGTTAAAGGTTGACTTATTGGACATCTATCCAAGTCAGCCCCTACCTTATCACACACAACCCGACAGGACAAGACTTTTATCCTCTTTCAGATATTTATAGTTCGTTTATAGTCGGTATCTTCTGTAAACTTCATTCCCATCAGAAAGCGAGATAGATATGAATATAAAACAAGCAAATCAGATGTTAAATCAGATCAAGAAATCTAACCTCCACAACAAGACTAAAGTTGCTCAAGAGCTTGTAAGAGAGCTTGAACTGTATATCAAATCGGCTGGAATGAAAAAGCAAGCTGATCTGAGGCTGTACCTTCAAAGTGATGGAGATCTTAAGAAGATCTTCTTCTATTGGGCGAGTGCCGCTCTTTCTCAGATGACAGGTGAACCAGAGTTACAAGGGATGACTATCCCTCCTGTTGGTTCTGATACCCCCACAGAGTATGGGACAAAGATCCTCAACCAACTTGGTGGAGGTGGAGGTGGTTTTAGAAGTCGAATGAGAAGGCGACAAGCAAGCGTTGCAAGATACGCAAACTTCTTGAACAGTCTCTATGAGCAAATCAAACCAGCTCTCTCTAAAAGCATCAACATCACCTTCAATCAATTTGTTAAAAATAACAAAGAATTTAGGCGACTAAGAAGCGACATTCTTGACGATCTTTGGCAGAGATCTACGATGTGGGCTGTCACAGGCAAAAGTGGAATACCTAAGTCTAGTGAAAGTAGGGAAACATATATAACCCCTTGGAAAAGGATCGAGGAAAAGGTCGAGGGGGGAAGCTCTATCGCTGAGAGAGTTATGAAAGCTATTCGTAAGGGTGTATTCAGTGCGATGGCTTCTAAAGGACGCTACCTAAGTCTTGAGGAGAGAAGGGCATTAGGAATAGCTCTCGTAGACGGAAAGAAAATAAGACAAGAGTCCACAGAGGGTCAATCATCTTCTGGCGAAGAATACAGCAGACTTGATCAACTCTCTGCTGAGGGACATCTTGAAAACTTACTCGGTGTGTCCGACAGCCAAAAGTACATGGAACAACAAGGGTTGTCTGATGAGACTTTGGAAGAAATCGAAGGAAAGTTAACTGATGGAAGTCTTGATAACCAACATCTAAAGTGGCTCAAGGGGCTACAGGGGCTTTTGTTATCTGACCATATTAATAAGAATGACGCTCTGATCTCAGACTCCTTGAAGCCAAATTTCTTTAATGGTGTATATGATAGTGTCGAGTCAAATGCTCTCGCTAGAGAGCTTCTTGAACTGACAGGGAACCCAGTCACCGATGAACTTGATGAGCTTATCAGAAGCTATCATTCGGGTGAACTCGATGAGCTTGATCGTACTGATGCAGAGTATGACCTCATTAATGATGGTTGGTTGATTGAAAACATCGAAGTCTCTACTGATGCCGATCAAGCTGTTCAGATGATCGAAGATCAAGCTGAAGAGATGGCAGAAGTCGCTGTAAGTGGTATGAGTTTACCCGATGGTAAGCTCGGAGAAGCTATTGCTGATCTCGCTAAGGTCAACCTAAAGTTAGACCAAATGAAAAAGCTGTCAAAGATGTTCACCGAAGAGGGCTTTCATTGGATGCTCGATGCTAACCTGTATCTTGATGACACAGAGTGGGCTTTAGCTCTTAGAGAGTCCGACCCTCAAGCCTTGAGAGCTATCCAAGACACAATCGAAGAGCATCAAGAGCCTCTTTTACCTCTAGGTTTGAAGCACATCTTTAACCCTGCTGTCTTTGCTGACAAAAAAAAGGTGGTAGCGATCAAAGAGTTTGCCGACCAATGTATGGATCAAGGTGTCGTTGAAAAGATTATCGGTGGCAATAAAGGACCTCTAGGTTGGTATCTTGAGTTAGCAATCGTCTTAAACGGTGGGTCTGTCTCTTTAAAAGCAGGTGGAAAGACCTTCAAAGTTGAAGTCGAGGGATTAAGGTTCTTCAAAGTCACGAGATCCGTTTATAAAGGATTGGTTGAAGCACTTTCTGTGGCATCTGACGCTGAGGTTGCAAAGATTACGAAAGACCTTGAAGATCTTATTGCTCCGTATAGGCCAAACGGTTTGGATTATAAGATGTCTGACTTTGTGGAGAACATCATTACTATATACAATAATCCAAAGTACAAAACTATACCAGCGAAAGCAGGGCAAGCTCATAAAACCGTCACAAACAGTGGTGGTAAACTTAAAGGCTTCTACAGTGGTATCGCTAGTGAGCTTGTTCGTTATCGTTTCTATCTCGACATTGGTCTGACTGAGGGAACTAACTTACCAAAGGGTCTAGGTAATAATGACTGCGATAGTCGTGTCCTATACCTCATCGGACCCATCCCTACAAAAGAACTAAACGCTGTTAAGAGCGAAAGTTATGATCAGCTCATTTTACCGCACTGGACTAATGAAGTACAAAGTGCTATAAGTGCGAGAGAGTCTGTCTTGATCAAGAAGAAATCGGACTTAAACACCTTAGTTAAAAAGGTATTCAAAGAGTTCGGCATCGAGGAAGGTACTGAGCTATATGAGGCATTTGTTCAGTTAGGTTAATCGTTAGTTTATTTATATTCATATCTCTCTTGTAAACTATCGGAAAGAGAGAGAGATATATATGAATATAAAACAAGCGACACAGATGTTGGATCAGATCAAGAAATCTGATCTGCACTCCAAGACTAAAGTTGCTCAAGAACTTGTAAGAGAGCTTGAGCTTTACATCAGATCGGCTGGCATGAAAAAGCAAGCCGATCTGAGGCTTATCAAGGAAGATGAGAATAGCCTTCTCCATATCTTCGCATATTGGGCTACTGCGTCTTTGCTTAAGCTCAAAGAGCTAGGAGAACCAAGTTTACAAAGCCTTGATATACTCGAACCACATCCAGGGGATAAGGCGATTGAATTTGGGTCGAAAGTCATGAGAGGTTTAAGAAGGAAAAATGCTCACGCAGTGATGGTTAATGACCTATATGAAAAGGTTAAAAATAATCTTAAAATAGGAATAGACGATACCTATTCTAATTTCATAGGAAACAACAGACGCTATAATGTGGGTACTACACTTGAGGACTTGTGGCTCACCGCAACCTCATGGTCTATGTCGCACAACACTGATGTCATTGATCGGGTTGAAGAAGGCAGGACGATGAGATCTGATGCGTATGTGTTCCCGTCTATACAAAAGAAAACCCAAAGGTCATCCAGCGTAGCAGAATCTGTGATGGACGCTATCAAAAAAGGTGTTTTTAATGTCATGTCTTATGAGGGGAGGTTTTTAACGCAGACACAAAGGATTGAGTTCGGTGTTGTTAAAAATGAAGGTGGTATTAACAGACCTGTAGGTCTTGAGGTAAGCAAAGGGGATGAAACTTTCGACAATCCAGGACTCGCAAGAAAACAGGTTGAGACCTATTCTAAAAACGAACTCAACGAAATGACTGACGAAGAGTTAGAGAGACTAAAGGCTCGTCTGATTAGTGGTGAGTTTGATGATGAGGATTATCTGTATGAGAAGCTCGTCATTCTCAACCAACTCGTCAAAAATGGAAACCTCAAGTCTGGACACGAATACTTTGAAACTTTATATGACGATTTCTCTGAAGGTCGTTTTGATGGGGATTTAAAAGACGCATATAGAGACATATTAGTCGAAGTAGGTGAACTCACTCTTTCAACTGCTGATGGTCTTGATCTACTCTCTCGTTTTGAAGCAGGCGAATTTGATGAAGATCTTCAACTCAAAGAAGAGATGAAAGAAAATCTCATCGAAAGTGGTTGGGTCATAAATAATATAGAGCCTTCTATCGAAGCTCAAGAAGCCGCTGACATGATTGTGGAAACAGCCGAAGAAAGAGCTGAGGCTGTAGTTGATAGTATGGACTTGGGTGAGGGTGAGCTTCAAGAAGTAGTCGAAGAAAAAATCAAACTCGACCTACAGATCGTAGAGTTAGAGAAGCTATCTAAGCTGTTCTCGGACGATCAATTCCATTGGATGATTGACTCCAATCTGTATCTAAAGGACGATGAATGGGCTTACGCTATTCGTTATTTCAACAAAGATGCGATGGTAGCCCTTCAAAATACCATCAAAGAACATCAAGCACCTCTCCTCCCTGTCGGTCTGAGATATATCTTAAACTCACAGACATTCATAGACGAAGATAAAGTTAAGGCGATCAAAAAGTTCGCTGATAACTGTATGGATGTCTCTAAGTTATTCCTTAGTGATACAGGTCCTTTCTCTTGGTATGTAGAGTGTGCCATTCTGTTGAATGGAGGAAGTTTAAAGTTCGATGTAGCAGGATCTGAAAAAGAGGTGACAGTTGACAGCCTGACCTACTTTATACCTCACACTATTGGAACACTCCCTAATAAAGAGAAAGGGTTTTACGATCTCGTTAAGATGATGAGTGAGAAAGAGAGAGAAGAACTAGCTAGAAAGATTGACCAAATAGTCAAGCCGATTATACCAAAAGCAAGCAAGATGAACGGTCAAATGTGGGTTGAAAAACTCGCCAACCAAAAAGATCGAAACCAAGCAATAAAAATTGTCGGTAAAGGTGCAAAAGGCGGTAACAAGTTAAGAGCGTTCTTTGGGGCTATTGCTAGTGAACTTGTTCGCTATCGTTTTTACCTTGATCTTGGCTTAACCGAGTCAACTAGTCCTCTAGTACCAAAAGGTCTAGGCAAGGTCGATTGTGATAATACTGTTCGTTCATTAATGGGTCCAATCCCTACCTCTACGATTAACGAAGTTAAAGAAGAGATTTATAACGGTGAAGTTTTAACTCAATGGGGGAAGGAAGTACAAGATGCGTTGAATGCTAGGGTACGACTCAAATGGGACGAGAGGAGAACATTCAATAACCAAGCTAAAGAGCTATTTAAAGCGTTGGGAATAAAAGAGGACACAGAGCTTTACCAAGCATTTATGGATTTAGACTAATCGTTAGTTTATTTATCATCGGTAGTCTAGTAAATAACCACTAGACTACTGGTGATAACATGAGCGAAGACCTACAGATTTCTTATTCTTGCCCTCATTATATTCGATATGAGAGGGTTGGGCTACAAAATGGTATCTACATTATGCCAGCATCACCGATCAATGGTGCTGGACTTGTAGTGATTAAACGAGATGGTGTCGTCCTTGAACCTCAAGGCAATAACCGAGAGGCTACTATCACCACTCCTAATGTGTCTCCCTTTAGGGTGAGAAGCACATCTAATGTGCTTACAATCACCACTACGGAAGGGTTCTCCAACACAATCACTTTACCCCCAAAGATATACAACTCAAAGACACTCATCTCCGTAATACAAAACCAAATCGGAGCTATCCTTGTTGAAGAGACTACATCAAAAGCGTTGAGGTTTTCAGACCAAAAACTTGGGGTTGGGTTCACCCTCACAGGAAGTCTTTTAAAAGCACTAGGTTTCAAGAGGCAAAAGCAAGTCGCTAAGACCAAAAAGACCACACCTTCTTGGGGGCTGGTTTCACGACTCAACGGACACGACATACAGTTCAAGAGTGAACTAGAACCAGAGGGGCTACTAGAAATCTCTTACACGACCGAAAAGCGATACTGTAGGCGATGTGGAGGAACAGGAGTAGAGAACGACTTTAGGTTCGGCACAGATGGAGACATTAAAAAGGTACAAGATACAGACCTTCTATATCAGAATATAGCTAAGACTCTACTTACAGAGATCGGATCTAACCCATATCACGCTTGGTATGGATCAAATGCTAACCGACTCATCGGTCAAAAGAACAATGCTTCGGTAGGTGTCGCATTAAGGATGAGCGTTCAACAAGCACTAGATAAGTTGCAGAAAATGCAACAAGACCTCAAGAGGGTACAATACCTCAGCCAAGAAGAAAGATTAATGAGCGTTCAATCTGTGGAGGTTTCAGCACTCAATGACAATGCGACTGCATTATTGTGTAATGTCGTAGTTCGTAGTGGTGCTAACCGTCAAGTAAGCGTAAATATAGTTTTTGAAGTACCAGGTAGCATTTCATTAGATGGGAGTTTGACATGAGTTATAGCTTAAAAATCGTAAAGCCAGATGGGGTCAGCTCCACAACATCAACTAGCTATTCAACCGACAAAGAAGAAGTATTCATTCATGGTCTTGTTGAAGGGTATGACCAAATCACAGTGTCATTCTTAGATGAGGAGTTTACATCCGTAGGTGTAGACGCAGACATCGTTATTAGTAATGGTTCATGGGTGTTTCCAGACCCCGATACCTCAGAGGGGATTGACTTAAATCAAGGAGCTAACAGCTTCCTTATCTCAGCTACGGATGGATCAAATACGACCTCTTTAACACTGATTGTTATCTCTAGCTTAGACTCAAACACAGCTAAACCCCAACCTCCCATCAACATAAAAGCTGAAAGAGCTGATAATAATGTAGTCCTTAGTTGGGTGCATACTGACTCCGAGATTAGCTTTTATAATGTGTACGCTTCAACTGTAAGTGGTGGAGGGAATGGTTATCAACAGGTCAACAAGATACCTATCGACCCGATCACCTATGGGTTCAAGTCGGAGAAGGCTACCCCCTTAGTAGATTTCTCAAGTGACATCGAAGCCATCGAAGAAGATCCGAATGTTCTCACTATAAAAGCCCTACAGAACACGACAGAGAGCGATGTTGGAACACAAGAGATCGCTGAGAGCGTGGCTCGATTAAGGGTCGCAACAAGTGTCTCCTCAATCGAGTTGGAGACAAAGGTATCCTTCAGACACAATCGAACTAGTCCTAACTCTGCGAACACAATAGAGATTGGTGAATTTTCTTCTCTCAATGTAAACACACCTCTTTATTATGTCATTACAGCAGTCAAAGTTGTAGAAAACCAATCAGTGGAGTCTGCATTTAGTGTTGAGGTCGGGTCAGCACCTATCAACTTACAACTCATCAACACGACCTTACCAAATGTGACTGACTCACAGATTACAGAAAGTATGATCTCAGCTATTTATGATACAGATCCCACAGCGTCTGTTCAAGCAGGGTCAGCTATAAGAGACTTATTCATTGACCCTGTTGTCTCTGAGGTTTCTCGTATTAGAGTCCTCTTAGATTTCTGTTACAAGGCGACCAACTTTGTGTCTCTTAACGATATAGATGACCCTACAGGATTAGGGGATTCCATCTTTGTATCAAACTCTAGCTACAAACAGCTCTTAAAAGAGGCATACTTCTTAGATACCGACACACAGGTACAAAACCTTATCGACATCTGTTTTGATCGCCTAGCATCTAATCTAGGGATCGTCAGACTGTCGGGGCAAGTTGCGAGAGGTGAAGCTACTTTTTTCTCAAGGAGTCTGCCTACATTTGACCTTATCGTACCTATTGGACAACTCATCTCTAGTAGTGGTGTCAGATTTCGGACTGTTCAAGCTGGAACGATCACAGTTTCTGAAGCACCTAACTTTTACAACCCTATCACACGCAGATATGAAATCACCTTACCTATTCAAGCTGACACAGCTGGTCTGAGTGGGAATGTAACATCGGGTCAAATCACAACAGGTGCTCCATTGGGGTTAAGTGTGATTAACAATGCACCTACATTCGGTGGGTCTACAAGAGAGACAAACCAAGAACTGATGACACGAGCAATGACCTACATATCTTCTGTAGATGTAGGTACAAGAGCTGGTTATGAACGAGTAGCTAGAGAGTCAGCAGGTGTCTTAGGTTATGAGGTTATAGATGCAGACAACCCATATATGCTCCGAGACAACGATCAAGGAGGTAAGGTAGACATTTGGGTTAGGGGAGAGCTGTTGAGCCGAGTGACCGATGTATATGCTCCGTCTTACAAATCAAGAAGAGACTCAAGGTTCATCCCGATACAGTCAGAGGGTGCGTACAAGTTCCAAGCATCTGATGCCACCACAGAGAACCCCCTATTTCAAATGATTGATCGAGCAGGTACATTCGGACTTAAAAACCAAACAAATGGTCAGTTCTTTGACCTTACAGGAGCAACTATTTCTGAGGGTAAAACCCTTATCCTCGATGACACCATACCTCAACCCACATATCGTATGACCGACATTATCTTAGGTGATTATCGAACCGATGTGACTAATAAAGTCGTGCTAGATAGACAACCTGTCAGACAAGTGATTTCTGTTCGTAAAGCAGACGGTACTGATCTCAGCTACACCTTTTACAAAACTGAAGATCCTCTTGTGCAAGGACAGTCATCAAAAGCTCAAGACTACATCATCATTGATAATGACGGATTAGAGAAGATCATCTCAATCACAGCCGAACAACAGACCCTCAATGAACTCTACACCGAAACCCTATCTAATCGTGGGATCGACATCACAACCATCGTAGCCAAAGACTCAAATGGCAATACCTTTTCTAGCCCTCTCACCTCTACGACACCAGATTATGTGATTGAAGTGAATGGTGATCTGACAACGATTAAGAGGACTACAACAAGCACAATCACATCGGGTCAGACGGTATTTGTCGATTATGAGTACCTAGAAAACATTACAGTTACTTATCAGACAAACCTCGTAGTCTCTAACTTACAGCTAGAGGTTGATGAGCAAAAGCACATGGGAGCAGATGTCCTCGTAAAAGAAGTGACCCCTGTTCGAGTGAATGTGAAAGGTCTTGTCTACTTAGAACAAGGGGTATCTGCTACGAGTGTTGACTCGATCATCAAAGCCTCATTGTTCAACCTCATAACAGAAACAACTCTTGGGGGTAATCTTTACCCCTCCGATTTCATTCGGGCGATTGACTCTGTACGAGGTGTTTCTTATGTGTCTGTTCCTTTGACAGAGCTTTCATTGACCGAAGGAGATCAAATCCTTCGTGAAGAAGTGAACCCCACAGTGCCGATAGAGATTACAGAGTTTACAAGCTCTAGTCATAAAGTGTGGCTCATGGATGTGCAACTAGACCATGTTCCTGCCACTAGCGGTGGATCAAATGTTCGGGTGTTTTTGAACCGAACAGAAATCGAAACGCTATCGCTAGGACAAAGAGAAAATGCCTCTAACTGGATCGGAGTGAAAGGAAGCATCGTAGGTTTGGAGAAAGCCTACATCAGCACTAACGGAGTTCTAACAGAGATCCCTAACTCTGCTCGGAAACTTCTGATCTCATTACCGTTAGGTAAAACACCTTTGGATTACGACATTGAGGTGAACTACACTTGTGGCAATGGAACAGGTGTGGTGGGTGAGATTAGATTAAACAACTTTAGTTACTTTCAAGTGGGCGATCTCAGCTTCACTTATGAAGAGGAGAGAAGATAATGGTTTATGATTTCGACCCTCGCACAAACAGAGAAAATCTAAACTCAAAGTCCTATCCTAGACGACTCTTAGAAGACATCCTCACCAATAAAATCGTAGACTCTATGTCTTTCGGTACAGCTTCAAACTACTTCACTCGTAGTTATGGACCGAATCATAGGATCATTTATGAAGGTGTAGGACGACTCCTCGCAGAGCTATTAGTAGACACCTTAGATAATCTTGAAGATGTAGAATACACCCAACTACGAGCTGAGTTCGTAGCCACTCGACTCTTGTATCTCGTATTCCCCGATGAGGAATCTGTACCTGTCGGTGATACACATGAAGAGACTATCTCGTTTCTTCTACAGACTTATGAAGCTCTACTACAAGGGGCTACCAAGAACTCTGTGGATGAAGTGTTGAATGACATCGCAGAAGGAAACGCTGTAGTTGTCAGCACCGTTGAGGGGTATATAGCTAACCTCAAATCTTCCATCCTAGCGACAACAGAATACAATACAGATGGAGTTTTTAGGACACACAGACACTTTGCTTTCACTGACGAGTCTGGCCTCGGTTCTACCAACAAACCTATTGAGTACAAATGGGGAGATGAACTCCATACGCACGACATAGTGGATGGTGTCATTCAACCGTACATTGATGCCGATGGGAACTCCCACTCTCACGAAGTTTATCTTGGTATTCCAGAGAACATTATTCGACTACAGAATAACTTACGCAAAGTTCTCAACATCACCAAGCCTGCTCACATTAAGACAGGGGAAGTTGCCTCTATCGTTGATGAGGACACACCTATCCTCGCTCAAGGCAAAGGGGATGTATTTAGTCCTATTCTCGGTATCGACCCTGCTCAGACAGATGAGCAGATAATCGAAGCTAACAAGATTGATCCATCACTCCCATATTACAACCAAAACGCTCAGTATGGACTCGTTGGTGTCTCACTAGGTAGTTTGTACCAAGAGGACATGAGAAAGGCGAGAGAGGGTGTTTTTGAGCCGAACAACTATGGTTATGTAGAGGGTAAGACCATACGCTTTTGGAGAACCAACATTAAGGTCGCAGATACCCTTGTCATCGGCACACAAAAGCTAAGGGTCATCTCTGTCTCTGAACGCATATTCCCACTAGATGGGATTTATTCCTCTATTGTAGACTCTAATGGTGAAGCATACACCTACAGGACAATAAGAGACTTAAAAAAAGGACCTCAAAAACATAAAAGAATTACATCGAGCAACATTGAGGTAATAAATGGCACATTTCTACCAGAGAACATTGGGCCGCCTTTTTTCAGAGGTGAACTAACAAGATCAGAAGTCTTAAATGACGGAGAGCCTATCGACTTTAATGGCTCTGTTTATTTCTGTGATCTAATGTCTGATAATGATGACGCTGAGTTAGGGAACATACAAACATCATTAGGTGGACACACAATCAAACTAAGCCATATTGAAGTAGAAGTTGACGCTCAGATCACCTCTACTGGTCTACAGGTTGTGAAGAATGACTCGTCTGTATGGTCTACTAGAGATCAAGTGGCTTATGAGACTGTAGAGTTTGTAAACAACCCCGATCCGATGTGGCCAGCACTAGGTTTAGTTTATAACTACGCAATCAATCTACCTGCATACATCGTTAAAGATATGCTCAAGGTTAAAGATGGACTGCCTGTTAGTATTGAGGACTTAACGATTAAGGTTAATGGTGTCGATGTAGATTATAGTTATCACACCCTATCTTTAGAACACACGAACACCTCCGAAGATGCCAATATAACAAACCCTCATCTTCATGTGTTGAGGATATACGACACTTCACACGAAGCAAACCCAAGCTATATTCCTCTTGCTCAAGCTGATGACAGGATCACTCTTACATACCCTAAAGCCAAGTCAGAGATCAGACGCTTTAGAGAGCTAAATAGCATTGAAATGACACTCAACGCTACTAGACCAACTCGTAAAGTCTCTATGTCTGGTCGGGGTGGTGATAGGCAAAACAGAATCATTGAGACAACATCCCCGATTTCTTATGTCTTGAATGAACCACAACCAATCACTCCCTATACGCAAGAGCAAAAGATTGCCACCTATTCAGCAGGTAGTTCTGACCTCCTCAATACAAGCAATCAAACGCTCAATACCACATACACACTCAATAACTTCTCACTCAATCAAACAGCTACTCAAGAACAGGTATTCAAGCCTGCTTCTAGCACAGTCAATACAGCCAACCCTAACATTTCTTTCTATCAGTTAGGCTTCCGACCTTCATATATCACATCTGTCATAGATAGTGATGGAGTCAGCTACACATACCAACTCAATAAAGATCATGTACTTATTAATGGGCTTACCGAAGAAAAGACACTAACACTATCTGGTATTTCTTCCAACCCTTTTGACTCGAATCTCGATTGGTACAAGGGTGAAAAGTTAGCAGAGGGGCAAGCGTTCTTTAAACATACCTCAACAATCAATGAGGTAAATGGAGAGGTAAATGTTGATTTAGGTGCGTTCACCGAGTCCACTCCCGAAGAATACATGACCAACCCTCTAGGTCTAGCACCAGATCAAATCCGATCTATCTATTCAATGGAGGACACTCAAACTTCGGGTGTTGAAGGAGAGCTGACTTTTTATGAGGATGTCATTACAGGCTACGACCTAGACGGACGAGATGGGTTTACAAACGACTACAACCCCCATGTACCACAAGATGAATGGTTATATCCAGACCCATCACTTTACATATTAGGACCAATCAACATCCCCACTCATTTCTTCTTCGGGTACAGCAACCTAAATACTTCGGGTGGAGATGGATTCTATTTCAGTCTATATAGGATAGACGCTCAAGGAAACAGACAATACCAAACTCTATCACTGAGAGCTGACTCTAATGGGTTTACAGCCCTCGAACAATACCCCAACCCTGTACCTAATGGATCACCACTCGCCTATAGGTTTAGGGATGACAGTCTTGGTTCACCAAACACTATAGATTATGACAATGCCCCAGCACCAAACTTCCTAGCAGAAATCAACGCATCATTTAACCACCTCGCTAATGAAACATACTTCCTTGAAGTTTTCATGGAAGAAGATAATGGGGCTGATTACCTTTACTTCCTCACAAGCGGTACTGATGCAAACTTTGATCTTGAGTCATCTTGGACTACATCTCCCCATGCGTACAGACTAGACCAATCCACTGCTGTGGTTCCCGTCAATAATGTGACCTATACCTATGAGATTACATTCACACTCAATCCAGGTGAAATCAGATCTTTTGAATCTTTGACGAGGAGCAATCGGAGAACGACTAATCTAATCGAAGATAACTCCCAAAACATTGGGTACTCGGCTAACGATAACTATGCAACTCCACCCTCAATAAATCTAGGGTGGAAAGGGTCTTTTGAAACGACTGGTTTCTTCTTTACAAGCGTAGATGACAGATTCCCCTCGATCATAGCAGAACTTGAAGCAAATAAAATCATCATACCTGGGACACATCTATCAGATTCATTTAATCTACCCACAGATGCTCTCACAACAACCTTATTGCTTACACCATCACACATCAATCAAAGTATCCCAGACATTGAAGACAGTGTGCTTTGGGCGTTAAATTATATTGCCGTCCTCGAACAATCTGATTTCCCTCAAATAGAAGAAATTGTTGAGTACAGCTATATACTTAGCGATGGGAATGTTTCGGACATTTACCCAGAGATTCAAGATGAAGTAAATGCTCCTGTATTCATGAGGGTAGTTCCTTCTTCAACAATCTCTCTGATTACAGACGAAGTATCCACTTACATATCTGGCATTGGTGTGTCTAGTGAGTTTAGGCAGATCTCAGATGAAGATGGGTTCTTAGCCAGTTACCTGTTCTTGCCTAGATCAACAAGCAGTTTGATACCAGACATCACAGATGAGGTAAGTACACAACAAGGATTTGTACCAGTGTTCTTGAATGATGATGTTCTTGCTAGTGAGGACTCTGTTATCTCTTATATCTCTAGCATCAACTTTAATGATGTCGTTGACCCCATAGAAGACGCTTTAACTTCTCATATTTCATCATTCAATGCCCAAGACACTTTTAGTGCGTTGCAAGATAGTATTAGCCTAAGCAGATCAATCACAATCGAGGATGTGACCGAAGAGATCCTCGACTCACTGATTGTTCCAAGATATATGTCTCTTGATATGAAGGGAGATATACCAGCCCTTGGTGATCTTATCGCCACGAGTCTAGCTCTTTATGTAGACGATACAACACCCCAAGTTCTGGATGGTAACATTGAATCATTCTTAAGGTTATTTACTGGTGATACAGTTTCAACAACCACTGATTCTTGTCTCTTAGGTATTGGCATCCCCTTAGAAGATACCTTCACTTTTAATGCAGATGCTATTGCCTTTATCTCTTCAACAAACCAGAGCAATTCAGAAAACCCAATTACTGTGGTTGATGATGTCGATGTTGTTTACAATGTGATTGCAGGGGATTATGTTTATATGGCACTTAAATACCCAAATGGATGGTTTGGGTTCGAGTTGCACATATATGAAGCTGGGACATATATGGACAGCCTCGTTTATGTAAATAGTTATGTAAACTATGTAGACGCAGGACAAAATACTTATACTTGGACTCAAGAGACTACTTTAGGGAGGTCAAGACAGGTAGTCAGTCCTGTAAATCCTTACTCAATTCCTTCACTGAACGCTTGGGTGGAGTATGATAACGCAGACGATACAACTACGATGAGAATAGGACCTCTTGATGAGGATAAAGATTACACGATCTTCTTCCAAGCCACTGCTATTTCTGATGTGGCAGAGATCTGCCCGTTAGCAATGAAAAGGGGTAGAGCGAACACAGATCCAGTCAACTACTTGAGTGGGGAAACTTATACAGATTTAGGAAACTCACCGACTGGTACAGGTACACTGAACGCTGATGATCGCTATTTCAAGTACCACACATTCAGACTAAGGTCTGTGGAACAAGACCTCTTGTTTACAGAAGATCAGTCTTATGTATCAGAACCTTCTGTAAATTATGGGAACGATTTTACTACTGTTTACTTTTACATGATTGTGAACGCAAACGCTAATAATGAGTTTTGGTCAATACGAATATGTGAAGCAGACAACACAGAGGTAGCTTCAAGCTCTAACCTCAATAATGAGACAAACTTCATTGAGCCTACTGTACACACAACCCCTGTTAATGGGATAAATGCATTTAACAACCAAGTAGTCAATGGTACTTTCCTGTCCACATATGGATATAGAACTTACTCAAACCCAGACAATATAGCCCCTTTGTCTTATTCACTTCTCAGAGCGAAGAGGTATAAAATGATCGCAGTATCAGCAGACCACCCAGGTGTAGATGTGGGATTGTTCATCAGAGCTAATCCAGTCATTGATACTGGAGCTTCTTACAACACTGTATATAACTCTTCTGACACACTCACATACACAAACCTGTTCCAAAAGGATGTAAATACTGGAACTGTTACATATAGGCATTATTTCTACATTAGAGATGATGGATTTGTAGCATGGGAACATGATCCAGCTTCAAGACCTTAATACTTTATTTATTATGGTCAGTATAATGCAAACAACCCTTAACTGAAGGAATCAACCATGAAAAGTACACTCGTAATCAAAGGCTTCGTAGAAGCAACACTCAGAGACCTTGATGGGAATGTTATCGCCTATGAAAAAGGTGAAAACACTGTCGTAGAGATGTCGAATAACATCGTTATGGACGCTATCTACCCCAGACTTGGAACTGCTGGTAATGGAATTGCCGCCGCTGTAAGACCTGTTACTGCACCGATAACTAATAATGCCACTCATCCTACTGGTGGTCTATACATCGGCCCTACTGGGATTGGTAATGGTTTACTTCATACTCAAGAGACCTCAAACATAAACCAAATCGGTTATATCTGTGTGGGAAATAACAACGGTGCTGACTCACTCAATAACCCACACGCTAACGCTAATGCTGATGTAGCACAACCTGCAAAACAAGTTGATATGGTAGACACAAACCACGATCATACCGATGCCGCAGTCAGAAGTCGGATTATAGACTCTGTTACTTTCCCCTCTGCTAAATCCATTAGGTTCACCACCACTTTTGGAACAGCCCAAGGAAATATAGCTCAAGGTATTTCAGAAATCGCTCTCTGGACAGTAGGAGACAATGTTGACATTGAGGGCTTCGTATCAGCAGAAGTGCCTACAGAAACTACTAACATGAGGTTGTTCGCAAGAAAAGTTCTCGGTAACACGATCACAAAGACTGATGATGGTACACTAGACATCAGCTACACCTTAACTTTCGGTGCGTAAATTAAGGTAGGAGGGTGGGAGATTTGTAAGTCTTAAATAACCCTCCATTGTCAGCCCCATATCTTCAAATGGAGGAAAATATGATCTCTACAAAAATCCCACCCCCTAAAACAACTGCTGTTAACTTTGGGTTTGGCTTTGAGGAAACGCTCGGAGTTAGGGTCAAAGGTGATGTCTTTGGTGTCCTCCAATATGAGGATGGACGAGAAGAAATAGTCTTAGACAAATCGAATGTCTATACCCTCGATGGTGGTATCTTAGCGGCTGTCTTGTTCTCCAAGAACTTAGGAGCAGGGTTCGCTCGTGGTATTGATATGCTCGCTGTTGGTACAGGTGCTTCGGGTTCATCTGCAAGCCCCGACATTGCAGATTACAGACAACGCAATCTCAACACACCTCTGTTTAGAAAGATATTTACGAGTCGTGTATATCGCAAACCAAATGGTGATTTGAGTGCTGTACCTACAAACATCGTTGACTTTACAACCACATTTGAGTCGGCAGACGCTGTGGGTGCGTTAACAGAGATGGGTCTGATGTGTACCGTTTCGGGTGTGTCGGGAGGGGCTAATGAGTTTAGTCAAATCGCTGAAGTATTTCCAGATCGTGATCTGAACATTAACATTACAAATAGCGACATCCTCGTAAACTACCTCACATTCCCTGTGATCAATAAACCAAGTGGTGCAATCTTAGCAATCACTTGGCGATTGACTTTTTAAGGGGAGTGGAATATGTCTAAAAAATACCTTCCCTCTACAAGTCGGGATCTCGACCCTACAAACTATGCGTGGGATAGTGTCGTATATCAAGCAGGTAGACCTATGCTTGATAGTGAACTCAACCTTACCCAAGACATCCTCAATAAGAAGAACACGCTCCCTAGTGGCATGATTTCTTATCAAGGACAAGATGACACTATAGGATCATTCTCTTTTGAAGATCCTTATGTCGGTGGAGTCTTAAACGCTGACTTTACAGCAAACAGCTTCGTCATTAACCCATTCAAAGCTATGGTTAATGGAATGGTCATTGATGTTCGCAATACCGATGCTACTGATGGTACGAACAAGATCACTTTACCTGGACCCATACCTGGTGCTGGTGCTGGAAACAGAGGCGAATTTGTATTCCTTGAAGTATGGAGGAGAGAAGTCACTCCTGCTATGCAATCTAAGTCTAGGATCAAGGTCATCGCACCTCTCCATAATGATACATTCAAATTTCAAATAAATGGGCAATCCAACCCACCACCTCTAAATGGGCAAAACCAAGATACCAAAATCTTAACTGCATTTGATGACCCTAATGGTGTTATTGGGGTAAATGAGTTTCAAGTTGGTGCTACCCCTGCCGAAACAGCTCGCAACCTAGCTCAAGCCATCAATGATTATGACGGTGCTAATCTTGGACTGACTGTTGATGGTGTCACCACATTCGCTGAAACTAGAGGTACAGAATACCTATTCCTCAACCATAATGGAGGAATAGATGGAAACCATGATGGCACAGCAGATAGTTTCACTCTTATAAGCTCAAATAATGCTGGTATGAGGGTTCTTAATCAGCCAGCAGGTGGGTCTAATGGCGAGGGTAAACCCAACGCAAATAAAGTTTACTTTGCAGGGAATGTACTCTCAGACTCCTCGACATACCTTGATGATAAAATCCAAGATCCAAATGTAGCAGTGTCCTCTACCCGTAGAGTCCAAGTTCAATACCGACTTAGAATGGACACTTTTTCAACTGACTTGTCTCAACATATCTTTGGATTTGAGAATGTCAATGTTGAAGCTCAAGGCTCACAAGGTGGGACTGTCGGAGGATACAACTTTATTAAACACCCTACCGATACTGGTCTATGGTATGCAGGAACAGGTTCTTCGGCTGACGCTACTGCTCTCGGAACTGTTGATGGGTATGTCTACGCTATCCCTATCTGTTATGTCTTTCGTAGATGGACAGCAGACAATCTAGGTGCTGATGGGTTCAATACTCTAGGTGCTTTTAATACAGGTGCATTACATGACCATGACGGTACTTTGGCAGATAACGACTATGTGGGTAATGTCACTGTAGGAAGTTCTGATCGACCCGATGGACTATTCGCAGATCAAATCTCGGAATACGATGTCCTTGATTTAAGGCGAAGGGTGTACCCTAGAGGAATTGATTTCTCGGCAGAGCTAGACTATCAGTACCACTCGCTGTTAGATGACACGAATAAGACTTGGTATGCTAAGGCACATAACTTACAAGCCACAGGAGATGGTTCGAGTGGTATCAGTCATACACCACTTGTGTGTGATGCGTATGGTAGGAATGACGCAAACATAGCTCCAAACTTAGGTCAATGGAGACAGAACTTTGACCACATCGCTCGTAGATGGTCAAACGAACCTACTACAGAACGAATTTACATCATCGCCAAACCTGCAAACACTAACCCTCAACCATCAACAGGTATATCTGTTGCTCATGTAGGGGGTACTGGAAACTTTTGGTATGAGGGAGATCAGATCACCATTGATCTGACTACTCTTGATATATCGGGGCATCTAGGTTGGGTTCAGAACAATAATGACCCCTTACCTGCTGACAATAACACGATACTACCGAAGCTCATTGACATCGGGTATTGCTGGCACAATGATGGACATTTTGTTAACGCTATTGAGCAACAAGTTCGTATTCAAAGCATTACAGGTCTAGGGTCAAACCAAGTCGTTCTCACTTTAGACGCAAACCCCTTACTGAAAGTCAACGGTGGTATCAGTGGTGCAGGAGATTACGATTTAGTAGGTGATGCGACTAATGGAGTGTCTACAGGAAGCGATAAAGAAATCTTTATCGAGCTGATCTTTGACTACCCATCTATTGATCGTGGTCTTAGTGGAACTGTAGCTGAAGCTCCTATGCCCGACTCATCGGGATACCCTACAGGATCGGCTGTACTCACAGAGTTGCCCCCCACGAACGCTTACGACCCATATCCAGGTCAAGGGAATGGAAACGCACCTCCTATCTCAAATGTCATACCTAACACCAAAGAAGTGTCGCTAGAGTATGTGTACGCACAGCAAACGATACAACTTGTATCGGGTAGCCCCACAAGCACTTATTTACCTTGGAGACTCTATTACAACTCTAGCCTTGCACCTACTATTACAGATGAAAGTGGTATAGGTACAACCCTTACTCTTGATAATACTAGCACTAATTATCAACACGCTGAGTCAAAGATTGGTTGGTCTAACTCTGGTCCTGCTTGGAACACAGGGCAGAGATTGATAGAAATCACAGCTTATCCTCTTGAACCTTATCCCGATGCACCAACCGATAGCACGATCTTCGTTTATTATCGTAGACACGCACCCAAAACTGTGGGTTCAGACTTTGCCATTACCGTTCCCGATGTTGGAGTTAATGCAGGTGGAGTGATACCAGACGAGTTGAACCTCCAACCCCTCGTTATAGGTAAGGAAATAGGGGCATACTTAAAAACAGGCGAACATTATCCGTTCTTCAACCCTACTGATCAACTCGCCACTCACACAAATGCTTCTAACTATGAAGAGTATAAAACTCTAGGTTCACCCGAAGTGATCTTAGACGATCTTAAGATCAATACAGGTTCAATCAGTCTACCTTCGTTTGTTCCTTTTGTATCTTCTGTAAATGTTACTCTTGGAGATACCAATGTAGGTCAAGTTCCAAGAAAAGACGATGAGAGCAGAGCTTACTACCCTACGATGGAGGACTCTAGTTATTTCCCCTCTGCCTTCGCAAAGAATATGGGTGGAATACACAGCAACTACAAAACTGCCCTCCCATGCCTCATGCGTGTAGTAGATGCCAACCATGACCTCTATCGAAAAGGTGAGGTTGTTTTAGTAGTGTTCGTCAAAACTAACGAATGGGGTCAAGGTGTCGCTGTGGACATGAGAGAAACCTTATCTGACAACTATGTTGCCGCTTGTGTTTATAGAACACGCAACCAGCTTTTGCTCGGAGAATAAAAATGCCTAAGAAGTCCATAGATAGAAACCCAATCACTATTGTTTCAAGTCAAGGAACAGATGCTTCGGGATCAGACACCTCCCTTATCGGGGGTCTTGACACAAGCGTGGTCGCATCAGAAGTAATCTCATCAAACAATACTAGCGAATACTTAGGGAATAATGTTCAGTTAAACTTAGATGACCTCACATCAGATGTACTTGAGGGTCAGCCCCCACGAGTTGGTTTTGGACCTGTTATCTTCTCAAACGGTTCTGTTTCAATCACACATGATGGACGACCAGATTGGGGTCAAGCAAAAGTTGTAGATGCTCCACCTTGGTTAACCTTGCGTAAAAAGTGGGCAGAAAAATTTGAGATGCCACACTATGGAGTTGGACTCAAAACTGCTGTGAACCCATCCTTTAACCCAAAGTGGGTTAACGATGGTGGAGTTTATGATACTGTAAACATCAACTATAGAGATTTAGATGACGACTCAGATCATGGACTAAATGTTTTTGGAATTAACCCTAACTTTAGTGAGATGGCATATCGGTTTAATAACTTTCCTGTACCGATGCAATCAGTACCCCGTAGATCATTCAGCCTCTTAAACCCTTATGAGATATACCCATACCTCTACCAAGAGCCTTTTGTTAATGATGAATCAAACGATTTCTTCAACGCATCCACAGATACAACACTAGGGTTAAATGCAGGAGCAGGTACTGCATCGTTAGGTGTAAAGAATGGACAAGCGTCTATCAACTTGGGATCTCCTTTAAGGACTACCTCATATAGCCCCTATAAGACTGAGGATCTAAGTAATGCAGGTGTCGAAGAGCCTCCCCCTAGAGATGTAGGTGTGGTGATTTCGGGTGTGTTATTCCCTGCTGATCGGGGTGTTCTCGCACTCGTCAGATTCCCTAGCAATCCGAATGATGTAGCTTCCTCTTTCGTAGGATCACCATCTACAACTGTAGCAGATATAGAGTCAAGAGTCATATCTGCTATCAATCTAGGTAAAGGTGCAGGTCCAGAAGATGGTCTACCTGGAAGTGTTATTTTTAACACCTCATATACAGACACATTCCCCTCAAGAAAAACAGGTCAATACGATCTATACGAGTTACACACAGGAAACTACACATCTGAGTCTACAAGATCGAACCTTGGAGCTATTCCAGAGTTAGCAGGTGTTCTGAATAAACACAGAATAGGGAAAGTTAGATTACTAACGGACGCTAATGCCTTCGATGGATCTACAACAAGAGTAGGTGGCATCCCTGTTCTGTTCTCTCCCTATGAAAAGATTTATAGGGAGAGCGATCTCAACTCTCTTGATTGGGATGACTTTTACTCCTTCTCAAACCCGATAGCAGGATTAGGTGCGTATGTTATCGACAATACAGGGGCTACTCTGTCAGCAACTATAAATGCGGCAACAAGTGCCATCGACATTGATGCTCCTAATGGGAATACCCCTTACACCTACTATGCGTATGTAAAGATAGAAAACCGAAACTTCCTCTCATATCGACTGCCTGTCTTAAAAGACTACTCCCCCAATGGTTTAGATACACCTCAAGTAGAACGAGATCGTTTCTTCATCAAGCGTAAGCCTAATACAGATCAAGACCTACCTCAGTATGACCCTAACCTCGAAACTGCTGGTGGGTATATTACTTTTGGTGAGGAAAATAACTACTCTTTCCAAGTTGCTCGATATAGGCAGGTCATTACCCTTACGAGAGACTACCATTATGCAAATCCAAATAATCCACCTGGTGGAATCATTGGACTTTCGGCAGACGATAGTGAACCAGAATACAACTTTGGTTCACTAGCTTTGATCCACTTCAAAACAGAAAGAGCCTTTGAAGCCCTTATCAGAGATGGTGTCGCACCTAGCGATGAAGATGTCTACAGTAAGAACCTTATCGACTACACGAACCTCAACAAGAATGTCGGGAGAGATTTAGGCAATAGTGGTGGTGATGGACTAGATGACGGAGTAGCGTCTTATAGCAAAGAAAACGCTATGTCTGTGTTTAGACCGAACCTCAACTTCATGCAAAAGATCAAATCCTACCCTAAGAACATCACTCTTCGTTCTGAGGCAAGGTCTATAGGTGTCTATCCTCTTAACAACTACAACACAATAGAAAGATCCAACACTTACTTTATGTGGGCTTCGGGTGTTATCTATGTGAACCCATCAAGCTGGTACGCCTACAAAGAACACAGAAGCAATATGGGGGGGTCTTTTAACTACGCTAATGAGGGAAGGGACTACTCAAAGTTTCAGTATACAGCACAAATTGAACCTAAAGACTCTCAAGGCAACGATTCCATTTCAGAATGGGATGGGTCAAGCCCAACTACAGTTAAACCATTCACAACAGTTCGACCTACATACCAATTACTATCGAGCGATCTCACAGCTACTAACAACTTAGTATCTGATGATAGGTGGAACTACCATTCTTCAGATAACACAGGACTCCCTGTATATCCGACACAATCTAAACATCAACAGATATGGGCTAGTTCTGGAGACCTCGCTCCCACTGACACAGCTCTTATAGAGATTAGTGTTAGACCAAAAGGAGATGCTGTTAAACCATTCTCTGATCTCACAAAGTATGACCCTAAAGACGGTTTATGTACTTTCTCGACTAATGGGTTAAGACCCTCAGTTATAGTCAATAAGCCTCATAGACAGTTTGAGAACTTAGGTGTTCATCATATCATGGACAACCTAGATGAAAATGCTTCTTCAGAGATTAAAAAGTTGCTTTACCATTCAGCTCGTAAAGTATCCTTGTTAGAACTATGTGGTGAAAGGTTTACCCCATCGGGATTAAAAGCAGATCGAGAAAATGCTGTAGCCTCTATTGGTGATGTGTATTCACCATCTGAGGTAGACCCTTTCTCTGCAATCCCTGCACTTGCAGGACCAGGTAGTTACGAATCTAATGACCTTTTAGGGCAAGAATACCGAGATAGCGACAACAGCTTTGTGGATATACACTTATTCGCAGACTGGGAAAATACAAACAATGCAACTCAAGTTTATAACCCTAAAACATCTGGCCAAGCCTTCTCAATCTATCGCTATGATGAAGAAGGATATAAAGTCTATGTAGAACTAGAACTCTTACCAATAGGTGGAGATGAAGCTAATGGATATGCCCTTGAGTTATGTTCGGGTTGGGATTGGGTAGATAATACTGATAGTAATGTCAACACAAAGACCGAGTTCAAATACAAGCAGGATGTACCTGTATATCGTCCTGTAGAAAACAACCACACTAGGACATCGGCTAACACTCATTGGGATGCAAAATACACAGCCGTTATTGATGAGCGTTATTACATTGAGTGCCACCCTTCTATCCCTTATGACTATGTTGTAAACCCTTTAGGTGGACCGCTCATTCAAAACGCTGATCCTAAAACAGAATCTAAAAGCTCGATCTTTACACTTGGGAACGCTGATGCAACAGCAGACTTGGGGTTGAAAATCCAAGATGCTCAACTTGGGGAGACTCCTGCCTCTCCATCTATCTACACTAGAAGAGAAATATATAAAGATTTAGGTTCTGGACATTATGATAATGACACAGGGGTTGCTGAAAATACTTTCAGAGGTGAGCCATTACCTAGTGCATTTACAGTTAATGGGGGAACTCCCGACATCACAGGAGGTGGAACATTCACAGCAGAAGAAGGGGCGACAGTTCACCTAAACAGCTTTTTCATAAGATTATCCATGACTAATGGTGTACTTACAGGTAATGCCGTACCCCCTAGCAGATCATTTCACCCTCAAGATAGAAGGAGTACAGATGAAAATGGACTTAGGAGCTTCGGGCATTCTATTCTTGAAGTGAAACCAACGGGTAATAGAGAACTACCCGAATATGGAAACTTCACGATGGATAGGAGAGGGTATATAACAGTCAGTGGTATGGGTAATACTTCTAATCAATCACCGATAGAGGATCTTTATCCCGATGGTAATAGTAAGTTTGAAAGAATGGCTCTTGTATCTTTATTTACCCCTAGAAAAGACACGCAAGAAAGATTTCTTGATGAGTCTTATCGTATTGAACACAGCTTAAATAACCTATTCAAAAACGGTGATGTGGACTCATCCTATCAGTTTGGAAACCATACCAATGTTACTGTAGACCCACCAATAGGAGGGAATAATCAACTCCAAGAAAATCTCATGGGACCAGGCATCCCTAACTTCGGATCGGGAGCGAATGGTGGGTATATTTCATTCCCTGTTCGAGATGAACTCGTCATGACAAACTATGCCTATCTTTATTGGACATCACTACACAACCTCGATGGTGTGAGTGTGAATAAAGCATGGACGCAGACCATATTTCCAGAGTTCTCTTTTCATGGTTATGCAGGGTATCTAAGAAACAGCCTCCACATGAAAAGGATTACAATCACTCCAGGTGGTGCTAACGATTGGTATGAAGCACAAGTAAGTGGTTTCCCTAACATGACTAGAAATCATTTGTCTGGTGCTAAATATGGCACACCTCCAAGGGGAGTTCTGATCTACCCATATCAAGACTTCAATGGCAATACCACCACATCTCATGGATATAATCTATCTAACTCTGGAGCCGGAACTACAAACCCACTATTGGACTCAGAAGTGGGATTCTTCTTACCTAACTCCAATGCGACAATACCTCAAAATGTAAATCAAATCGACTCTGACCATCATGGTGGCAGTCCGACTTGGATAGATGATGATGCAAACAATGGAGGTACAGCAGAGTTCCCACCATTAAGATATGCACAGCCAAACTACAGTGGTGTCGATAACACCTATCCAGATGTGGGCTATCTAAGAGCATTTGACCTCAACTTCGGTAAGAGCAAAGAGCGTTCTCCTCATCTCCCTTATTGGAATAATGATTGGGTGGAGCAGACGAGCGATGGCACAATCATTGACCGAAACGCTATTGATGTAGAACCTCAAGGTCAAATAGAGTCGGGTGCTTGGAAAAGGCATCGCATCAGTGAGGGTGGATCTGTATCCCCGACACCAATCAAGCTAAGGCTTGTGGGAATAGATTGGGATATGATTTCTTATGTTGACCCACAACACCCCACTGCTCGAAAAGATGGAACTGTTTACACGATAGACTCTAAAAAGTATCTCATGCGTAAGCGAGTGATGAGGATCTTTGTAAAAGTTCCAGGATTGACTACATGGCTTGATGTCGGTGTGATGGATGGAGAGGTTGGAGAGTCTTATGTCCAATATGCAGGTGATCCGACAGGAACATTTGGTGGCATGAGCGAAGGGGGTGCGACATCGGATAAGACACACGCAAGCATTGATGGTGCAGGCTGTTGTATATCTTACAAAGAAACCTTCCTTGTCGAAGAAGGTCTTGTCGCACTCGACCTCGAACTTGATGTTGGGTATATACCTGCCTTCAACACTCTAGGAACAAAAGACTTTTTAGGTAACACTAACAGCGAAAATTGGCTTGGTTGTAAAGACACTCTTATCCAAGAAGAAAAGGTGATATGGGTTGGAAACTCAACTCGCCATTACGGAGACAGTAAGTTCAAAAAGTGGGGGGCAGGGGATAAAGAAGCCCCCATTCTTGTGAAGGTCGTCCTTAGTCCACCAGAGTTCCCTAGTTATGAGGTACATCCATCTGACGCTACAAGACTCGTAGATCGTAATGATCTAACTTCAACAGATTTAAGGGTAGCTGACATCGCTAATGGAACACCTACAAATGAAACCGTTTATGATATACGGTCTGCACCCAATAAGTCCTATCGTGGACACTCATCCCCACCCGATGATCGTGCTCCCACATGGGCTAGGAGAGGCTTAATGGGAATTGAGGTTCTCCGGCAAGATGGCTCTAACTACGATTATGACGAAGTAGTAGACAGACCCGATTTCTGTCTTACAGATCTTTTCGGTGAGAACAGGTCTTTATATATGGCTTATTTGACAAGTACAAATACAGTTGTGTCATATCAAAAGGTAGAATCTGAATATACAAATCAGATTACATACACAATAGGTACAGGTGGCTCTAGTCAATCAACTTTAGCCTCAAAAGGTAAGGGGTAAAATATGCCTGCTATATTCCATAGAGATGCTACAGACACCTTAGTAGAAATCATCCCTACATATCCAAACACATTACCTATCTCTGGTAGGTATGTAGTGGACTTTCCAGACCATTTCGATCTAAAACTGAATACAACAAAGCCTACAAGAGCCGATGTCATCAGCAAGATCAGCGAGATGATGACATCTAGGTTTGTGGCGTTTGATCACTTCATCACGAACAACCTTTTAAGTGAGGCTGATTTCACAAACAACTTTGAAGATGAAGCAAACCAATCTATCTCTGTAGTCGATAATCTTTTCCTTCCTGTGAGTCCAGCTAATCCAGAGTTTAACTTTCTCAACTCTTACAAGAGTGGGACGCTACCAAACACAACCTCTGTGATAGGTCGGTTTCCAAATGTGGGGCATAAAGAAGGGGCTACAATTACCTCCGACTCTACAGCTTCGGGAAATAGATGTATCATCACAAAAGAGATTGATATAGCTAGTAGTACATCCGATGGTCTAGGTCGAAACGATTTCTTTGTGTACTTTAGGAGTGCCTTAAAGAGCTACACCAAAGATCGCTCTTTGTCTGACACAGAGAGAACGACTTCTACATATACAGCAAACCGAAAAGGTTCAGTGGCTTACACAAACACCGAATATGATGCGTCCAATCGTCTTAGATGTTTTATATCTAGTGATGGTAGTACATACCAAGAGATCGACAATCTAAATGTTTTCTCATTCAATGGTAAGGTCGATACGATCAGACTAGCATGGGTAAACTACACAGACGCTGATCTCATCCTCCTCTCATACACTCTGATGTATTGATAACATAAAGGAAATCAAAAAATGGCTGACGATTTTAAGAGTACAGTTAGTAGGACACTAGATACGACCAATCGCCAATACACAAATGTAGTATGGCAAGCAGGAAAGCCACCTCTCGATAGTGAGCTTAACCTCGTGGGTCAACTCGCTACAGATAACCTCTCAAAGACAGTATCTGCAACAGCACATAGTGGTATCTTAATGAACCCTAGAACTGCTGATCGAGACTTTGAGTTTCACCCCCTGTGGTCAAACTTCTTAAAGGTCAAGCCACTTAAAGCCCTAGTCAACGGACTCGTTCTCGACATTGAAGAGTCTATGATTAAACTAGATCCTCCCCCTACCCAAGATAACCGAGTAGATTTCGTATTTCTTGAGGTGTGGAAAACCATCATATCTGCCGACAACGCACTTCCCGATGCTACCCTAGAAAAAGTTAAACCTACCACCACTACCGTTTATTCCAATGGTAACCTCAGCGGTGCAGGACTAGACGATGAGATGGTAGACTCCAATGTTGGATTTGAAACCACAAAGCGTATTCAAGTTCAGTATCGCTTTAGAGTCGTTAAAGAGATAAACATCTACGATCACCTTGAAGGTATGTCTAGCACTTTAGTAAAAGGTCAAGGACCACTAGATGCACCCGACAATAACTGTGTATTCAATAACCAACACGCTAATGGGGATGCAGGTCTTTGGATCGCCCACATGACAAGTGATGGATGTCCTCTTGGTCAACCTTGTGACCCTAATGTGCCTAACACAGCACTGAGCGATTTCTTATCTGAGAACATCGTTTATGGTATCCCTATCTGTGCAATCACTCGTAGGAATGATAACTCTTATGTTGCTTCTACAAACACAGGTAATGCCAATCAGAATGGGGCAATAGACCGTAAGCCATCATCAAACACAAGCACAGACGCTACATCCCTCCTACAAGCAACTCTTAGTAGCCCCTTAGACGCTTTAAAAGAAGGTAATGTAGCAATCTCTAACGGTGACGGTTCGGGTCTTGACGATGCACAACTCTATGGATCTGAAAGATACTTGGTGCTTGGTCAAGGTCTTAACAAAGAAATCATCAGAGTAAGTGGGTTTGCAAACAATGCTCTCACTGTTGTTGCTAGAGGTGAAGGTGGTACACAAGCTAAGTACCATTCGGCAGGTACGAATGTTGTTCTCTTTAACAACCGACCAGATGGTAAATATGCCGATGAGATCCATGCTGATGATCTATTCGATATGCGTCATGCTACCACTATCGGTGAGTGGGATTATCAGTCTCTTCTTGAAAGTTCTCTCTCTGATCTCCTGTTCGGAAATCTAAAGACAGCTTATAAGCAGAACCAACAAAACAACACCACAGCAGGTGGGACTGTTGAAGAAGTATCTACAATAGACCAAAGCACCCCGATGCAGACACACCACATGGACTGGCCAAATGGGTTTAGAGACGCATGGTCAGATGCTTCTGTTCCTCAAATGGGATTGACCATGTACCTTAACCTGCCAAGTGCTAGAGATAACTTTGGGGTGACAACCACAAATCTCAATCAAGCTAACCTTGCATCATGGACTATAGGGCCTGACCTCGAACCTAGTGCTTTCATCTATGATGGTCTTAAAATGAAGTCGGGGTCTTGGGTCAAGCTCACTCTTGACGCAACAGCCTCAAACTTAGCTTATGGAGTCAATGAGATTGACAAAGCGAATACACCCCAAGAAAAGGGTGTTCGATTTATCGCCCCAAGCGAAACCAGAGACCCATCAACAAAAAGATCACCATTCACCATCGAAGAAGTAGGTGTAAATCATGGTCAACTACACTACCCAACCCTCGCTTCTAATTTTGAAAAGCCTTTCATCGTTCTAGGAAAAACAAAGTACAGTGATACATTCCTAGCAAGTACACCCAGTGATGTTGTAAATCAGAATTATCGCTACCTGTATCGACCACAAGCGATCAACCAATCAAGTGTTGTTTCTGAACAACAAACAGGCAACCTCCCCCCAAGTTTCGTAGAACAGGTCGTTGCCGTCAGATTGGGTGCGAGTGGAGTTGATTTGCCTCTCGCTGTAAGAAATCTCGAAAGCCTCGTGACAAACAATGGGTATGACACGAGTGGGGATCACTCTAGCCTATATGCTGTCATCTATGGCGACCCTAGAGATAACTTCCAACAAAACAACGGTGTGTTCAAAGTAGTAGACCTCTTAAACGATGATTTAGACACACCTAATGCTACTTATTACAAAACAAGTGATACTGCTGATGTTTGGGACCCTTCAACTGGTGGTGGAAGCAAAGTGGGTTGGGTAATACTCAAACCTATTGACGACATTGTTCGATCAGCAGGTTTAGGTGACAGACTTTTGAAAATCGAGTTCAGAACACAAGAACTATCCAATAAAGACGATGAGGTTATGGTCGCCATTACCGAATCTGTAGATCATGACATTGCTAACACTACTCTAGGTAAACTCTCTATCACAAGTGAGTTCCAGCTTGGTGTCTCTGTCCTATACCCTTCTGCAACAGGTGGTACAGCTAATGTTGCTGATGACATCCACAAAATCGGTTTAATTCCCGACATCTCTACAGGCGAGTTCCTTAATAACTCTAAGTCTGTCCTACATGGGAATGATTTCTCTAACCTACCCCTCGTAGGAAACGAGATTGATTTACCAACGAAGAACCATGTTTCCCTTTGGAATAGACTGCCATCATCAAATCTCCCTATCGGTGTTGCACAACCTAGTCAAATGGGTGGTCGGATCATCAACGAGGAATCAGATCGTGAAGCAGAAGCATTTACAGATGAAAACAGCAAGACAGTCGTTCTTCGACCTTTCCAAAATAAAACTGTCATCATCAACAAAGCGACTGCAAATAACCTCACTGCAAATGGTGTAGTTACACAAACAAAGACATCTCTTGTTCCAGAGCATTGGAACAACACAAACATTGATGTAGACCTTGAAGCAGATGAGATGTTCCTCCCAACCAAGAACGCGGCCTTTGTCCTACCCGAAGCAATCATGCCTCGCTTCGGCAGACAAGACATCCCATTACACACCTATACAGGAACAGAAGATCAGTTTAGAAATGGTCTAAACCACATCTTTATAGATAAACCACTATCACAGTCTGATCAAGTATTTAACATCATCGGGGGTCTTGATAATGGTGGTAGTCCAGGAACTAATAATGTACTCTTTGTAACAGGAGATCCAAATACTGCATGGGGTCAAAGACAAGCAATCAACACCATAAACAGCAAGATTGGTATTGGTGCTAGAAGAACAACATTTACCGATGTGCCTTCAAGCGACTTCGGATCTACGCTTAATGGTATTGAGCTTCCACCTTACTATGGCATCGTTCGAGTCTATGGTGTTTATGAGAGAGATCTATTTGCGACTCATCTGACTAACCAAAACCAACTTGCAGGACACGCAGTTAATCGAGTAGATGTTGCGAACAATGTGACAAATGGAAACTGCCCTAACCTACTTAGAACAGATACCTCTGCATTCACAATGTATATTCGACAAAATGGAGGTAAAGAGCTAGTTAATGGTGTGGACGGTCAGTCTAACACTGATTATTTACACGCACATACCTATATGATCACCGAACACGCTATCGACATCTCCAGATTAGAGGGTCTAAAAGACCCAAACAACCCTCAACAAGATATTTGGTCTGAGGGTTCTGTCTTTACTAGCTTTAACTATGTCGTTGAAGCTGTAGTGTTCATGTTTGCCGATGGTTTCATCTCACACAACCGTTATGTACTACCTAGAAAGCATAATGGTTCGGGGTCTGCTTTGCTTGCGACAGATGAACAGAAAGCAGTTGTATCGACAGTTATTCCTTTCGCCCCTCCTATCGGATCTCACATAACTGTTTCTTACAAGCGTACTCCATATCAAGGCGACCCTTTAGGTACTCTCGGACAATCTGACCAAACAGTACCTCAAGGTCGAAAGAGTTTAAATAAGTTAAGGCTAGGTACTAAAGTACAACCAGTCAACCTCTCAAACACCAACGAGCGTAATCTCGAAGTTCTCGCAAGTATTGATTTCTACACTACACTCGGAACAGGTAAGATTGGTGGTGTGGTTTACCCGACAACAATTACTGATGTTGGTCACACCCCATTCCCAATCAATCGAGATCCTACTGCGTTATTGGCAGATGGTTTTAGTTATATCACTTTAAAGACATCTACCTTTACAGAAGAGTCATCTCTAAGGGGAGGTTGGGCGAGCCTATTCCTATTCGAGCAAGCTGAAACTGTCGTTCGGACAATTGTAGACCTTAAACTCTATAAAAATAATAGTCTTGTAGATACGCATACCTTATCTGATAACGGAGATGGTCGGATTCTTGAAACTCAAGTATCTTATGCTATGGAGTGGCTTCAAGGATTAGGATATAACTGCTTCCAAATCAGAGGTGAGATCAGACAGAACGCTACGATCAATCAAACCTATTTAGGTGTTTTAATCCAAGCACCTAATCCAACAGATACCTTTGAGTTAGAGGTTGATTGGAAAGACTTGAGGAATGGTCAAGACATTCAAATCTTTGAGGGTCTTAGAGAATCACCCATGAGCTTCGAGATGTGGTTTCAAATAAATCCTTTCCGTTTCAACTTTGAAGACAGACTCAACTCTCGAAGCATGAGTCGTGTGCATTTCTCAAAGATCAATGCACCAAAGATCAACGCAGGTAATGGTAATACCCCGATCTCCTTAACAGGGATTACATCAAGATTACCCATTGGATCACTCGTAAGAGACTCGGACTTTGTGTGTGAGGACATCTTAAACAATAGTTCTAGCTACCTGTTCTCATCTTCGGGGTCATACACTACGATTTCTAATCCTGTACCTGTAAGCCCCGATGGTATTCCATATACTATCGCTCTAGGTGTCAGTGGAGATACTATCCAAATGAATGATGGAAAGATCTTCAATGGTTCAACTCCAGCCGCTGACCCTAAATACACCATAGCACGAGGTGGTGGGGCTGTGTTCAATGCAGGTGGCAATGTACCAGGAGGTCCTTTGAGCTTCCTTGCGACTTCATTCAATGAGTCCTTACAACCTGTATTGAAGGGAAGTGCTTTGGTCGGTAGAGCATTACTCGTATCAAACAACTATGAAGAAGATAGACTCTCAAACCCTAAGAGCTATGGGAGTGAGCTTCAACTCGTTGTTGTTACTCATGCAGTAGATGGAGGAACATCATCAATCACACTTGGTGGAGACATTTCCCCATCGGGATATGGAGAAGGACTAGCTTCTGCTGATCGTTTTAGGATCAAAGGTAAGCCTTTAGTTAAGGTCTACAGCCAAGCCTCTAACCTAAGTGTAGTACCTGCTCCGTATAACTCTAGCAACTAAAGTATTATGTCATGGCTAAGGACAAGCGTGTTGAAGGACACTGTACTTGCTGTGGACATGAACTCCCCGAAAGCACTAGAGGTTGGGGATTAAATTGGCAAGATGGTACTGGTATGTGTGCCAAATGCCTCTACACTATTCGGAAGTCGATTGGCTACTTTGATCGTCTTGAGAAGAAGAAGGCTCGTCAAGATCAGTAGCTTCTTCGGTGGTAGATTCTTCGGCTTCCGAGTCTGCGAGTTTTTGTAAGGTTTGAGCGTTCTCAGCGATGACTTTAAGATACGACTTAATCATCTTCTCTCTACGCTTCAAATCTGCGATACGCTCATTCGCTTTACGAGCTTTTCTCTTCGCTCTGATTTCTGCCTTCTTGTTCTTCTTTGGTCGCCCCATGATCTTTCATCTCCTTTAAGATAGTGCGTAGATCATCTATACCATCCAAAAAGGTATAAGGGTTATAAGCCTCTCGTAAATTTTTACAAAACCTTTTAAGTGGGTCGGGTCTTTTGATGTTAGTAAGCCTCAAAACCTCATGTTGTAGTTTTTGATAATGGTGTGTACCAATCTCCCACTCCCATTTATAGTCTCGACATTCATGCACTTCTTGAAATGCCCTTTCGTCTAAAAACTCTGCCATGTGTTCTAGCCCTTTGTTTAAGGTAAGATAATCATACTGATCATACATTGACTGAGCTTTACCCCACTTTTTAAATCTAATCAAATACCTACCCTCACCATATCGCTCAAAAAATGAGGAATAGTATTCCACTAGAATGCGATGGTAAAAGGGCAATACTGCTTTGAACCATTCAGTGTTCCCATCATAATAAATACCATCCCACATATCTACCAACTTTGAAAGATATGAGGCATCCCCAATCAAGAACTTCATCTCTGGATAAGTCTCGGCTAGTTCCCATTCTGTAAACCCTAGAAGCATTTTAGGGTTTACTTCTCTCGCTATGCCTTTGACTAACTTTTTGTATTCATATAACCAAAGACGGATCTCTTTTTTGGACTTTGACCTCAAAGCAGTCTGAACTTTATTAAGGTGGTCGTTGATCATTTCTCGGTGCTTTGCTCTTTGATCCTCAAGTTGTTTGACCTCTCCGATAACTTGTTTAGCGATGGCTTCAAGGTCGATCTTTGATTTCTGTGACATAATCCCTCCTTTTGTCATTTGTAAAAGTTAAATACACCCATACATATATGATTAACCTCAGACACAGGAAAAAAGCCATGTTCAAGAACGCAAAACCATTCTTCTTTGAGAACTCAAAAGTACCTGTTTGGCTCTCAAAGTTAGCACCAATCGAGATCTCTGCTATCACACTAGGGCCTTTAGTTTTCTCAAGGGGTGTTATCTCAGAGAAAACAAAAAGGCACGAGACTATCCACTATCAGCAGTACATCGAGCTTCTGTTCATCGGATTTTTAGTCATCTACCTATATGACTACCTCTACGCCGCTATCATCAAGCGAAAAGGGTTCACAAGAGACTCATATCTCGCTATCCGATTTGAACAGGAAGCATGGCATTGTGATGACTATGAAGATTACCTTGAAACTCGCACTAGATTTGCTTGGAGGAAATACCCTCTAGGTGGCGAGAATGTTTAGATACTACATGGGGTGGAAATACCTCGAAGAAAACCCCAACGAGAGCTTAGGACTCTTTATCATCGGGGTCTTGCTCTTTTGTAGTATCTTATACTTTGCTATCAAGTCTACTCGCTAATCTACCCAATCCCATTTCTGAGGGATCTCTCGACTCTCCCATGTGTTCGGCAAAAGTTGCACCCATCGGGCGACCTCCTGTCGCCCTCCAAACCACTCCTTGCTAAGACTGTATCGAGGTTCACGAGTACCATACTCGATCAGTTCAAAGTCAAAAGACTCTCCGATGAGTTTGCCTCGTACCTCGTGGTCGGGGATTGATTGTGCGAGATCTATTATAGATCCGTTAAAGACCTTGTTCATATTGTTCTCCTTTGCTCTGTATCATATAAATAAGGGGTTACAGAACAAGGAGAACAATATGAGCTACTTGATTAAAGACGAACATGGACACACTAAATTTACAGCCACAGCTAAAAATGACTTTAAAAACGCACCTGTGGATTGCAAAGATGCTATCCTCATGGATATGCTTGGAGAGATGACCTTCGGGTGTGGCAAAACTAGATGGGATAGCCCTATCTTATTTACCCATATCGACTCTCGTAAGATTATTATATCTGTACCATGCCCTACAGGTTCTCATGGTTGGGACGGTTGCCCCTATGCGACTCCCACTCCTGGTCATACCTTTGCTTTCGTCCATGAACAAGGGTATGAGATACGCATCATGGGCGAAGTAAATGGGTTTAAAACTATCATCAGTCAAGCTAAGATCAATCGTCAACCTAATAGCGAGCATTGGTTCAAGCTACCTAATTTTATCAGAACGGCTTGGAGATCAAGTTAAAGGAACATCTTCCTTAGAGCTTGATCTCCTCCTTGTGTCCACACATCGTTAGGGTCTTTCCCTCGATACTTCCACACAACGGCTCTCATACCTCGCTTCTTCATCTCACGCTGAAGCCAATATGATTTCTTCTGACCTGTCTCATCATTATCATAACAGATGTATATAGTTGAAGCAGGTGTGTAGAAACGCTCTATCATGTCCATAGTGTTAGCGTCCATACCTGCTCTTAAAGTGCAGATGACTGCATCACATCTAGGTATGACCTTATCAAGAGCTACCTTGTCGAAGATCCCCTCGACTACCCATAAGTCTCCTTGATCCCACAGAGCTTTAAATCCTTCTTCTGCACCAAGTGCGTAGGGATTCCATTGAGCATTAAGGGTTCGGTATTGATGAACTCGTTTAGAACCATCTTCTTTGATCTGACGAGTCTCCATCCCTATGATTTCTCCACGAGGTGATGTGATAGGGATGATGAGTGAGTCTCTGATACGCTCACCCGATTGTCCGAAGTTAGCCTTGAACTTAGGACATTGAACATTGGGGTGAGGTTGCCAAGAATAGAAATATACCCGACAACCTTCGCTCACCCCTCTTGATACGAGATAAGGTAGGTGTATAGGGTTCGCCCCTATTAACCCCTGCCTTATCCAATCATCCTTCACGCTCAGTTTCCTCGCTTGCTGTCGAGGTATTATTTGAGCTTTCAGTCGCCCAAGAGGGTGCTTGTGCCTTACCTTCTTGAACGAGCTTTGCGAGGTCGTATCCTGCCTTATAAGTAGGGTCATCTTCGTTTTGTGGTTCTCTACCTCCCATAGCATCAAGATAGCCTTGCATCATCGTAGCTGGTGCTGTGGGTATAGGGTTTCCTGTTCTCATCATAGCCATAATCTCTATTGTCCTTTCATTGCACATGAAGTTGGCGATCTCAAAGTAAGCAGTCCAATAATCGACTCGTTGTCTATACCATGTATTACATCGACCATAGAAGCCACTGTTATGATGACAAGGGTGCAAATCTCTCTTGTCCATCATACTTAAGAGTCTCCCCATAGTATTTACAGAGTACCTTATAGATTCTAGTCGTCTACATTCACGACCGATTTCTTCTTGTTGTTCTTCCTCGACCCATCCATTGAAGCCTCTCCTCCTCCTAAACAGAGGGTAAGAATAACGAGCATGGATTTGGAACATACCGCAGGCTTTGCCACGATCACCCCTGCGTA